TTAGCCATTACGGCGAGTAAACTCATCTGTATTTGGTTCGTAAGGCTGCATTGTTTTTGGATCAATAAATACAGATAACTCGCATTGTGAATATTTTTGTAGATAACGATAATTAGCATGTAAATCATTAGATTTTGTATTAATAACAAAAGTTTGACTAGCTTTGCATTTTTCCATTCTATCTAAATAATAAACATTATTTAGAGCATGATCAATTTGATAAATAGCCTCTTCTGGTGGAATTATTTGTTTATTCATCTCATCACTTAAAATGAAGTTATAATTAGTATCAGCAACTTCCTTCTGAAGAGTTAATGCACCAGTTTGGCTACCTGCGGCTGCAATGCCCCATTCTTCTGTTTCTATATTATATCCAAGCATTTTGTTCTCAATACGACATCTTTTACCATTCTTTCCCACAATTTTATAATTTGCGCCTTCCCAAAAATAAGTGTTTGCTGGTCTTGAAAAGCCTCTATAGCTTTCAACTTCAAGCGTTGCGGCAGTAGGCTCACCAGTTCTTTTATCGGTTAATGTACCATATAATTTAATATGCTTACTACCATGCTTTCCTGCCCAATTCATACCTTGACTTGCTGGACTATATAAAGCATCCTCAAGAGTAACAGTAATTTCCTTACCATAGTCCCAAATTATCAACTCTGGATTACCTAATCCACCTCTTGCAGCAACCTGTTCAGCAGTTTGTTCTACAGTAGAAACCTTTAAAGTATCAAAATATAATACAGGAACATATACTTCATCGTCATTTTCATCTAATTCAATAGAATATAAAGTAACATCAGCAACTTCCTTTATACCATATTGGTCGAAAATATTCATTTTTCTCCCTCCTTTTACTCACTCAATACTTCTGTTGAGCCATCTTTTTCTACATAATAACCTTCCGGTGTAGATTCCATTTTCGTTGCTACTTCATAAGATGTTAATTCCATCATTACACCACTAGTTGGCTTAGCAACTTCTACGTCCAAATTGAATGTAGTTGGATCACCCTCAGCTTCTAACGTTAGCGTCTAATCAGACTTAATTTTACATAGTGGGAATTTTAGTTGCATCCTCTCATCTTCACCAGTATCACGACTTCTAATATATGTTTCGCCTACAATCATATACATACCGGGGAATTGTCCTGCTGTAACTGTGATTCTTTGAGACTTTAGTTTCTTCTTTTCAGACGCAATAGTTAAAGATTTAATATAGTACGGCTCACCTTGATTGAACCAATAATCATCTTCATAAGGAGTCATTGTTTTTGGATTTACATAAGCCCAAAGTTTTCCTTCCTTTTGCTTTGCTTCTTCTGATTCATCAAGAGAAACAGACCATTCAGCACCGGGATTATCAGAAGATTCATTATCTTTTGGTTTATAAGAAGCAGATTTAATATAAAGAATATCATTTTCATATTTAGTTAGAATGAAATAAATTAGCTCATTAATACTAGAAAATCTTAACCACATGTCTAAGCCTTTGAATTGCTCTACATTTATATACTTGTTTTCTTTTCCTGCACTTGTATCCATTAATGCAGTTTTGCCAAGATAAGCTAAATATCTGTCATCGTTTGTAACTCTAATTTTTAAATAAGAAGCTGTTTTTAGAGATTCTAATGTAGTATAGTCATCACTTGTGACTACTGCCGCAGCATCGCTCTTATCAATAATAATTGCTGCTTTTGGTTTTTCTAAAGTTAATCCTTCAGCCGGATTAATTTTATAACAAATTTCATATTTAAAATCATCTTTTGAAGAAGAAGGAGACTTAACTGTAATTGTTTGCTTGTCTGCAATTTTATAAGACTTGCCATAAATATCAAAAAATTTATTAGGAATCTGAGAAATAGATTTAATATTAGATTCAATTGCAAGTCTCCATTTATATGTTCTATTATTAACATACCCAAAACCGTTTACTTCCGTACCATCAACAATGCTGGTTTTAGAAAGAATTGTCTTTTCATTCCCTTCATCATTTAAAAGATTGTCATCTTTCATATGAGGAAGTAAATAACTAATATTTTTTCTGTCTCCTCTTGGATAAAATGCTTTCTCCATTCTTGAAAGTCTTTCTACAGTGTGCTTATCATTGAAAGTAATTCCCATATCATGATTTACATGACCATCTTTCCAATCAGAACTTAGTACGCCACCCCAACATAAGCCCAAAGAAGCGGGAGTACAAAGAGCATCTTCAAGAGTAACATTAATCTGTTTACCATAATCCCAGCAAATCAAACGAGCATTTCCAAGACCGCCTTGTGCCCAAACATTTTCAGCAGTTTTTTCAGTAGAAGAAATTTTTAATGTATCTAAATATAATGCTGGAACATAGTAGATATCTCCACTACCATCTTTCTTTTTATGAATACTATAAATAGTAACGTCAGCAACTTCTTTAATACCATATTGGTCAAAAATACCCAAAATCATTCACCTCACATATTACTAAGAAAAATGGCTATTGAATTAAATAGTTCAATAGCCAATAATTCTTTTCTATTATATCATCAATATTCAGTTGCACCGATATAAGTTGTATCGTCCTCTGAATCTGCATTAACCTTAAACATTTCAGCATCGTCAAGTAGATTTAGATTTTCAGTATCCTTAACCATAGTAGAACCATCGTTCTCCTCAATATTGTCAACTACATCATACTGGACAAGCTTCATCATAATTCCATCGTCTGGACGAAGAACTGTTAATGACATATCAAAGACCGTTGGATCTCCTTCTGCTTCGAGTGTAATGGTAACTTCGCTTCCCATTTTAGCTTGTGGAATGATAAACATAAATCTCTCATCCTCACCAGTTGTTTTACTTCTTGCAAAAGTATCACCAACAACTTTGTAAGTGCCGGGGAATTTCTCAGCAGAAATTTCAATTGTATTACCAATACTATTATTCTCATAAGCAATAGAACGAGTCCACTTTAGGAATAGTTCACCCTCAGCAATTGGAGTACCATCTTGATATGGCTTCATGGTAGAAGGATCAATAAATACTGCCTGTGCAGTCATATCTCCTTCAGAAGGGAGGCCCTTGCTATTGCCAGCCGGTACGATAAATGAACGCTTAGCAATTACTTTTTCCATTCTATCAATATGCTTAGTATCCTTTACACCATTAACAAAGTTAGTACCTTCATTGCCTAGCATAGCACTCATAGAAGCAGGAGTATAAAGAGCATCTTGTAAGGTTAGAGTAATATTCTTACCATAATCCCAACCAATTAGATTAGCGTTACCCTTACCACCAGTTGCATATACTTCCTCTGCGGTCTGTTCAATAGTAGAAACCTTTAGAGTATCTAGGAATAGAACAGGTGTATAATGTAGAACGTTCTTCTTAATCTTACGAATAGCTAGTTTAGAGACTGTGCAAGTTGCTTCAAAAGTTTCGTCATTAACTGTAACTGGAACAGTATGAATTAAACCATTTTCAACAATTCTCTTGCAGTGTTCATCAGAAGGATATCCCTTGCGGCTTACTACCCAACCAATTGAGTCTGTCTTGCGATAACCACAACGATTAGTTACAAAAATTAGCCCCTTCTTACCAATTACTACTAGCGCTAGATGCTCTACACCAGCAAAAATCTTATCTTGGTAATAAACTGTATTGCCCTTCTTGTCTACAAAATAAAAGATACCATCCTTATCAGAGGAAAGTTTCTTAGAGTTCTTGTTAGTTAGAATGTATAGGAAAGCACCTGCAGCCATATCCATTTCGCCATCTACACGAACATAAATTGCACGATTGGAAGATTTTCCATTAGCAGTAACAGCTAGATCATCAATAACTTCTTCGTTAGTATAAGTTAGCTTAGTAAGAGCATCAAGAACGCTCTGTAGAGAATAATTGCTTGTTACATTATCGCCTGCACTATAACTATATTTATTCTCATCATATTCTGTATCCGCAGTTCCGGCAGCGGGAGAGACATTTGTACCATCCTTATCATTAACCTTATAGCCGCCGTGAATCTTTAGAACACCCTTTAGACCATTCTCACTTTCATTGTCAATAACAAGTTTCTTCTGTTTTAAAGCATCAATTGCGTCATTAATACTATCGTGTTCTGCTTTACCCCACATTTCAGAGTTAGCAATTGCTTGGTCCACACCGCTTAGCTTTTTTGCCCAAGCAGTATAAGTATTATCTGTGGTAAAGAAGTCAACTTCACCAGAACCTTCTGCGCCCTTAGTATAAGAACCGCCAAGATATGCTGGATTGAAATAACCCATTTCATCTTCTACAATTAATTCAGCATAATCAGAATACTGTACATCATATGCCTTAGCGGTAATAGTGGCAGTTAGAGAAGAAATAGCAGTCATTACGTCTTCTGCATCATATAGATTTTCAGTAAACTTACCGGCTAGTCCAACTACAACCATTTTAAAATCAGAGCCGGGGGTTTCAAAGAAATTATCATTAAACTCTAGGTCACCAAAATAAGTATCTGCACCATCGAAATGATAACGAGCACCGGCACGAGTTAGCAGATTCTGATTCTTTGCATATAGCATTAGAACCTGCTCTGGATAAGAATATTCATGAGTACCAGAGTTTGCAGGAGAACCGTCTTTGTTTACAGTATATTTTACTGTTGCAGTATAAGTCCGTTCTGTTTCGCCAAGATTTGCAACTGGAGAAACTTGTTCCTCTCCATTGGTAATAGAGTTCTTATCAATGGTTGTGTCATTTGCTTTCTCAACAATTGCGGCAACTGTTAATTTTGCATTCTCTGGATCAGTAGATGTCTTATAAACAACAGTTTTTGTTTTTTCTTCTGTACTATCATCACACTTATAGTTAGTATGAGTTAGAAGCTCAGCATCAGCAAATACATAAGCCTCAAATCCTTCCTCTGCGCCAACACCAGTTCCATCATTTGGATAAACTGTTTTTAATTCAACAGCGCCCTTTAGAATGGAAGCCGCGGTAATTTTACGCTGAGACTCATAAGTTTCTTTTCGTCTGTCAATACGATAAAAGGTAACGTCTGCGACTTCCTTTATACCATACTTTTCAAAAAGATTTTTTTCAGCAGCCATTTATCTTACCTCCTTTAATCTTTTTCGAGGTTTTCACCCCAATATTTTGTTTTCATTTTTTTGGAATCTGCTCCTGCACACATCATCTGTATATCCTAATCCCACTTTTCCTTTGCTTGATGCCGCTTTATTAATCTATAAAATGCAAACAAAGTACAATTAAGATAATCTATCCCAAAGACTTCTGCCATTTCCATAGACTCAGTAAAAGTCTATATTTCACCTTTTTTCTCCTATTGCTTCTTCTTAGCAGCATCTCTCATTTCTCTTTTCAATCTGAATTTACGAGCAATTTCAGATTCATTTTCTGGAGGAGGCTCTTTGACTGGTCTTGCATTTTGAATACAAAGAACTTCTTGAAAATCAGAAAAATTACTATCAGTAATTAATCTTTTTTCCTCTGGCGGACCAATCAATACAGAATTTATTTTTGGGAGCAATAAAATATCTTCCGCTATAAAAGTAGTAAAGCAATTTCTTAATTCTAAATAAAATGAGTCATCTAATTGCGCACTCTATAATAAATATTCTAGAGGCTTTGGTATTTCTTCTGGATTTGGTTGTTTTCCTGTCTTTTCTTTAATAATCTTAATAATATCTGCTTCGGTCAATAATAAAAGAGCTAATCTTTTTTCGTATTCCTATCTACCCAGAGTTAAAATTTCTTTTATTGTTAGCGGCTAAATTTTAGCTATATTTCTAAAATTATATGCCGCATTAATAAAAGTTTGCTCTTTAACATAATTCTATTCATCATGAGAAAGCATTTATATAAAACCTCATAGTATGAGCACTCATTTCTTCTGTTAAAGTAGACAGTTCAAAACCTTCATATCTTATCTCTCCTAAGCCATTTATACGAGTATCTTGCAAAGATTTTCTTATTTCACTCATAATAGCATAAGGCCGCAAATTATCACCAGTTATTCTCCACTCTTTAAAAGGACAGTAAACATTTATTACAAAAGACAAATTCTCATTGTCTGAATTAGAAGAATTAATATCTCCAGAATCATAAAAAAGAATTATTTTACTTTCAGTAGTCTGCTCATCATCTCTTAATAGTGGAACTACTCTAATATTTTTTTGAAATAACTCCATTCCGTTTATCTATTCTGGATGTTTATCTTTATTTAACGGATCTAAATCTGTATTTACTAATAGCCTACAAAGATTTTCATTTTTAAATAATTTCTTACAAATCTTTATAAGGTTTCTGCCATGTTCCTATCCATATTTTACACTAGAATCCATTGTATTCACCTCACCGATTTATTAAGAAGAAATTATCTTCTTCACTTACTGGAATATCCTTTGAAGAGGTGGGTTCCGCGGCATGAGTTAATCTTTCAGATATAGTAGTATAAGAAACATTTTTAATACTAACACTATCTTTACCTTGAATCTCCCATCCTCTATTTTCATAATTAAAATATACATCTTTTTTTAGAAAATCAAAATCTCTAGTTATAAAGATTCCGCTCTTATTTGGTTCTCTATAATCATTAGTTCCAAATTTAAAATAATCAACAACAAGTTGAGATGTTGAATTAACAAATTTAACGGGTACTACAAATTGTGTATCTCCATATTCATTTGTAATATTTATTTCACTATCTAAACAAACGACCTTATAAGTATAATAACCATTTGAAAGATTATCCTCAACAAAAAGTACTAACCATTTCTTATTCAATTCTTCTTTTTTAATTTTCTAATAAATACATAATATATCTCCAGTATTCAATTTTTTAGTCTTTGTAGAAATCAACAAATTAGAAATTAATTCACTTTCATTCCATTTATTTGGCTATAATGAGCCAATTAATTGTACCGGCTCTTCATTTATTTGATAAATTTGTGATTGGTACATCGTCTTCTTTAAGAATAACTCATCAAACTCTTTTTCTTTTCGAGTTTTAATTCTTTCCTGTTGATTATGTCCATCAATATTCATTCTCTTTAAGTAGACTTCTGTAAAATAACTCATCACACATCAACTCTATCAAATAAATTCATACATTCAAATATTGTTTTTCTATAATATTTAAATGAAAGATAGCGGCAAGCATTAAGTTTATTTAAAAGAGTGTAATACTCGATAGTCTTTGACTCATCTTGATACCCCAGAAGCTCAATTAAAATAGTATCAAGAAATTTTTCCCATTCTCCATCTTTTTCTCTTTCTCTTAATAAACCATAAAGCCGCTTTTTCATTTTTTCTTTATAAGCTTCCTTTACACTATCCATATTATCGCCGCCATCTGTTATGCTTTCCAGCAAGATTACGATAATGAAAAGGTCGCTTGGCAACAGAACGATAATAAATAGCTTGAAGTTCTTCCGCTTCTGTTTGAACTTGTTTTCTAAGTTCAATAAAAGTTGACAATAACTTAGCTTGAGAAAAATCAGATTCATCATATTGTGTCTTAATATTTTCCCAAGAATCAATTGTTCTTTTCAACCATTCCCATTTCATATAAGTAGCTAATATCTAAACTTCTTCATTAGAAAAAGATTCATCTTTAAAACATTGCTTCTCTTCATCTATATCAAGCCCGCAACGCGGGAATTTAAAATAAACTATGGAGGCATTTAGGAAACTTCTCCAATCTTGAATGAACCATTTTAAGTCATCTTCATTATAACAATGCGCCCAATCATCCTCATTAACTTTTGCTAGAAAAGCATCATAAACAGTCATTAATTCAACCATTTATTATCACCTCAATCTTTTCTATCTGCCTTCGCTAAATCTCTATTTAGTGCTACTGCTTTTAGAATATCAATTCCAGTAATATCTTTTAACAAAGTGCATTTTTCAGCATCTAGAACTTCATTCGCAATAGCATAATTAACGAGAGCATTAATCTGAGCATCATTATATTTCTTTAATTCACCCTTAAAGGTAGTAATCGGATACTTAATTAACATATCTTTAATCTTATCATCTGTTAAAACCATAATATTTTCCGGCTCGGTTGCCCCATATGGTTCAAGACCAAGATCAATCTTATCCTACATACTATCAATATAAAGATAACCACGTTCTAGCATCTTACTAAAGCCCTCATCATAAATCATTTGTTGAACAGTATCAAAAGGAAGTGGAATAATCTGTCCTTTTTTTGTCCACTTTCTTTTAACTCCATATTCTGGCTTGTTTAAACCAATTGTCTTATTAACCATATTTTGTAAATTTACCATTCTTGTTGCCATAATTAAATTCCTCCTTTTAACTCAAAAAAAGGTAAGTGAGTTAAACTCACTCACCCTTTTTCCATTGTAACTTTTATCTATATTTAAATTATCTCAATTAGTCGCCAATTGGATACTTAGTTGGATAATTAGTAGTATCTGCAAGAGTAGTATTCTCATATACACACCAGTTGTGATTTGTTAGAATAGCTACACCAACCTTCTTATATGCTTCAATTTCCATATTGCGGTCACGGCCTTTGAAATCATCAACCTGAGTTGGGCCTTCAAATACAACCTTAACAACCTTTTCGCCGCCAGTTGGGAAAATATAAGCTAGAGCAGGATTCATCTGAGTTACTTCATTAGTTTCGTCAGTATAAGACTATGGAATCTGAACGATTGGATTACCACGGAAAGAAGTAATATAACCAGTTCTTGCAATAGACTCAATATCACTTGGATTATAAACTGGAGTTGCACCAGCATAGCCGGGAGTACCATTAAAGATTGGTAGACCAATTGCATCTGGACCCATAGCTGCTACGAATTCTGGAGTAGCAAAGATTGTTGCACCGCCACCATAAGAACGAGCAATTGCACATAGTTCTTGCATTGCATCTGCATCGAAACCTGCGCCAACATATACATTCTTAGTAGGACGATCTTCTGCATTAACAGATGCAATTAGAGCTTTCTGGATTTCACCCATAATTGCTTCCTGTAGACCTTCTAGTAGAATTTCAGCAGATTCAGAAATATCTTCATCACCGCAAATATAGCGCTCAAAGTCAATATAAGCAGCACCGCCGATTGCACTACCGCCAACTTCAAAAGTATCCTTATCTAGTCTGAAGGATTCGTATGCGCCGCTTAGACCAACTTGGGTAATAAACTGCTTAGCCCGCTGTCTACCACGCTTACGAACGAACTGTGCCTTCTGGCCATTAGCCACGGTCTTAATTTCAGCAAAAGAACCCATAAAGTCTTCTACGTACTTTGGTAGAACTTCATCATAAGATTCCTGCATAATTTCAAAAATATCATATTTATTTCTACGATAAGAGTTATAATCGCTTGCTAGTTCATGTAGAGCCTGAGAAGCCGCGCCCTTAACGTCACTTACAGAATACTTAGTAGGATCTGGTGTGGTCTTTTTAAACGCACAAACTACTAAATTCTTAATAGAGTCTCTATCAAATGCCATATTTATCAACCTCCCTTAATTACTTTGTTGGCTTATTAATTACTTCAAACATGAAGGATTTAGTGCCATCTGCGTTTGTATAAGCCTTTACTACACGAGTATAAACTTCGCCTAGTGCATCTGCTACTGCTGCACCTAGAACTAGTTTACCATCAGAACCTTCTACTACATAAGCATAAACATCAGTACCAGCCTCTAGAGCCTTCTTAACATCTGTATACATAATATCAGAATCAAATTTTGAATTTGCAGTAGTAAATACTGTAGAAGCAGTAGTCTCCCAACCAACAGTATTGGTAGTAAATCTCATGCCCGGTTCTACAAAGCCAATACGAGGTAGAAATTCACCACAAATCATGCAAAAATTTCTACGGCCGGGAGTAAACTGGTTGTAATTTTTTTCAGTAGAGTAGTTAATACCCATTGGATAACCCTTATCACTTAGTGCCTTGGTCGGAACAGTAACGATATGATTAGCCTTATCTACAGTTAAAAATGCGCCAACTTCGCCATAAATCTTCTTTTCCTCTGCTTCAGCAGGAGTCATCGGAAAATGGGAAGCAAATTTCTTATCATCTAGGAAGCACTGTGCTTCAATCATACCAGCACGAGTGAACCATACTTGGTTTGGCTCTAGCTGGCCAAAACCCTTACAATCAAAAAACTTAATTGCCATTACTTATTACCTCCATTCTTATAATTCTCTAATAGTCTCATCATTCCGGTATTACTCTTAGAAGTCTGAGAATCATTTTTATAAATATAATCAGGCTCAGAACTCTTCTTAGAGAACATAGTGGAGTCTGACTTATATGCTGTAGTACAAACTTCCTTCTCAAAATCTTCCACACTATACTTATCAAAAGATTCCTTAAAGGATTTAATCTGCTCATCGTTTAGATGAATAGAGAACTCAGAAAGAATTGCTTCCTTCTTTTCATTCTCAATGGTCTTTTTAAATTCCGCAAGACTATCGCGTTCAGTAATAATGTCTGTTTTTTCAGTTTCTAATACAGACTTTTCAGATTTTAGAGCCTCAATTTCAGCAGAAAATGTAGAAATTTCATTCTCTTTTTCACTAATCTTGGCTTCGAGGTCTGCTTTTTCAGTAGAATATGTACTAATAGTAGATTCCATTTCAGCAATCTTAGTATCCTTATCTGCGATAGTGGATTCAAATTCTGTTTTTTCAGCCGCATAAGTTTCCGCCGCAGTAGCCATTTCAGTAATTTTTTCATTAACAGCTTCATAAGTGCCAATAGACTTCATAGCTTCAAGAGCATTATATTCAGTCTCGGTTACATCTACAATATAAACATCTACTTTTTCACCGATAGTAACAGAATCATCTTCCTTTGTATAATAAACTCGATTATATTTACCAGACTCTCTATTATAACAAAGAGCATAATCATCGTAAATATCGAGAATACTATAATCAATTTTCCATTCGCCTTCTTCATTGCAATTAGGATTTAGTGCACTAAAAATGCAATCCCACTTTTCACTATCAGAAAGTCTGAATAGTTCTTTATTCATTTCCATCTTTTTCTCCTCCTTCTTACTAAAATTTTTAATATAATCAAGTAATTCATTCGCGCCTTTACATAGGCTATAAAATGCAGAGCCTTCAAAACACGGCTCTGTAGTATCTCCAAGAACCTATAGTCCTAATAGACTACCTTTTAAGAAATGATAATATGGTTGTCCATCATCTGGAGAAATTCGCCATTCTCCTTTAAGAGTATTACGATAAATTTCCATTGATTGACTTTTTGTTGGAATTAATTTAGCTTCTGAATAAAGAGAAGTAAACAAGTATACATCGCAACAAGCATATTCTCTTTCCACTCCGTCGTTATCCAAATGTTTTTCCCAACTAAAATTAGGAGACTCAGGTACTATACCATAAATTCTACCATCGGAATTATCATTTCCATGATCCTCATAGTCTTCCTGTGCGTAATCAAAAATACCTTTAATCGGCGTATAAGGAAGAGATTGAATTAATTGATTTGCAAAGTCTTCTGTAATAAAAGTGCGGTTTCTGTTCATACCCTTATAAAAAATTCGGACTCTGCATTTAGAAAGCACATCATTAACTTTTTCTATTGTTCCATAAGTTGTAACATCAAGTTTCAGAAGATTTGCTGGAAGTTGTGTTTGAATCGTTTGACTCATTATTATTTTCCACCTCCCGCTTTGCCGTTATCGTTGTAATAGATGACGTTTGGGAAGATGCGCTAGAATCTTTTGTTGTTTTTCCAGACTGAGTATATGCAGATTGTAGCGGCTTTAAGACTTTTTCAAGAGATAGTAAATCATTTTCAAGATTCTTTAAGTCAATTAAACTATTTTGGTCTAAACCCGTAGATAATACTGGCGTTAAGAAGCAATAACCAAACGCCGCCAAATCTTTTTGTTTAGTAGTATATTCATCACTATTATAATGACTAATAGGAAGAATAGTTAATTTAAATTTGACTTTTTTATTCGAATAAGTATAGTTAATAATTGCAGTAAAGAAACTTGCAAATTTATTTCCCAAAATCATCATCAATGATAAGTCGTTTTTCAAAGAAAAATCTAAACCAGAATCAGTTGTGGCACTAAATAATTCTTTGGATACTCCGGCAGATTCATAAATTAAATCTTGAACATCTTCAACTTCTGTTTTTTCGTCATCGTCGCTGCTCAAATCAAGTAAATTAACATCTGCATAAGTTGTTAAAATATCAACATCTCGATTATCTTGCAGCATTTCTATTGCGCCGGCATGCATTTCTTCTGCTTCATCTGGTTCAAAAACTAATTTCATTCCATCATGAGGGATTTTTTGGACTAAGATTCGCTTTAAAGCTTGTAAATTTCTCTTTTTATCTATCTCTTTATAGTTGTCTAAATCATCAAGCAGCGGAATTAAGTCTAAGAAAAAAGGCTTTTCATCAAAGAACTTAAAATAAACACCTATTTCTGCCGGAAGAAAAATCCAGCAATCTTTATTTTTATGTCTGTAATCATAATATCCTTTTTGGACAACTTTAGGATAAGTTCTTAAAATTTCTTTTCTTAATTCATCATCAGTAATAGTATCAAAAAATTTCATGTTAAATTCTACAATATCTACTTCATCTCGATTCTTATAACGACTTCGACAATATTCAAAAGGTAAGTCTTGAATTGCTACTCTGTCATTCTCATTATAAATTAAACCATAATATGCTCCTTTAACAAGAATATCTCTAGCAAATAATCCACAACGCTTTTCAATTTGAAAATCAGAACAAAAATTGGATGCCTTATAGTAAACCGCAGCATTCTTTTTATCTTTAATTGAATCATTAGCATTTTTTAAATGCGGCGATAGTACCCATGAATAAGTTAAGAAAGTTGCGTAGTGTAGAATAATTCTTTTATAAAGACCACTAACAGAAAAGAAAAATTCAGATAATTCTGCTCTTTGAACGGCATCGCCACATTCAACAATTCTAATTATTTCATCTTTAGAATATCTATGATTTCTACGACGAACTTCTCTTGCATCACTCTTAACATAGGCCGCATTTGAAGATGCAATCATATCTTTAAAAGCTTTTTTAAAAACAGTAATATCTCTTTTATCGACTTGTTCCATTTATCATGCACCTCCTTTTCTAAAAAATGATAATTTTCTATTTAGCCCCCTGTTTCTTCTATGAGAAAGATATTCAGTTTCCATTTGAACAACTCTATAAATAGCCATTTCGAGGGCAGAAAACTTATCTTTTCCCATTCTTTTATTTATTTGTTCTACTGCTATCTAGTTGTTGACACCAGTAGGTTTTTGTTTTAAATTCATTATTTCATTAATTAAAATAGATGTTAACTCGTGTGGCATTAATCTTTGAATTCTTTGTTCAGGCCGCAATCTTTGACCTTTTTTAGTAGATAAAAGCTTAACCTTAGCATCTTGCTCTGAAATTAAGAAATTAATACTACCAGAATAAACTTTTGAATATAAATTAGAATGCATTTCACTATTTAGCGCACCATTTGCCTTAATACCAAAAAGAATTTTAGAACAATTTTTTGGTTGATGAGTAAATAAATCATCATAATTTTGGAATCCATATGCCGGCAGCATGATACCACGCTCGCTATCCCAAGTTTCTTTTACCATATCATCACCAAAAGGTTGACCAATACCGTTAATATCAATAACTACTTCTCTTGGATTAAATTTTTCAATTAAACGTTTTAATTCTACCACTTGAACATCAAAAGTTTTTTGTTCACTTGTTATACCTAGAATATAAAGATTAACTAATGTACAATGCCAGTTATCTCCTGTTGGATAGACTTTTAATACTACACAAACAGTTTGGCATCCTACACGAGCAATATCCACTCCAAAAATGTAAAATGCATCAGTTCCTTCTCTAATATTTTCATGTGTTTCAGGATTAACAATACATCTGTGCTTTAAAAATTTATCATAATCAAACCAAGCTTCATTAGAACTACCAACAAAGCGGCTCATATATTCTTTAGCAAAAGAACTCTCGCTAAATGTTGGAGATGTTTTAATCTCATTTAAAAAGTCTTTTGGTAGAAGACCATGCATTACAGGTATTCTATAATCGCAACCGAAAATAAAAGCCTTTTTTGGGTTAATTATTGATAATTCAAGCATTTCGATTGTTTTATCATAACAATAAGTATTTTTATCACTAGCAGATGACATCCACAGTTGAACTTGATGAGGTTCGTATGGGTTTAAGTCACCCATTTTTGTTTTTCTTGATACGTTTAAAAGAGGTAGGACAATATCATTAATATCATTGGGATTATGATCTCTAACCTCATCAATTAATCCCATAGCACGGCGACCGCCACGTTGAGAATTAAGAGCACTTACAACGTCAAAAATACTTCCATTTCTAAATGTTAATTTAACATAATCCCCACCGAAATTACCTTCCCCTATAATTTCTTTTTTAAGTAATGGAAATAAATCCCAAATTTCTATTATTTTCTCGCGAGCGATCTTGGCTGACTAAGCCTTTCCGGGTGCACAAATAAAAAGTTTAATTCCCGGCCTAAAAATGCAAGCAAGATATAAAGCAAGAATTGAAATAAAAGATTTGCTGAACGCTCTGGGTGCGATAACTAATAACCGTCCAAACCGCATACAAAGTCTTAAAAACAATCTCTAATAATAGAACAAATTAAACTAAGAATCTTTTCTTTTAATAATATCTAAATATATATCTGGATAATTAATAAAATATTCACACCATTGTTCATAAAGTTCTCTATTTTCTTCAATACGTTTTTTAGTTATGACCGCGCCTTTCTCCATTTCAATTCCGTCTCTGAAAAACTTTGTCTAAACAGTTCTTACAACCGAACTTGCTACCTCATAAATTATAGATGGTGATTGTATCGCTTCCATATAATCACCTCATTAAATATCAATTTTAAATTCTTCTTCTAATTGTTTTTTATTTTGTTCATCCATATATTCTCTGAACTTTTTCTCATTAAAGTCATCGCCTTCAAGTTCAGCGGCAACCTTCAAGTTTTGAATGCGTTGCTCAATCTCCTCGGCAATACCAGTTTCATTAACATATAGATAACGAACAAACTATTGCATATTCTTTTCTGTCTAATCAACTTCATCCCTAACTGCCTAATAAATTTTAGGTTTAAAGCCTGTCTTTTCAAGGTAAGCATAGACTTCACCAGAAGAATCAAATTCATCGGCATCTTTTACATCTTTAGGAGTAAAATTAGAAATTTTAGTTAAGTCATCATATGCTTTTAAAAATTTAGCAATATCAGGATCGCCTGCTCTTACTTTTTCCTCAATTAAAAGAGAAATCATACACAACTTCATTGCTTGGTCTTCGTTTAATGCACCAACAACATTTTGGGAATTAAGCAATCCCTTGTGTAAGTTCTCTAAATATTCTAACTACTCATCATCATATTCGCGGCCCCATTTAGCATGAAGTTTCTAAATCTTATCTTCTCTAATTTCTGGAATTGCGTTTTCAAGCTAGTTCTATTCCTAAAGCTACTCATATATTTTATTATATTGCCGCCAATTTAAATCACTATACTAAGAAGCTCTAAACATAGCCATATAGATACTCAAAGCATCCTTACCACGCTCTTTAACTTTACACCACTCCCCCGGTATAAAAGGAATATCCGCCCACTAGCAAATCTAATCAACAATATTCCACTAATCATCTAAAGGCGCGGCCGCAATCATCTAATTTAAACAGTCGCGGCAAATAGGTAAGGTTCCTTCAAACATTGGAGAGTTAGTAGCAATAAAATTGGCAATAGTTTTTTCTTCCTTGCATTTACTGCAAATTTTCTTTGCCATTTTTATCACCTTTATCAAAATCTCTATTATTTAAGCTAATATCCTTTGCCAATTTTAAAAGTTCTCCCCTAATCTCTTTATTTTTTGCGGCGAAAGCTTCAACAATATTAACAATGTATTCATTAAAATCTTCCTCTTCTTGGACTTGAAGTATTGCGGCAAAGCCAATTAAATCCGAAAGTTGAAAAGTAGTCAAATACTTAATTAGTTTTTCTTCCATTAACTTTCTCCTCCTCCTTTTTCTTTTCTCTAATCATTTTATCACATTTCTTACAGCGGCCAGTAAGTCCATCAATAGAACGTGCTTTTCTAACAAAGTTTCTTGGATCTCTTAATAATTCTTTCTAGCAAGAAGAACAAATTTTCCAAGCTTTATCATAGTCCTTACATAAAAACTCATCATAATTAAGTTCAGCGGCAGCGGCAATAAGTTCGCAGCACTTATTCCAAATAGTACTAACATAATTCTCTTGATGATATATTCCTAATGATTCTTGTAAGTGATTAGAAATAGTCTAATTAGAAAGCCGAAGCTTTTTATCTTCAACAATTAGTTTTTGCTGTTCACTCAAATTCGCTTTATCAATATAAAAATCAAGAGTCCAAAGTAGATTATTAATTAAGGAATCTGGAATTTTTTCAACAAATAGTTTTAAATCCCAATAATTAAGAACTAACTGATAAATATGGTCTACATTAGTAAAGTCTATATAATAATGTGGTTTTTTATCCGGAAGCGCGGCCGCAATTCTTCTATCCTATCTAGGATTCATAAAATCATAGTCATGCTCTCCATTCATCAAGCCGCGAGGATAAACGCAATAATTTAAATGATATTCTGAATCTGGAGTAAAATACTGTGCTTTATTTAAAGAATGGGGAATTGTTGGAAAAGCACTATCCATTAAGGGATATTGCTTTCTTTTCATCTCAATTAACTCATGTTTTAAAAAATAAATACCTTTTGGTGTTAAAGTAGGAGTAGAATCTTCTTTATCCTTAGCACCGGTGTTCTAATCATAAATATTCTATAGATAATCAATTTCTTCCCATAATTCCTTCATGCCCTTAATATCTTTTACTTTATCTCTGTTAATTTCCGGCTTAGTCTTTTTATAAATATATTTGCCTTGAATTAACTGATTTTCATTAAAAGTTGGAGATTCCAATAAGGCCTCTAAAGAAACAGGTTGATTCTTTTTATAAGAAGAAAATTTAGTATCAACCTTAGATATTAAACCTTTATCAAATTGACTTCTATCATCTTCATCTTTACCATAGAGAATATAGTTAGAAATAGCTTCTAATTCTTTTTTTGATAGACCTGTTAAATCTTGAGATTTAATATAATCGCAACGATCTTTTGAATAATATATGTCGAAATTAAGATTATATGGCAAATTTTCTCACCTCCTTTTGATATTAAGTATACAACAAATTCAGACAAAAGTCAAGAAGTTAAGTTTAAAAATTACTACCTTTTTAAAATTCACCTCTGAACATTTGTTGTCAGGCCCACGTGTTCATATATTATCAATATTTTTTCTAATTTTTTGCCACCCCCCGGTTAATAATTTTGTAATATTTTAATTTGTTAATAATTTATTCATATTTTTCACAATTTCGTAATATTTTAATCTGTTAATAATTTGCTCATATTTTACATAAATTATTCATATTTACCTACTTGCTTAAAGTTGATGGTTATTCATATTTTACATAGATTATTCATATTTTACATGGTTTGTTTATATGGAAATTTTTGGCAGTTATTTATAGATTAATAATATTTTATAATAAGTTTCATGATATTTAATAACAGTTTGATAACAATAGCAATTTGCACAAAAAAGAAAAATCTTTTTGTGCAATACGTAGAAAACACCAAAAAAGGGTTGACGTTTTCGGCGTGTTGTGTTATAATATATATGTACTCAAACGAAGGAACTTGAAAAAAGAAAATTGTAAAATTCATAAAATCTTAAAAAATGATTTACAAAAAACAGATTCTTTCAAGTTTCAGATATGGTATAATAAATAATGTCAAGAGGATACAAAAATTAAAAAAATGAATTGGCGTTCATATTTAATTTTCAAAAAATTCACTTGACAAGCCGCAAAAAATATGCTATAATAATTATAGTAAAAAAAGAAAGGTCGTGTTTATTATGGCAAGACAAGCAAAACTCAATACGGAGCGTTTGAAGGCTATCGCCGCACGAAAGGCAGGCGTACCGCTGGAAATCTGGAACGACAGCGAAGAAAGATTCACGGAAAAACACAAGCAGTTTTCCACTTTCTATGCAGCAAATAACGCCGCACACGTGGAGGCTGTCGGTTTCCGTAACCTCGAAACTAAAGAAGTCGAAGCGTGGATTATTCCTCACGTAGTTTTTCCGTGGGGCTGTCGTATCACTACAGCGAGCCGGAAAAAGTCGAAGGACTGCGAAAAGCCTGAAGAGCGTTGGACTATTCTGCAATTTGCACCCACGAAGGGCTTCTGCGAATGGCTGAACAAATGCGGTCATTTATTTGGCTGCAAAAAGCTGTTTACTATTAGCTGTGAACAGTTTGAAAGTGACTGGAGAAATTGGGCGGGTGAACAGACAGAAGAAGAAGATGAAGAAAATAATAAGCTGAACAGAGGGCACTATTTTGAAAAGCTGGTTGCAGACTTTTTTGGAGATTGCTATGTATTGAACAATACGCCTTACTATTTAGCTGGAGATGTAACCACCAAAAAAGGCATTGAAATTCAATGTAAATTCACGGGTGCTACTGTTATTAGTGAGAAACAGATAAACAAATAAGCTGGAAGAAGTTGTGTGCTATCAGTCATGAATCGGGCGATAATTTGAAAAAGGGTGTGCTTTATATGTATTTTACATTCAAAAAGGTTAATGATAACCTTGTAACAATTGACGCGAGAACAGACAACGGAGAAGTGAAAGCAAAATCTTTCACAAATCCCACTAGACCTGTAGACCTCGGAACTTTTGCCCTGTTCGCTCTGAATTTGGGTGAGGCAATGGACGCTGACCTCGTAGAACCGGAACAGCTCGCTTTCTGCTATGATCGGAGTTATAAGAATTTAGTTAGAATTTTTAACAGTGCAAGCTATGTTATTTTTAGAAGCGGACGGTTTGAACCGCATACAGAAGAAATGCCGATTAACAGGCAAATTGCTTTACTGGAAGATAACAATGCGGTTAAATTGAATAAGGAAAATTATAAAAACTTTTTCAAAAAAGAAATTGAAGATGCTTTGCACGGCAGAAATGAGAAAGTATATACTATTTGGAAATGTGAAGATTCTATTTATATTTCAATACTGTAATATTAAGTTGACTGGCGGTAGATTTGTTTCTGCCGCTGTTTTTATTAACATCTTATTCACAATTGGAGCCGCCGAAAATATGAATAAACTATTTCTTTTTTTGATTTCTAATAATATTTTAGCATAAGTTATAAATAAAATCAATTTTTATTCATAATTCATACTGGAGAAAATGTTAATATTTTATGAATAAATTTAATAAAAGAAAATGGCAGTATTTTCCTACTGCCAAAATTTTATGAATAATATTTTTCATAATTTCTACAAAATTCTTTTCCTTTATTTCTTGTTTTCCGCCTGCTCTGCTTTTTATCATTTCTTAATTGACCTAATCTAGCATGACTGCAATAATATTTTCTAGCAAATTTATCTTCTGGATAATCTCTTTTATATAAATTATTTTTCATATTGTTTCATCTCCTTTCTACTATTATAGTATATCATAATTATAGTATATTGTCAAGTATTTTCTTTTTTAATAAATTCAATATTTCTATTTATTAATTTGTTATTCACAATTGGTGCCGCCGCGAAATATGAATAAGACGTTAATAAGTTTCTATATTTAATTATGAATAAACAATAAAAAATATTTCTTTTAAAAAGATAAATGTTAATATTCTATCCATTGACTTTTATCTATAAAAAGAGTATAATATAATAGAAGGGTTGAGAGAGTAAAGAAAAATATGAATTAAAAATAAAACTTGTTCATAAAAAGTTTACTTGACAAATTCTTAAATCTATGGTATAATATAAGTACAGTAAAGGAAAGGAATTGATACAATGAAAAAGAAAATTTGTGATTATGTTATTAAAAAGTATGGATTTGAGAATTGGAGAACAATTTTCATTTATAAAATCTTTACAAAATAAGCTATGAAAGGAATTGATTAAAATGAGAAAAAATGTTACTGAAAGAATTTTTAAGTGTCCAGTTTGTGGAAGTGTTACTATTGCTTATAAAAAAAGTAGTAGGAGAACTGCCGCGAATCATGTAAAAACTATGTGGTGTTATAAATGTAAAAAAGTTGAAGATTTTACACAAGTAAAATATTATTAAAATATAGAAAGGTTGTTAATTATGATTAAGTACATTATTACAAAGGCATCTGACTCAAATTATGAAGAAATTAAGACTATTTCTTCAACTGATTTTTACAAGATGATTAAGAATTTACAAAATAAATACGACTGTGCACTAATTGTTGATTTTAATACATTTTATGACGAAGTTGATGTAGAAATTACGATTTATGACTATTATGTTGAATAAATTGTTAAGAGGAGATTAAGTTCTCCTCTTTTGTTATTTAATTAGTTAAAAATTTTAAGTTGTTAATATCTTATTCACAAATCGTGCCGTTGTGAATTATGAATAGGGTATTAACGAAATATTTTTTAAAGTTCATTTAGTATTTACAAAAAAGTCATTGACATTCACCGCAAAAAGTAGTATAATAAATACATAAGATAAAGAGAGATGATAAACTCTTAAAAACATAGAAAGAGGTAGTTACTATGAAAAAGTATGAATTGACTGCAAATACAAAAAATGTATGCGGAAAAACATTGTTCCAAATTAAGGCTCTGGTAAACTTTGGAAATATAAAAGCTGGAGAGCTAGGCGGATATATCGAAAAAGAAGGAAATCTGTCACATGATGGAAATGCATGGATTTATGGTAATGCACGAATTTATGGTACAGCATGTGTTGACGATAGTACAAAGGTTTATGGCAATGCAAAAATTAATTTTTAACTTAATTAAGAAATACTTAAAAATTAAAAAAGAATGTCTGGAATATTAATATTCCAGACTTTTTTGTTAATATCTTATTCATAATTTGTGTCGCCGTAAATTGTGAATAAGGTATTAATAAGTTTTAAGATAAAGTTATTAACTTCTTATTCATAGTTGTTGCCGGAGAAATATGAATATTTCATGAAAAATATTTCTTCTAAAAAGTTGAATGTTAATAAAATATCTATGGACTTTTTGGCGGCAATCTGGTATAATATATTTGTAAGGTTGAGAGAGAGTTAAGGAAACAAAAAATTCGTTCATAAAATGTTTACTTGACAAATCAACAAAAATATGTTATAATAATAACAGAGATAAGGAAAGGGCGGTTGTTAAATATGATGACACCAGATGAAATTATTAGAATACTCTCCGATACTTCTTTTGAAGAGCGACTGAAAAAAGAAATGGCAGAAATCAAGAGAATGAAGAAGGAGTTTGCAGAACTTAGGGAAGAGATTCAGGAACAGCTGGATAAGCTTGAAAAGTAATTCATAAAAGATTTACAAAAAGTCTATTGACTTTTCAGTTCAAAAATGTTATAATAATGATAGAAAATTGATAAGAGCCGCACTTGTAAAAACGGAGAAAGAAGTTTATTATGAAAAAGTTTGAACACATTGCAATTATGAGTGGTATCTATATTCTGTTTTTCTCAATTTATATCAACGCATCTTATCTTATTTCAATTCTTTTGAATTTGATAGTATCAAAAATTTTTGATATTCCTTTTAATGATACCAGCACTATTATTGTAAGTGTTGTTATTACACTGTTTTGTATTCTCCATAAAAAGACTAATGCGGCAGTAAAAAGAATGACTAAAACTTTTGAATATTAAGTAAAATTTTAGTGGCAGATTCTTAATGAGTCTGTCACATTTTTGTTAATATCTTATTCACAATTAGTGCCGTCGCAAAATGTAAATAAGGTATTAACTTGGACGCTTATTTTTATTTATATTATTTTATATATTTTATATTTCTCTACTAAATTTATTCCGCCTTTTGGAAAGAAATTTCCGTTTCCTCCTGCAATTTTGTTCCTATGTGTCGGAAAAATTACGCACCCTGATGAACCTTTCCGCCGGAAAAAATTTTCAGGGATATTGAAAAAATGTATTAAAATATTTGAAAAATTTTTCCAATAAAACACATAAAATATAACAGAGAGAAAAAATTTTCTTAAAACTTGGAAAATTTTCTCCATTTGTTAAGAAAATAAGGAGGTGACTTAATGATTAGTTATCCAAATCAAAAACTATTTATTATAAATAAAAAAATTGAAGAAGGTGATATTTTTATTATGTTAAAATGGAATGATTTTTGTATGGCGGCGGAGGAACTTTCTCCCTCTGCATTAAAATTATATATGTATTTAGCAAAAAATAAAGATGGGTATGAATTTTATTTTAGTTCAAAAGATTTTTGTCAAACTTTTAATATTGTAGATAGAACATATAGAAATGCAAAAGAAGAACTAATTAGAAAAGGATATTTAAAAGAGGGTAATAATAACAAAGTACATTTTAGTGCTGATGCCGCTTTTAAAGAAACAAAAGAAAAATTAAAAGAAGAATTAAAAAAATTAGCAAATATATTAAAAAGAGAAAATATTGGACTTTATAAAAAATTATGTGATGAAACCGTTGCGGCTAAGTTAAAAGAAATTGAGAATGATGATATTTATAAGTTTAAAATTAAAAATTTAATAAATTTTGCAAAAGATTTAATCGAACAACTAACTGACGAAGAATTTGATAATTTTTGTTAATATCTTATTCACAATTAGTGCCGTCGCAAAATATGAATAAAGTATTAACAAGAAATTTCTACCTGCTCCTTAAAAGTTCATAAAATATACATTGACATTCACCGTAAAAAGTAGTATAATAAATACACAAGGTAAAGGAAAGGCGGCGAGAGAATGAAAGCAAAAATTTATTCCTTAATTGTTGAATTGAATTGCTATTTTTTGGTGTTGGCGGCAATTTTTACAGTTATTGGTAGTAATTGGGGTTCAAGGGTATTTGTTTACACTTCATTAATAGGATTGATAGATTCTATTAAGAATAAGACAAAAAGTGGAATTATTATCAATAGCACATTTTTGGCAATGAATACATATTTTGTTCTTAAAGTCTTTACAAATTTTTAATTGACATTCACCGCAAAAAGTGATATAATAAGTACATAAGATAAAGAGAGATGATAAACTCTTAAAAACATAGAAAGAGGTTAATATGAAGTACTTTTATACAATTTATGATACTTGTGGAGATGATATGTGCGTAAAGCATTTTCAGAATACGGAATCCGTTGAGGATTTTGTGAGAAATAAAGTTAACGAACTTCAAGCAAATGTAGAGGAATATATGAAGGATTTTGAAATTTTCCGTGACAATGAAACAAGTCTGGACGGCGTTGCTTTTACATTTCTTGGATATATTGTTGAAAGAATTTGGTTTGATGATTAAGTGATTATTAAGAGAGTGTTACAGAAATGTAACACTTTTTTATTAATATTTTATTCATAATTGCCGCCGACTAATTATTAAGAAATTATGTCTTCTGCCGTCAATAGAATTAATTAATATTTTATTCATAAATTACGGCGGGGCGAATTATGAATAAACCATTAACGAAATATTTTCTAAAATTCATACAGTGTTTACATAAAGTTCATTGACATTTACCGCTAAATATGATATAATATAAGTACAGTAAAGGAAAGGAGAAAGCAAAAATGAAAAAAATTTATAATGCTTTCGTTGGTTTGTCTGTTATCTTTTTTATCTGGTTTCTGATTTCGTTTATTAATTTCAATACTGCAAACGATCCATTTTCCAGAAACTACCAAAATCCTGCGGCTTGGAATTTGATTTCAATTATAACAGAAAGTTCACAGAATATTTATTGACAATTAGCCGGAAATATGGTATAATAAGTATATAAGATAAAGAAAAATCATAATAGAAAGAGGTTTGATATTATGAATTGTGCAGAGATTTTAAAGAACGCACTGACGCATACCACTTTGGAAAATCTTTTTAAGGAATTTTTAAATACTGTTTATCTCTATTCTAGTTTTGACTGTATTTCTAAAGAGCAATTTCATGAAGTTGCAGAAGTACTTAATGAAGAAGAAAGTGGATTCTATTCAGTTGAAGAAAACGACAAAACAACTACAATTCTCACAAAATTTAACAAATACTTGTACTCAAATGAGAAAATGAGAAGAATTCAAAATTATACCTATGAAATAGAAAACTGTAACGATGAAGATTCTCAAATTTTAATTATTTCAGAAGATAATATTTTTAAGGCTTGGTTTCTCCCTATTTTCTTTAAAGAATTTTATGTTTTTTGTGAAGGAATTAATAATACTATAAAAAAAGAAAATAAAAATGAAGAAAATATAAACAACAGAATTACAGAGATAAAAGAAGAAACCTTTTCACTTGAAAATATTTATAATATAGCAGAACATTCTGATAAAATTATTCATATTTGTGATGAATTGGAAGATATTGGATTCAATAATGAAGAAATTTTTGAAATTATTACAAGCATAATTAAAAAAATTGGTTAAATAATTGTGTCTGGAATATTAAATTCCAGACATTTTATTAACATCTTATTCACAATTTAAGCCGGAATAAATTATGAATAAAATATTAAAAATATTTCTTTCACCGCAATAAATTATTTACAAAAAAGTCATTGACTTCCTGCTCTAGTTATGGTATAATATATACATAAGATAAAGAAAGGCGGTAATACCGTATGAGTAAAAAATGTTGGTTTGATTTGGACGGCACACTTTACAACCTCTATAATATTCCGGATTGGTTAGATTATCTGGAAAACGAAAAAGAGGGAATCTTTACCAAAGGTGAACTTATGGTAAATGAAGAGGATTTCATTGGCGAAACTATGCGGTGCATGGCTAAGGGTTGGGAGTTTGGTGTTATCACTTGGCTTCCCATGAGTGCAAGCCCAGAGTATGAGGAACAGTGCAGAAAGGAAAAAATAGAATGGATTAAGAAATATTTACCTTTTGTTAAGGAAATAAATATTGTTCCTTATGGAGTACCAAAGCAAAACTGCATTCAGAAAAAAGCAAAAACTATGGTTTTGATTGATGATAATATAGAAGTTTGCAAGGCATGGGATACTTCCAAAATGAGGAAATCTATTAATGTTAATGAACATTTTGACGTTATGGCCGCATTACAGAGTTTAGATTAAAATTTTAATAAAAAATAGCGGATTTGTTAATGAATCCGCTTTTTTCGTTTACTTTTTATTCACAATTCAAGCCGTCGCAAAATGTGAATAAAATATTAAGAAATTATTTTCTAAAATTCATATGATGTTTACAAAAAAGTCATTGACATTCTTGGTGAAATGGTGTATAATATATACATAAGATAAAGAGAAAGGAATTGATTTAATGAAAAAAAGAGAATTTGCTGTTGTTGATTTAGAAGAAAAGAAAAAGACTTCACTTAATGAAAAATCAGAGAAAATTCAAAATTGCCTTATGAATTTTTTAATAAATTCACTTCTTGTAATGGCGGTTTGTGGTCTGTTGTTTTTATTTGTTGTCTGCGGCATTCTTGCGGTAAGAATTATTTGGAAAATGATTGTAATTCTTTTTTAAAAATTCATAAATTATTTATAGAATGTCTATTGACATTTGCCGCGAAAAGTAGTATAATATTATTGTAAGATAAAGAGAGATGATAAACTCTTAAAAACATAGAAAGAGGTTTGATTATGTTTGAAATTACAGAGTTGGCAAAGAAATTTTCAGATGACAGCGATATGCAAAATGTATTTAATAATTTTGTTTCAAATACTTCTGAAGTAACAGGTTTAGACAAAGAAGCAATTAAAAAAGTTGGAAAAATTATTGGTGGTAGGTCTTGCAGTGAGGGGCTTTATTATATTTTCGGTACGGCATATAATCTTGACAGCGTTGGCAATTTTCTAAATTTTAGAGAATGCTATTATATTAATGATATTGATACAGATGAGTTATGTGTTCATTTGAAATATGATAATGAGGAAGATGGCGACTGGATTCCAATTATTTTTATTAAGGAATTTTGGGATTTTTATTCTGTTTACACAGTAGGAAATAGAAAAGAAACTAAAAAAGAAATAAAAGAAGAAACAAATAATGAACAGAATACTTCAATAAAGATATGTAATATTCTCGACAATGCAACAGAATTGCAACATATTCGTTCCAGTTTGGAAAATTTGAATCTCCATTATAATGAAATTTGTGAAATTCTTGAAGCAATAGTTAAAAAACTTTATTAAGTAATAGTCGTGTCTGGAATCTAATATTCCAGACATTTTTGTTAATTTTTTTATTCACAATTAGTGCCGCAAATTATGAATAAGGTGTTAATAAATTCATTTTTTAACTTAATTAAAATATTTCTATTCTATTAACGAATTGGCGGCAATAGGTAGGGTAATAATTTCCAGTTGTTCACAAAAACTTATTTTTTCATTAAAGAAAAATCTATTGCTATTTTCTCTAGGATATGCTATAATATAAGTACAGTAAAGGAAAGGAGCGAATGAAAAAAAAGAAAAATTCAAATCTGTTCACAAAAAGTTTACTTGACAAAATCTCAAATCTATGGTATAATAGATATAGAGAAAAGGAAAGAACAAAACAAACAAAGAATGTTGTGAATCTAGTTCATAAATTCTTAAAAAAGGATTTACAAAAAATCCATTGACAAATTGCTTACAATATGATATAATATATATATGTAAGGTAAAGAAAACAAAACATTGAGAGCCGTACTCGTAAAAACGGAGAAAGAGGCTTATTATGGCTAACAAGACTTACACAACTATCAAGAACGAAATCCGTACCGCCGCTGTTGAAACTCTGAGTAATGCACTGACCGCTGCCTATGGCGAAGCTGCAATTACTGGCAAGGTGGGTGCAAGTGAAATCTGCGTTTGCGTTGGTATTGACGATGAAACAGGAGCAAAGCAGTATGTAACTTTTGCCCCGACTGTTAAGGACTTCCGAACTTACAAGGCAACGAAGAAAACCTTCACGGCGTATGACGGCGAAAAGGCAGTGCAGGCATTTTCTGACAAGATCGCAGAACAGGCAGAAAAGAAGGCAGAAATCGCACGGAAAAAGGCAGAAAAGATTGCAAAGGATAACGAAATGCGGGCAAAGCGTAAGGCGGAAAAGGAAGCCGCTAAGAATGCAGACTAATTCATAGATTAGTCACATAAAAGAGAAGGATTGGATAGATGTGTCCAATCCTTTTCGTTTTTTCTTTTTGATTAAAAGTTTTAACTTGTTAATATTTTATTCATAATTTGGAACGGCGGTAATTATGAATAAGATGTTAAAGAAATATTTTTTAAGATTAAAGGAAAGTTCATAAAATATCTATTGATTTTTGTTCTGAAATATAGTATAATATAGTTACAAGGTTAAGAGATACCAGAAAGGAAAGTGTTTAATAATGAAAAAATTAAAAGAAATCTTAATTTATATCTTTTGGGGGGATTCTACCTATTATATTTTTATCAATGGTTTTTATAACTTTCTCTATATTGTATATAGATGAGCAAACAAATATTTCATTATATAATAATGGCATTCATGAAGAAGATGGTGGTAAATGGGAATTGGTTTCAGTTCATAAGGGAAATGTTTATTATTATTGTTGTGATAAATGTGGAAATGTCATTCATTTTTCCGATACAAATAATTAACAAAATATCCATTGACAAACTCTCTTGCTTATGGTATAATATAAGTACAGTAAAGGAAAGGTGGTCATTAAAAATGACAGTATTAAAAATTAGTATTTTGATTGCCGGAATCTGTTCTATTCTTCTTTTTGGTTTAATATTCTTTTGCAGATTTGCTCCAAAAAAGAAAGCAAAAATTTTCAAACTAATAGGTAAAGGTGATTATTCTAAAGGTTTGAATATTTTTGGTATTTTAATAAAATATATTGTAATAATTGGTATAATTGCATTGGCTTTATGTGTTTTGTATATCTTTGGAATAGGATTTTCAGCAATTTTATAATTAGAAAAAACTAATAAACAATTTATTAAAGAGTGTTGTATTTATTACAATACTCTTTTTTTATTAACATCTTATTCATAAATCATGCCGCTGCAAAATATGAATAAAATATTAATAAGTTTTCATACTTAAATATTTCTATTCTATTAACGGACTGGCGGCAATAGGTAAACCAATAAATTCTATTTACTTCAAAAAGAATTATAATAAAGTTCATGAAAAATTCATTGACAAACTTTCTGGAATGTGGTATAATATAAGTACAGTAAAGGAAAGGAAGGTGCAACAAATGAAAAATTGCAACTACAAGAAAAATGATATGGGTAAATATGTAGAGGATATTTACAACAAAAAGACTTTGAAAAAAGTTCAGAAGAAAAAGAATCGTGCCGCTAACAAAAATTGGAAAATGTTCATAGAAAATTAACTTGACATTTTCCCTAAAGTATGATATAATATAAATATAGAAAGAAGGTTGAACTTTATGAAAAATTCAAGAAAAAAGAAAGCATTGATAAATGCAATTGTAGGAACGGCAATTTTCTTAATGGGCGTATTTTGTTTGATTATGGCGATAATTTTAGATAATATATATCTTGCCTTTGGTAGCATTTTTCTTATTGGTTTAGAAATAATTCATTTTGAAATTGCAGATACACTATTATATAAATATGTAATTTATTTGAATGATAATAGAGAAAGTTAATAGAAAATTAACTTGACAATTCACCGAAAATGTGATATAATAATATTGTAAAGAAAAAAGATTGACAGGTGAGAAAGTCGGTAAAACACAGAAAGAGGTAAATTATGGCATACTACACTGATTTGATGGAAATGAAGAACGATACCGCAAGAAAGAATGCAATCCGCGAACGCATTGCAACAGTCATTGAAAAGGCAATGATTGAGGAATTCGGGACAGAAAATGTACGCCGCATGAAAAATACTATTGCCGCCGCCGTTGGTGAGGTTACAAACAAGGCAGGAACAACAATGGACGCATGCGTTGAGATTGCCCCGAAATGTTGTTCTTGGGATTATGTGGTAAAAAAGAACGGAGATGAAATTGAAGAGTATAATCTTGATGCGGCATATGAAGAATATAACGAAAGTCTTACGATTAAGCAAAGAGAACGTGAACAGCGTAAGGCGGAACGTGAAGCTAAAAAGAAAGAAAAGTAAGATTAAATATTAAGAAAGGATTAGGGCAATGGGAAGAAATTCCCATTGTTTTATTTTTTCTTTTTTAATTAAAAATTTTAAGTTGTTCATTCTTTATTCATAATTGCCGCCGGAATAAATTATGAATAAGATATTAACAAAATATTTTTTTAATTTCATAGAGTATTTACAAAATATCCATTGACAAACTCTCTTGCTTATGGTATAATATAAGTACAGTAAAGGAAAGGTGGTCATTAAAATGACGATTCAAGAGTTATATAACTGGGCGAAAGAAAATAATAACGAAAATAAGAAAATTGTTATTCATTCGGGATTCTATTCAGCATTAGATGATGAGTTAATTTGTTATGAACAGAATTTAGATTTTTCTCAAATTGAAGATGATCAAAATATTTGTATTGTAATTGATTAGTTCATAAAGTCTTAACAAAAAGTTTAAGAAAAATCAATTGACATTCTCGAAAAAATGATGTATAATAATATTGTAAGATAAAGAGAAGAGAGCCGAACTCATAAAACGGAGGAAGAGGTTTACTATGAAATTTGTTGACAACTTTAAAACATGGGCATTGAATGAATGTTCTGAATTTAAACATAAAAGAGAGACGGGTTATATTGGAGATGGACTGGACAGTCTAATTCGGCGTTATCACTGGCATTATTATAAAAATAAAACAATTATTCTTGATATGGAAACAGGAAAAGTAGGTATTGCACGATGTAAAGATGGCGATAAATTTTCCGCCAGTATTGGTGTCGGCGTTGCATGGGCAAGATTAAAAGGTGAAGAAATTCCAATAGAACGAACCGAAACAGCAATTAAAAATTTAAAATGTGGCGATAAGTTTACATTTTTTGGTAGTACAAAAATTTATACTTTTGTCTATTATTATAATGTAGATTCAGTGAAAAAGTGTGCTTGTGCAACTGGTGAGGATTTAAATGAGTTAGTTGCAATAGATCCAAGCATGAGAGTTATCAAATTTTAAGAAAATATTAAGGAGCATTGTATTTATTACAATACTTTTTTTATTAACATCTTATTCATAATTCAAGCCGCCGCAAATTATGAATAAAATATTAATAAGTTTCTATTCGCCGCAATTTTTTATTCATAATCTACGTCGAGAAATATGAACGTTCTATTAACAAATTAGTGGCGAATGTCAAGGTAATAACTTCCATCTTGTTCATAAATCAAATACAATTAATTTATAGAAAATCTATTGCTATCTAGCCGGCAATATGCTATAATATATATACAGTCAAGGGAACAGAAAAAAGAACGAAAAGAAAAAATCATTCACAAAATGTTTACTTGACAAATCACTGAAAATGTGATATAATATTATTAGAGGGTAAGAGAAAAATAGGAAATTAGCACTCTTACCAGAAAGGAAAATTATTATGAAAAAGTTTGTTGTATTGGACGTTGAAGGAGCTTCTGTTTGCCGCCCTTATAATGTAGGTTATGTGGTAACAGATAAGCATGGTAATATTTACCACTCCAGAAGCGTGGCAATTCACCCTTGTGTTATGGAAAATCTTCAGCGAAAAGCTCTTGTTGGCTGCGAAGAAATGACACATAAAAATATTTCTGAAGTAGAATCCGATTGCATGCGGAAATATGAACATTTCTTTTCCATTGAAGAATTTCGTAAAGTATTTATGAACGATATGGAAAAATTTGGTATCAAGACAATTTGGGCGTACAATTGCACTTTTGACAAGGGAGCAATGAAAAGACTGTTTCTGGATTGTGACGAAAATTTTACAGAAAAATTTGAATGGCTTGACATTATGACAGCAATTCTCTTTACAAAATTATTAACAAAAAAGTATGTTAAATTCTGCCGGAAAAATGGTTTTGTAACAGAAAAAGGCAACATTCAGACTAAAGCAGAAGTTGTGTATAAATATTTAACAGGAAATGTAGAATTTGTTGAAGAACATACAGGCCTTGCTGATGTCATGATTGAAAAGGAAATTCTTGTTAATGCGTACAAGACTAGAAAAAAGATTCGCGGCGAAGTAGTCGTACCGTGGAAAAGATTGCGTGATTTTTGCGAAGAAAATAGTATTTAATTTGTTCATAAAGAATTGAATAAAGCGTGAATGGACTAGTGGAATTTTCTGCCAGTCTTTTCATTGTTTTTTAATAATTAAATCTTTTGATTTGTTCATTCCTTATTCACATTCGCCGCAATAGATTAACTTGTTAATATTTTATTCGCAATTGCCGCCGTCACAATTTATGAATAAGATGTTAATAAATTTCCGGAGCGAACTATGAATAAAATATTAACAAAATATTTTTTAAGATTAAAGAAAAGTTCATAGAATTTTCATTGACAAATTTCTTAGAACATGATATAATATAATTACAGTAAAGGAAAGGAGAACGAAAAGAAATGTATAAAGTTTATTGCCATTCGTTCGATTATTCAAAAATAGTTGCAAGTAAAGTAGAAGCCGTGGAAACATTCAAACAATATTATCTTGAAATGCTGGAATTTGTTCAACATTCCAAAGAATGGAAAGTAAAGGATATTGCAGAATTTGTTGTAAATGCAATGTATTTTGTAAATGATTTTATGAACGAAAAAATTAACGAATTCCATTTAAATCCGGTGGGAATGGGTATCTGCCCATTCACAAAATCTTAATAAAAAGTTTAAGAAAAATCAATTGACATTCGCGGCTAAATATGATATAATAAATATAGAGAGTGAGGTTGGTAATATTGATTAAGTACACAAAAAACGGTGTTTCTACTATGGTGACTAAAGAAGAAATGAAAAAAATTCTTTTTCGGTGCTGTAAGATTCACAAGATTGAAAAGCGTCAAGCGTTTATGAATAAGATTACTAAAAACTGGTAACTAATTCACAAAAAGTTTACTTGACAAATTCCAAAAAGTATGGTATAATAAATATAGAAAGTGAGGGAAAGAAAAATGACATGGACGTAGTTCATAAAGTCTTAACAAAAAGTTTAAGAAAAATCAATTGACATTTATCCGAAAATATGATATAATAAATACATAAGATAGAGAATCGGAACTCATTAAAAACCGGAGAAAGAGAGTATATTATGATGATTTTTAAGAATGATTCTATGGTAAAGAACCAGAACGAAGCACGCGTTGCATTCTCTGAGATGCTCCATGAATTTCTCGTTGAAAAGTTCGGTGAAGAAAATGTTACGTTGGTAGGTACTAACGAATACGCTTTCGTTTTCGGTACTGTTGAAAACAAGCACGGTACTTTTGATATGGTGCTTGATGTCAAGCCGACAGCAAAGAACTATGAAGACACCACGCGGAGCAAAAAGGTTGTTGAAGCATTCAACAGGGTAACCGCCGGTGAACTGTACGCAATGGAAGTTAAGGAAAAGGAAGAAAAGAAAGCCGCTGAAAAGGCAAAGCGTGAGGCGGCAAAGGAAAAGGAAAAGTAAAATTTATTAAATAGATATGAAAGAAGTGGTAAGGATTTCCTTACCACTTTTTGGTTTCTTTTTAGTTAAAAATTTTAAGTTGTTCATTCTTTATTCATAATTGCCGCCGGAATAAATTATGAATATAATATTAAGAAATAATGATGCCGCCGCAATAAATTGTTTACAAAAAAGTCATTGACAAATTTTCTTGGTTATGGTATAATATAAGTACAGTAAAGGAAAGGAGAATAAAATGTATAAAGTTTATTGTTATCCACTTAATAAATCAACAGTAGTTAAAAATAAAATTGAAGCCATAAAAGTATATAAAAAATATTATAATGAAATGTTAGAACTTATTTGCAATTCTGATAAAAGATGGACAGCAAAAGATATTTCTACATTCATAGAATATTCAACAGATTGCATAAATGTATTTACAAATGGTTCAGAAAAATTTTATCTAACTGTAGGAATGGGTATTTGTCCCATTCATAAAATTTCAATAAAGAATTTAAAAAAAATTTATTGACATTTATTATTAGATATGGTATAATATAGGTGCAGTAAAGGAAAGGAGTTAATAAAGTGAATAAATATAAAAAAGTTATTGGCTTTTTATCTCAGTTAGATAGAGATTCAATAGAACGCATTGGAGAAGAGTTTTGCAATATTAATTATCACGATTTTTTACACTTTATGGGATATGATAATATAGTAAAAGTTTTCTTATATTTAAAAAGGTATTTTCCTAATGGTGCTATTTATAATTTTAAAAGAAAAGGCGAAGAATATTATTCAATTTTTGGGAAAATTTATTGTGAAACAAATTTGAAAAAATGGTATACAGAAACAACAGATATTTTTATTAATAATCATTTCGAGTGGAAAACTTTTTCAGTTTTAACTTGTACCGATGATTGTCTTTATTGTCACAAAAATAGAATACGCCGAGAAGGTTGCCCGCATAGAAGCGTTTTTCTTATTGAGGAATTTTATGATTTTGTTTTGACTATTATTGAAAAGGGGTTAAATAATAATGAATAAGTATGAAACAGTTATTAAGGTATTATCACAAGTAGACCGTGAAACATTGGAAAGACTTGGAACAGGATTTCTTAATATTTATGATTACGGATATTTTTTAAAGTATGAGGATTCAAAAGAGATTCTTCATAGTTTTATAAAATATTTTCCGCATACAGATGTTAGAGTAGTAGAGGCTACAGTAAATGATAGTACATTCTCAATTTTTGGAGATATAATTGAAACAAGTCATTTAAAAGAAGAGCAATATTGTCTTGTTAGATGGAATAAAAATGCAGACAATTTTGATAAAAAAAGTCTTTCTATTCTTAATATTGCAAAATGTGATTATTGCTGCCGCGAAGAATGTAATGATTGTTGTTATGAAAATATTTTCTTTATTGACGAATTTTATAATTATTGCTTGAATCAAGAATTTATTAAAAATCTTATTAAAGAATCGAAAAATTTTGATAAAGAAGTTAAAGAAAACAAAGAAAGCAAAGAAAACAAAGAAAAAGAAGAAAGAAAAGAGGAAAATATGGATAATTTAAGAACAATTGCAGAAAAATTGGTTGATAATTTTAGCGAATATGAAGAAATTATCTATAAATTGAGTGATGTCGGAGTGTCAGATGAGAAAATTTATAATATTTTCTATGAAATTCTTAAAGATATTATCGAATAATTAAATAAATCGTGTCCAGAAAGTGAAATTTCTGGGCATTTTTCTTTTTTATTTAGTTAAAAAATTTAAGTATTCATATCTTATTCATAACTAACGCTGAATCACTTTATGAATAAAAAGTAAATAGATTGGCTCTTTTTAATCTCTTATTAATAATTGAAGCCGGCGAATTATGAACAAAGTATTAAATAGGTTTTTCTTTTAACAATTGCCGCTAAATATGAATAAGTTAAAAAATTTAACTTAATTCCAAAAATGTGAATAAAGTGTAAACGATTCGCCGCCGAATGGTAATTGAAATTGTCAAGTGCTTGACAAGAAATTGCTTTTACTTTAGGTTGTTTGTCAAGAGGTTGACTTATATTAAAGTGCTCTTGAGCTACACTTTACCCTGCGAGCTGGTAAATTTTAGAAAAAATTTCTGGAAAAGCTGGTAAAATGAGCTGGTAAATCTTGGAGAAAAATTTTGGAAAAAGCTGGTAGGGAGCCGTAAAATTGGGAAAATCTAAAAAAATAAGAGCAGGCTGGTGACCTGCTCTTTTGGTTATTTTTAATGGTAAAATTTGGAAGGGCGGCATTTAATTTTCTTGATAGCTATTTTCTTTAATGCCGCGATAAATTTCCTCAATATGTTTCCTAATTTCAGTGTTGTCTATATCAGCTAGGTCATCCGGTTTATTCTCAATTATATCATAGTCAACATAATAACCTATTGCTTTAATTAAAAAGCTGGGAATCTTGACTCCTTTTCGGTTATAAGTGTAGTATTCTTGAAAATCTAAAAGTCCAAGCCCCTATAATAGAATTAAAGTTCTACGTATCTCTGCATTCATTGTACTACCAGTTTTCTTAAAATCTAATTCCGTTCTAATATCATCAAAAGTTACCGCCTTGACAGCTTGCGCATTAGCATTACAGATATCATTATAAGAAACACACCATAAATAAATTTTTAATTCAACTTCTGAACACTACATATATTCATTTAAAAACTATAAGGTTTCTTCTGGAATAGGTGTCCAAGGAGAAGGCCTTTTAATATAGTATACACCATTCTTTTCTTCTTTGTTTCTTTTCTTCCATATTGCTGCGCCATATATTTGTGCTTCAATTCTTACCTTTGCCTGTTCGCTTTTTGTGGCTCTTGATTTAATCTTTTCTTGAATTTTATTCCAAGCTATAATATTTTCTTCCTCAGAAAGCTGCTTAATTTCTCCAGTATATTCTACCATTCCTGTTTGCTCTAATTGATATAAATACTACTTTGCCGCGGCATCAGTGATACCAGTAGCTTTTTTAATTTCTGTTAAACTTAGATTTTTCTGTCTAAACATTCTAGTGTTTTTAGGATAAGTAGCTAACCCACTTAAACAAACTAGATACGTATAAAATTTCATTGGATTACTTTTGATTTGTTCTTGATTTTTTGGCATCGGTGCGCCAGTTTTTACATTTGTAACCATGTACCTCACCTCACTTATATAGTAATGTATTAGAAATTTTCTTATAAAAAATTCAGTTCAAGAAAAAGAACAATAAATTCAAGAAAAAGAACAATAAATTCAAGAAAAAGAACAATAATTTTCAAGAAAAAGAACAATGATCTTCCAGAAAAAGAACAATATATAGTATTATTATAGTATAGATATAGTTCAAGTGTAATCAAAACTTCAAGGCAAAAATTGCATTGTTATGGACCATTTTTATTATTGAGTTGCAAAAATACAATTTTTTTAGAATCATTTTTAAATTAACCTTTATAATTTTATTTAAAAATTTTTAATCCCTAAATCATTTTCTGAACGAATTTTCCAAAGTATATATAATTCTTTATAATTAAATTTTTCATATTCTTCAATATTAATAAAATTTGTAATTTCTTTTAAATTTTCAATTCTTTTCTTCCAAGGAAAAATCCTTATCTTCAATAAATGAATCCCCAATACTAATCTTTTCTTCTACTTTATTTTCTTTTCTTCCAAGGAAAAATCCTTATCTTCAATAAATGAATTCCCCATACTAATCTTTTCTTCTACTTTATTTTCTTTTCTTTCTTTTAAAATCTCTTCTCTTGTTTCTCTATTACAATTCCATTTCTTATTGTATCCATTCGGAAACATTGTTCCAAATTTAATTATATAGTAATCTTCCCAATAACTCAATTCTTCTTTTTCTACTTCTTTTAAAATTTCAAAATTAAAATTTTCAATTCCTTCTAATTGAATTACCTCGTCAATTAGTTACGATCCTTTTGAATGTTCATCTAGGCGTTTACCACAATGGATTGATTGACCAATATAGGATTTTTTATTTAGTTTATTTTCGATTTTATAGATTCCGATCATTTTCTTTTCCTCCTTTTCTTTTTCTATTATTATTTTCAAGTCTTTTTTCTTTTCTTCTTTCTCTTCTTTTCTTTTTCGTTCTCTCCTCTTTTTACTCACTACGTTCGTAAAAAGGTATTTCGTTACTCGCTATCGCTCGTAACTACATATATAGGAATAATCTCCAAATTATTTAGAATTTCTTCCTACTAAATAAATCCTCTATTTCTAATTAGCGGTTTCAACCATCCTGTTATTAATTTCTTTTCACCACTTAATTCCATTATAATAGTAATCAAATATTCCTTTAACCGAAAAGTCCTAACAATTTTACTACCACCAAAAAGTTCTAATCTAAAAATGCCGCAACTATTGCCGCGACACTTCTAATTAATTCTTTCTTTAATTTCTTTTTTCAATTTTCTCTCCTCTTTTCTCTCCCTTTTATTCGCTCCGCTCATAAAAGGTTACTCCATTACTCGCTATCGCTCGTAACTACGTTAGGGAGCGTAGCTCAGCTCCCCGCAACTACGTTGCTTCCCCTGTCGCGGCTTATTTACTCGCTATCGCTCGTAAAGTCGCCACCTTTTAAGAAAAAAAATAAGAGCAACTATTTCCAGCTACTCTTAAATCAAATATAAAGTATTGTTTATTTTGTTTTTTTCAAATTTTTTCATACTCACTTTCAAAAAAAAGAACAGTAAACTAAATTTCATTCAAATCTATTTCTCTTTTATATAACTAACGTATCGCGGCTAACCATGTCTATGATACTGTTAAGCCATATGTTCTTAAACTTTCTTTTAATATCAGCTATGCCGCGGCACGGCAATCCTGTGTAAACATTTTATGACAGCTACCATTAGAAAATTTTATTTCTAATAAACCTCTTGCCGCCTTACCTACTTCCGTATCTATTTTGTTTTTAATATCAATCTATTGTTGCTTTTTCTTTTGCCGCATCTCCTAGACTGTTACATAGTTTTTCATTTGTCTACACTCTCCTTTTTACTCGCGCTGCTCGTAAAAAGGTTACTCCATTACTCGCTATCGCTCGTAACTACGTATTAAAAAAAGAGTAATTGAATTTCAACTACTCTTAAATCAAATATAAAGTATTGTTTATTTTGTTTTTTTCAAATATTTTAAGCCGCGGCATTAACCTTTGATAATCTTTTGGAAATAACTTACCATTTTTTAATGGTTTTAAGCCGCAACTATTAAGTATACTATTCTTTGTAGAATTAAATTCTGACCAAATATTATACTTAAAAATTTTACTTTCGCCATTAATAAAAGTAATTTTAAACCGAAGATTTGTTTCATCAAAGATAAAATTCCTAACACCATTTAAATTAATTAATTCATTTTGAATTTTAAACCACATTATTATTCTCCTTTTATTAAAGATTCTCTAATCTTCCCTCTATAACGATTTCTGTTTCATATATTAATGTCATCTTTGCCGCGACATTAATCAAATTCCAATAATCTTTTGTAACTAACTTACTATCTTTATCCCAGTATTTTCTTTAAGCCGCGACCATTAAGTATATCATTTGTCGTATTATCTTCTCCAACTCTATAAATTTTTTGAAATGTTTCAAGCATCTCTTGAATTTTCTGCTCTTCCTCTAAAGCTTTTCTGTTTTCATCTGCTTCAAACATGTGCTTATCAATCATTTCATCAATACTATTGTTCATAGAATTAAATTCTGGCCAATTATTATAGTTATAAGTTCTCTTTTCACCACTAATAAAAGTAATTTTAATTTGAAGGGTTGTTGCATCATAAGTAAAACTACCAACACCATTTAAATTGATTAAATCATTTTGAATTTTAAACCACATTTATTCTTCCAGCCTCCAATTTGTAACCATTTCAGTTTCACACATTGTATAGTATCTTTGTCATCGCTCTTCACGTGTCATTTCACTATTCATTGTGTCAACGAAGCACTCAACATCTGCTTTCTTTTTAAAAACACCAATAATTTTATCTATACAATACATTTCACGAGAAATAATAATATAGCATTTTTCCTTAGCTATTACTTGTTTTGCCATTTTTAACTTCCAAAGAAGAAATAAGATCGAGTTCAATAATAAAGTATTGACATTGTTCGGCTTCTATGTCAGTATCATTATTCATCGTATAAGCATACCATTTAGCATCTTCTTCCTTTTTAAAAGCATAAAGAAGTTTATTTTTACCATAAGCATCTTCACGATAAACACAATAACATTTTTCTTTCATTTTTAATTCCTTTCTCATTTACTATAATAATTATACCATAGTCTATAGTAAAAATCAATTATTTTACTAAGAGAACATAGTTATTTATAAAAACTATTCATCAATTTCAAAATGAATTTTTGCAACTTTTATACATGCCAGATACTCTTTTGCATATTTAGTATTGCCGTGTGTTTCTTTTACCTTATCCGTAAATGCTCTTAGGCTTCCAGTGAAACAGCCGCAAGACACATAAACGTCTCCATTTCTGGTTCTGAACATGGTTGTATTTCTGTTCTCACTACCAAATCCTTTGAAGCAAATATAATCTGCATTACTGGAAATTTGTGCGTCGCAATGAATCCATGTTGTATCATAGACGCATGCATCGCCATAAACACATGCATGATCGAAAACGCATGTATTACCATAAATTTTTGCATCGCCAAAAACTTGTGCGTTATCGAAAACTTCCGCATTATCATAAACATACGCATTACCATAAATTTGTGCGTCGCAATAAACTTGTACATTATCATAAATGCATGCATTACCAAAAACTCGTGCGCTACCATAAACATGTGCGTTGCCGAAAATCCATGCTGTATCATAAACTCGTGCTATATCACAAATTCGTGCATTATCAAAAACTTTTGCATTACCAAAAACCTGTGCGTTACCGGAAACCAATGTATTACCATAAACATATGCATCGTCATAAACTCGTGCATTATCATAAACATATGCATCGTCATAAACTCGTGCATTATCATAAACACATGCGTCATCATAAACCCACGCAATACCATCTTGTGATAAGTTTTCTTCTTTTTCGATATAGCCTCCTAAATCTCCAGCTTTAACATTACCAAAGTCTTTAAGCGCCTTAATTTGATACAATTTCCGTTCAAAGCACATTTTCGTATTTGTAGTCAACTCATATTTTTTCATTTGCTTTCTCCTTTTCTTATTTACTATAATAATTATACCATAGTCTAAGTAAAAAGACAATATTTAATTTTAAAACGAAACCCAAATAGTATTAACCCATTCATTCCAGTGAAGTGCCGCCTGCTTAAAACACCATGATAATTCTGCCTTTCCTTCTAATAAATTATAGGCCGGCACTTCAAACGAACCCATGAGCCGCTTGCATCGCGCCAATAATATAATTTTGGAGTGTGGCGACAAATAGGACAAGGCATTAAATTAAGTTCCAAACGTCTTGAACCTCCATATCAACATCAATACCAGTAATTTCTTTAAAGATCCCAGCATCGAAATTAGGAAGAGATAAAACTGCTTCTTTTTGCTTGTCGGTAAGACAACAATGCCAAGTCTTATTACGAAGCTTTTTATAATAAGATGAGTCAATAGGATTCTTGTTATAATAAAAATCTATATCATAGAGAGCCATCAGTCGACGTACTAACTCCATACCGTCTAAATTCCGAATTACGAAAGAACTAAACTTTGTTGGCTTATTAAACATATAAATTGGTTGTTCTTTTGTATTAAAAAATCCAGTTGAATAGGAAATCTTATTATAGCTGCCTACGTTGTTATCTCCAATGTTATAATTACCAGTATTATTGCAACCGCAATTATTATCCCCAATATTATTATTGCCGCGATTTCTTTCACCAATATTCATTAGCCCTCTGTTGGTTCCACCGCCGGGATTCAGTTTTTCCATTATACTTTTAAAAGGAATTTCTTCAATGATAAAAATTTTATTTGTACAGCAATTTGCAAACAAACCTTTATCTATATCACCAACTGCAATAACTTTTGCGATATGAATATTTTCTTTTAAGTCATAAAATCTAAAGTAATATTCAATGTCTGTAGTAAAATGCATTCCTCTGATACACACTTTCGGAACAACATCTTCTTCAAAGTAGCCGGGACATGAATATTGTTTATCGCGGCAAGTCCAATCGCTATTAAAAATTTTATAACCTTCTATTACCATTTAATTCTCTCCTTAATTAATTTTATCACCATTTAGTTCAACATCAACCATTGATAACTCTACTTCATTACCCACTTGATATCGCTGTCCATTTTTCACTGGCATTAAATAGATGTTGTTACTATCATCTTTTATAATAATTTGTTGCATATAAGGATAATTTTTAACATCAACTACTTCATAAGTTCCTTTAACACCCCAAAATAAACCACCAACAACTAATGAAACAATAATGGAAATAATACATATTAGCGTTATCGTAAAAGAATTATCCCACATAAAATATTCAAGAATATTATATAATAATATAAGCACTCCACTGGCTGCCACAATACTAACAATCCACATCAATAGAACCATTTAAAACTCATATCCTCCTACAATTTTACTCATTCTTATCCTTCACTTCTCTTGATGTTTCTTCTGGAATTGTAAAAATAAATTCTGTATCATGAATCTTTTTTTCTCCGCAATAAGGACAATAATTATAAGAATAATCAGTACTGACAATTTTTTTCTTACAATTATGACATCTATTCTCAAAAGTTACAGATATTGGAGTAGGGATTTCAATTGCTTCAATATCGAAAGAACTATTTTCCAATCTTATTTAACCTCCTTAAATATTCCTATAAACAAGAACACAAAACCCAACAAAAACCAAAAACATTAAAACATCAATAACCATTCAATCACTCCTTTTTAGCGTTGTAGCTTTCAATTTCTCCAACATCAATACCAGTGATTTCTTTAAAGATTTTTCTGTTGAAATTTGGAATACCTAAAATAGCATCCTTATTTGTAGGATATAGATTCTCCCACCATTCTTGGACACTCACTTTTGGTTTTATTACTTTTAAATAGCCGTCAGTAGTTTCAGCTTTTGGATTTGCTTCTTTTTTCTCTTTGGTCATATTTTCAAAATTTACCCATCCGAAATTTTCTGTTGGGATTTTGTCAAGCAAGGACTTTGCGTCGCTTGCTAACCAATCGCCATAAGTCCAACTAGATTCCTTATTAAAGAATGTAATCCTTGGTTCGATTGTATTAAAACAGCCGCTAGAATAATTTGTCTTATTCCAATCACCAGTATTCCAGTTACCACTATTCCAGTTACCACTGTTTCTACAGCCACTATTTCGATTACCAGTATTCTCATCACCAGAATTATACCCACCAGTATTCCAGTTACCACTATTTCTGCTACCACTATTGGCGGCACCAATATTTAGATCACCAGTATTCCAGCTACCACTGTTTAAATCACCTGTGTTCCAATTGCCACTGTTCTGATTACCAGTATTACAGCTACCACTATTCCAATTACCAGCATTATGATTACCAGAGTTCCGATTACCAGTATTCTTCATACCCGTACAATTTTTTCCAATATTTACAACATCCAGAACTTCATGCCATGACAGCTCTCTCACGATTTTTAACTTATCTGTACAGCATTTATTATCTCTTTCCTTAATATTGCCATAAGCAATTACTTCTGCTACATGGTTGCTAGGATCAAAAGTATAATAACAAAAACAATCTATTGCTTTTCTACAAAAGTGCATTCCTTGATAACAAATATCTAAACTTACATTTCTTCAAATGTCCCCGGACAAGTATATTGCTTATCTCTACAAGTCCAGTCACTATTAAAAACTTTATAACCTTTTACAATTTTATCCATTCTTATTCTCCTTTTCTCCAATTTTTCTCATTCTAAAACTAGACCATTCGCCGGCTTAATTTCCATTTTTGAACCATCTTTAAAAATTAAATTACAAGAAATAATCTTGTCAACTTCCATTTAATCACCCTTCTTTACTTTCCATGCCGGCGCAGCAATTACTTTGCATTTTGGGCATTGGTAATAATACTTAAAGCTATAAGTAGGTTTATCGCAATTGATTTTAATTAGCTTAACATTACAATAATTACATTTCATTTATATTATCTCCTTTAATAATTAAACTTACTCCAATTGTTGAACTCTTCTAACTTAACTAATTCATCAGTAGAAAAATCTTCTGCCATCTCCTTCATTACATCGAATACTTCGTCTTTCTCATACCAATCTTCTCTGTCAAAAACTTCTCTGTTTGTAATAAACGAGTATTTATTTGGAGCAAATTTAACTAAATCAAAGTTAAAAATTTTTGAGATAGAAAACAAATGTTCTTCATATACAAGTTCATTTATTATAAGATAATCTATATTGAAAGCATAATTGATAAATAGCTCCTTTAAACAGTCACCGCAAACTATTTCTTCTCCATTGGTATAGTACTGGTCTTTTTCTTCTTGGCATTCATCACAAACGAGAACCTTTCTATTGTTTCTACCACAACCAATACAGTGTTCACAGCCGCAGCAACCATTAACATTAATCCAACTCATTATCTTCTTCCTCCTCATCGTCATCATCGTCTTTTGGGCCATAAGGAATAACTTCAATTGAGATTAATTTACCATCTTCTTGATAAACACCGCTTGCAATATCATTATCGCTAATAGTAATTCGGTCTTCCCAGTGTTCGCCTAACTTCTTTAATAGCTCTGCGGCGGCAAATTCATACCAAGTTCGCTCCTCAGTTCGATTAACTGTGCCATCTGCCGGATTAAAAGTTACTTTAACAAGAATTGCTTCCATTTCTTTAAATCTCCTTTTCACTTTCTATAATAATTATACTATATTTTATAGCGAAAATCAAGCCTTTCTTTTTTCCTCTTCCTTTTCAAATTCAATTAAGATTTTCATAACGCAATTGATAAAGAGTTTCTTTGTTGAACTAAGCCATTCGCCGTGCCAATCATGGTTCATAAAATAGTTAAGAATATCTTTTGTTTTGTAGAAACGAAGAATTTTATTTTGTAGTTGAGAATAAAGTTCTTCAACTTCTTCCCATGTGGAACAGCCTTGTAAAGCATCGCAAGCACTACAAGAACCCCAGCCAAATTCAAGATAGCCCCATTCACCGCCAGTATAATAAAGAACAAAAGTATCGCCGGAATAATCATCATCACTTAAAGTAAAGAGTACGTGCCCAAAACTATTAATTATTGAAGTATAGTCATCTAAATCTAAAATACCCGTTTCCTTCCAGAACTGAAATTCTTTTGGATAAATCTCTTGAACATAAAAAGTTTCTCCCATTAATAATCCTCCTGTCTTAGATATTCCCAAATATCTTTTAGGTTAGTAAAAACTCCGTTAATATCAATGATTGGAAATGGTTCCTTCTTTGTTATTACATAGAGTAGCGGATTATTAAAATCATTTGTGAGTGTATAGCCGCCGACCTCATCTCTAATCTGACGAGCAATATCTAAAGCGGCGAACTTATAGTCTTCATAGTTATTATTCTCATTTTCAAAATAATCGTGCCGCAACTGATTAACTAGCATATGGAACTCATAGAATCTCATTAGCTTCCTCCTCTTGTTCAACAATTTCATTCAACTGATTATAAAGTTCAAGTAGATTACTATAATAAAATTTTGTGCCTTCGTACATAAAATAATATTCATCATTGCCGCGAATATAGTCACCAAGAACATTGCATTTAAACTTACGGCCAAAGAAAGTTTCTTCAATAGAAGAAGTTTGCTTGTCTACAAAAGAATCCATTAGATTTAAGATTTCTTGAACTCTATCTTGCTTTGGTCGGTCAGTTTTACTTTCATAAAGTGAAAGCCAACTATCAACCAGCCCTTCCATTTCATAATAGGAAATTCTTACTGCACGCATAATTTTAGCAAAATTCTCAAACTTTCGATAACTCATTCTGTCGTCTCCTTAATAACAATAAGATCATTATAAAAATGCCAAATAGAATCACAAAGATATTCATCATTATGATACCAAAAATGAATATGCTCATTTCCAATAACTTGCTTGATAATACCAAACCTCTTTCCGAAAAAGGTTTCTTCAATTTTATCACCGTGTACTTCAGCAAATTCAGCGGCATCAATAATTACTCTATCGACAAAAGATTCATCGGAAGAATTGCCATTTTTGTAGAGCTCCTTATAACTATACCACATTTCTTCCATTCCTTTATAGGCTTCTCTTGCAGCACTAATGACTCTTTCAAAATTTTCAAATTCTTTATAATTCATTTAATTCTCCTCTCAATAATAGAAAAAGGGCTAAATTTTTCTTAAAAACCTAACCCTTACAATCCTTTCTTTTAATTAGACTTCTTAGTCTTAGTGTTCTTTTCTACAAGATAATCATCATATTCCTTCTTTGTCTTATCAAAATCAAACATTTCATAAGACTTAGATGCTGTCTTACGGTTTGTATATTCCTTGGCGGAAACATCAATTGTAACGCAGCCTTCATGCTCTCCCGTACCATCCTTAATGTTTCCAATTCTTACACCAATTGTATTCTTCTTCTTATCACGAACCATTGCGACATTATCATTGCCATACTTTTCCCTCAAAAAGGAAATTACATCTTCCATTATGGTAGCCTTCATTGCCGCCTTAACCTTTGTCATTGTCATTTCAGTAGTAACAGTATAATCCATCATAAATATTTCTCCTTTTTAATCAAAAATACATTCACATATCGGACAAATTAGATTCCCATCCTTATCAGTTCCAATTTCTGGATAGTCACATTCGTAAATTGGTTCTCCGCATTCAGGACAGTAAATACAATTATCATCTTCATCGCTATCAATATAAGCAATTGTATCGTATTCACTCATAATCGCATTTGCGAATTCTCTCCACTTCATTCTATTTCCCTTCTCTCTTCATTTACTATAATAATTATAGTATATTTTATAATTAAAATCAATATTTTTAATTACCACGATTCATCATAGTAAACGTCTTCTGTATCAAAATTAGTAGTCGAAAGGATTTCTTCTAACTGACACTTAGTAGATTCTAGCTGATCAAAATACCAGCTATCATAATTGCAAGAACCAAAAAAGAATCCAGCTTCTGTTGGGAGCAATTCATCTGCTAGATAAGGATTATTAAGAACTGTAGTAACTGTATCTAGAAGTTCTTCAAGCTTTTCTTTTGGAACACGAACATTTTCTAAGCTATCTGATCGGGGATCTTGTTCATATTCAAGATTTTCAACAAACCACTTTCTAATTTGATTTGCTTTTCTCCAGTATACATCTTCTTCATCTTCCCAGTCCCGAACTGGATTAGACTTCTTTCTTACTGTTAAAAACATATCCAAGCCCATTTAATATTACCTCTCTTTCATTTACTATAATAATTATACTATAGTTTATAGGAAAAATCAAGAATTTGAATTCTCCATTTCTTCGAATCTTCTTCTCCAAATAATATTTTCATCACGAGATGCAAATGTTTTTGCATTTAGAAAACATCTTGATTTTACAAAAAGATCAATTGAATCATCATCAGTTTTGCTAATACCATTAATGTCAAAATCACTATGCGTACAAGATTCCTTTAGTGTACCTCTATCAAAACCACCAGTTTCATAAACCATTGTATAATATTCATCATTATCCGGCTCACGAATAATAACAAACCACATACCAGAATTAGTTCTACCAATCCAACCATTCTGTGGCTTTGGCATTTTTCTAATCTTTTCTTCATTCTCACAAATGAATCTTTCAATTACATCATTATCTTCATCAATATTATCATAATAATCAAGGGCAGTATTCTTCATCTTCTTGTAAATAAAACCAATATGGGCTTGAAGAATATTATAAAAGTAAGCAATCTTCTTATGTAGATTTCTTACAGCCTTTCGATAAGCAAGCTTCTTTGCAAACTCCACATCCATATTATCGCCAGTAACATATATAGCATTACCATAGCCGCCGCGACAAACATTGTCATAAGCTTTTTTAATTTCAGTACAAGTAGCAATACCACCACCGGTATAATATAGATTAATAAAAAATCTCATATCATTTGCTACAACTGGAACATAACACTGAACATTCTTACCACCGTTGATAATTTCATATTCGGGTTTCTTGAATCTAAAATCTGCCATATTTAAAACTCCTTTTCTCATTTACTATAATAATTATAGCATACTCTATAATAAGAATCAATTATTTTGCTAAAAGAATATAGTTATTTATAAAACTATTCGTCAGTCCCAAAATGAATCTTAGCAACTTCAATACATGCTAGATACTCTTTTGCATATTTAGTGTTACCATGTGTTTCTTTTATCTTCTCTGAAAATTCTTTTAGATTGCCTTTAAAACAACCACATTTAACCATAATATTTTCGTTTCTAGTTCTAAATATAGTTGTATTTCTGCTCTTACTACCAAATCCTTGGAAGCAAATATAATCTGCACTATCACAAATCAATGCATCATTGTAAATTTGTGCATTACCGCAAACCCGTGCATTGCCAAGAACCTGTGTATCACCAAAAACTCTTGCATTGCCAGAAACAGATGCATTATCATAAATTTGTGCATTATCATAAATTTGCACGTTGTCATAAATTTGCACAACATCATAAATTTGTGCATTGTCATAAATTAATGCATTACCGCAAACCCATGTGTTACCATAAACTTTTGCTTTACCAAAAACTCGTGCATTACTATAAATTAATGCATTACCATGAACCTGTGCATCACAAAAAACTTTTGCGTTGTCATAAACTTTTACATTGTCGTAAACCCATGCATTGCCATCATGCGACAAATTTTCTTCCTTTTCGATATAACCTCCCAAATCTCCGGCTTTGACATCGCCAAAGTCTTTAAGTGCCTTAATTTGAAATAGTTTATGTCCAAGGAATTCTTTTACATTAGAAGTCATTTCATATTTTTTCATTTAACGTCTCCTTTTTTATTTACTATAATAGTTATATAATATTCTATAGTAAAAATCAATTACTACTATTTTCTTCCTTTACCTCTAGCGGCTCAAAAGTTCGATTAAACCATTCAAAAATTAGCTTTCCATCAGTAGGCTTTCTTAGACAAAAATTTTCCTTTTGAAAAGTCTTCCACCATGTTTCGATAGCACCATTATACGAACCCCAAAACGTATCAAACTCTTCCATTCTTTCCTTATCGAAAAGTTCATCAAAATATTTTTCTCTACTATCTCTATCTTGATAGTCTTCACAATCCGCATTATAATCTTCTTCTGAATAAAACTCATTCATAAATTCAATCATGTCATTATAAAACTTGACACTATTATCACTCATATCAGTTACTTTAATTACTACACTCATTTTATTTCTCCTTAATATTCAACAGTAAACTCTTTTACAAGACCATAAAAGACATCATAATCATAGCGAATAATCATCTTGCCGCCAACATTATTAGCAAACTTAATTGCATCTTCCTCATTAACAAAAATTTTCAGAAAATTACCATTCATTAGACATACCCTCCTGAATTTTTCTTGCAAAATAAGTTTTGTTTTGTGTATAGCCGAGATAATCAAGTCCATCTTCAATGCTATCATATTCATGAATATCTAAGCCGCCGCATTTACCAGTAATAACACCATCAAAATAACGAATAAAATGGAAATCATCATCTCTTGTTGCGAAAGCGATTCCATATTCGTCATCATTAAGTTCATCAAAAGAATTAACTTCTCTCATATCTGGAAAGGCAGCAAGCAGATGCATTTTACTTAACATAGCGACTATTGTATTGTCCCATTGTGTGCCATAAAATATTCCATCATCGCCGCCATATTCATGACATTCATTAAGATAATTATTCAATCTCTTTTCGTAGTCATTTACATCTGTAAAGAAACGATTTTCATTCATTGCAAGGACTTTATCATCATCGCATTCATTATCATAGTCATTAGCTTCATCTTCCAAGTCGGCAAGACCACACATTGAAGCATGAGTAACGAAGGGGCAAAGCCAATTGAAAGTATTTAATGCCCATCCGCCGCAATTAAAATCTTCGTTGTAAGTATTATTAGTATTACGATAATTCGTTTTGTTCAACGGATCGTCCATATAACTAATAACATCACCATTTAAATTTTCAATATAAGCGAGTCCCATAGATGTTTTCTCCTTTCAAAGAACCAAGAAGATTATTTCCTATCTCTCATTTACTATAATAATTATAACATAGTTTATAGTAAAAATCAAGTATTATTCAATATCCAACTCTACCAATTTAAAGCAAACTCCTGCATCAAGCTGAATCATCTTATAGCCACCATCTATACAAGTATAATAGGCAGTATAAGCATCATTCATTTCAGAAATAAAGTTATCTCTGTCACCATCTTCATTAAAATCTTCAAGCATTTGAAGGAAATACTTGCCAATCTGAGCATTAAGATAGGTTTCAGCATCTTCACTCTTCCTAAAAACCTTATACTTTTCATCATCAAGCAATTCACAAATTACAATATAAACTTTCATTTAATCCTCCTTATTCCCAAAAAGCATCAAACCATTTAACAAATAATTGAAAGGCTTTTGCTTTCTTCTTCTCCATAATAATTTTTGTTCTTGTATCTGCCTGTAAGTCAAAATCAAATTTTGAACGTAAATAAAAACCAAGAGCAATATCGCTCAGAATTTTTTCCCATTTTTCACGAGAATCATCATCTGCCACGATATTACAGTCTTCATCAAATTTACATAGTTCTGTGGGAGCACCTATAGTTTTTTCTTTCAGATAAAGAATATGGATTAAAATTTCATGAGTAAAATAATCATCTAAATTAAAACACTCATTAAAAACTCTTGTTTCAAAGTCTACTTTATCTTTTAGCTTATATCCATAGAGTTCACAAGCTTCTTTATAAGTAGGCTCAATCTTTCTAATTTTATTAACTTTCATTACGCCGCCTCCTTAATTACATAGAATAAACTAAGAGCATAAAGTGGAATCATACAAAAAAATAGAATCATCTAATTTCTCCTTTCTCAATAACAGTCCAAGGTAAATTTTCAAAATCATTTTTCTCAATTGGTAGTAAAGAATACTCATAACTTTCAGCATAGTCTTGATAAGTAAAAGAATCGTAAAACATTTCCCATGCTTCATCGGCATCCGAATCAAATTCATCATCGTAATCCGCTTCATTTGTTTCATAATCTTCTAAAGCAATATATTCCCATTTGCTTAAATAATCATCCTTATAATCTGCGAGAAAAGCTTTTATAAGTTCAATATTTTCCGCTGCGAGATAATGGATTTCTCTAGTTCTTGCATAACAAGAATGACATTGACAATAGCAATAAACCATAAGAATCCTCCTTATGATGTATAACGCTTATAAATAAAATAAACAACGTAAAATATAAGTAAAATATATAAAGGAACTAAAACTTCCACCCATGTCATATTTACCATACCGAATAGTTTTTCAACAACAAAAACAATTAAAACGAATCTTGAATTTTGAACAAATTTCTTTGCATTTTCACTCATTTTTATTCCTCCCGCAATGCATATAGAACTCTTCAATTTCATAATCTTCTGGAATAGACTGTTGTGAAACATAATCTTCCGCCGCAGCTTCAGTATCAAAAATTTCTTCAATATATGTATGCTTTATTTGACAATATACATCAGTATAAAAAACAATAAAAATATTTTTCAGCATATTAGCACTCCTTTAATCCTCATAAAAGACGATTACTCTTCCTATTGAATTTCTTATAATTGCACTCATCAAAGCACCCTTATCAACTGTAGGATTTACAACAACGCTTTCAAAGGTTTCTCCACACAGATTATAGTACCATTCACGGTCTTCCTCTGTAGCAAGATTATCAACAGCAAACCAATAAGCTTCTTCAATAGTATCAAAAAGCTTAGATTCAAATACATTGTTTGTTTTATAGTTAAGCCTATACATATTTAAAACTCCTTTTCTTATTTACTATAATAATTATATCATATTTTATAATAAAAATCAATTATTTTTTATTAAGAGAATACTGTTATTCATAAAAACTATTTATCGCTTTAATCTCCAATCTTAAAATAAATTTTAACAACTTTAATACGCGCTAGATACTCTTTTTCATATTTACTGTTGCCGTGCATTTCTTTTACCTTTTCTGAAAATTCTTTTAGACTGCCTTTAAAACAACCACAATTCACGTATATCTCTCCGTTTCTGGTTTTAAACATAGATGTATTTTTGCCCTCGCTACTAAACCCTCTAAAACAAATATAGTCTGCATTACTGCAAATCAATGCATCATCATAAATCCATGCATTACCATAAATTAGCACATTGCCACAAATTATTGCATTACCAAAAACATATGCGTTACTGAAAATCTTCGCGTTATCGGAAACCTGTGCATTATCATAAATTAGTACATTACCATAAATTAACGTATCACCATAAACTTGTGCATTACCGCGTACCAGTACATTATCAAAAATTTGCGCATTACCAAAAACTCGTGCATTACCGTAAACTTTTGCATTACCATAAACTTCTGCATTATTAAAAATTACTGCATTATCATAAACTTGTGCATTATTATAAACCCATGCACGACCATCATGTGATAAGTTTTCTTCTTTCTCAATATATCCACCTAAATCTCCGGCTTTAATACTTCCAAAATTTTTAAGTGCCTTAATTTGAAACAGCTTATGTCCAGAAAATTCCTTTGTATTAGAAGTCATTTCATATTTTTTCATTCAACTTCTCCTTTTCTTATTTACTATAATAATTATATCATACTTCATAGTAAAAATCAAACAAATTTTTATTAGCGGCATTGGCAATATTAGGAATTAAAAATAAGAACAATAACAATCGTAACGTTCAAGAGTCTTATAACGAAACCATTGGTTTGGCTTAACAATCTTATTTTTTAAAGTTCCACAAAAAGTCTGTTCTGCAAGTTTATAAGTAGATTGCTTTTTATTACTCTCAATATAAATAATTTTATCCATTACTTTATTAGCCATTTGATTAATTATTTCTCCAGTTCTTAAATTAATCCAATTGCAACCCAGTCCTCTTCCATTGCTCACTACTCGCATATAATCTCCGTCATTAAAAACAGCATTAAAATCATTTCTATTTTGAGTAGGAATAATAATAAACCATCTTCCATTTTTAGTTAAGCCAATACTATTACCATCTCGACTAAGAATTGGGAAATCCCATTCGTCATCATAATAACGATCAGTTAAATATAAAATTCTATTCTTAATTTCATCAAGTTCTTTTAGGTTCTTTTCGCGAGAAGCATCAATACCATTAAAAACATAATACATTTGACCTAGTAGTTCAGTATAAAAGTTATTCATTTCCTTTAAAAACTGTCGCCGCGCCTTCTTGCAAGCAACTTCTTTTGCCATTTCTACATTATCAGTATCTCCAGAATATTTTCTGGCTACTCCAATATAAGTCTTTTTAAGAAGTCCAATATATTTCTTATTTAGTGGATCCCATCTATTAGCAACACCCTCTTGGAACCAAGAAATGTGGTTAATATAAAGAATATCTATTGGCCCATCAATTAAAGTAAGCTTACAAGTTATCTCTTTATCAGTAATAACAAACTCTGGCTCATTAAATTTAAATTTATAATTAAATCCCATTGTAATATCTCTCCTTTTTAATCAATACTAATTGTAAATTCTGGCATTTTTTTATCTCCATATTCTTCATCAATGATCTGAAGCTGAGAAAGAACCGCACCACGCCCAGCAATCGCTGGCTCTAGGCAATACTTTTTAAACTTTTCTACATCAATATCTTCAACAGAAATTGCATAAGGAAAAAGTAATTTTAAATATGCAGTTGCAATTCTTTTTACTGCCTCAACATTACGAGTATCTGCTTCTTTCTCTGGAATAAGCAATTCATCAATAATACAACGATAATAAAATTCATCTCTCAAAGAATGAAGAAGTTCAACTAAATAATTAGTAGAAATACCCCAGCCATTCATCTTGCGGCTTTCATTAAATCTGCCAATCTTTTTACCATCAATAATCATTGCAAATCTATCAATAAAAGCAGATTCACCCATCCACTTTGGTAAAGACTTAAACATATTGTACTTTGTTGAATCCATCCTATTAATATCAATATTACCAATCAAACTTAGTCCGGCATCTGCTGTTGTACAAAAGTCACCAACACGAATTTCGCCGCTTTCAAGATAAGTTTTAAGAGCATTAGACATCTCTTCTGCATTATTTGTTTTAATAGACTGAACTTCATCAAAAGCAATCTGAGAATACTTTGTAAAATAGCCGCCTTTCTTAGTGGTCAGATTATAGAATGCACTTGCACGAGAAATATTGCCACTAACAAGCCAATTATGCGGCGATAGTTGAGAATAGCAATAAGATTTTGCAGAACCTTTAATAGCTAATTCAATTGTATTCAAACGCTTTTCAACAAAAGGCAAAAATCTCTGAATAATAGTAAGTTTTTCTTCTTCTGTAAATCCTTCCGGATTAAAATTCAAGCCACTAAGAATAACATCAATCCATTCTTCTGTTGTAAATTGTCTTGCCGCTTCACGATATTCATTCAAATCATAAGTATAAGGACAAATCGGTTCAAAATCATCAAGAACAATAATGCCGCAATCATAAATAAGAGTGACAAGGCCCCAACAACCGTCTGGCGTAAGCAAATGTTTCTTATGTTTAGAAACAGTAGACCAGTCTACTTGTGCTTCTTTCTTCTTTTTAGGAAAAGAATATTCAGGCAAAGAATAGCAAATCATGTCATTTGCATAATCAAATTCTACGGCTACCTTCGTTAAAAGCTTAATATAGCCTTTTTCAGAATGCCGCGCTTCAAGCAATCTGATATTCCATTCATTAGTCGGAAGTCTATATTCTTTTACATACTCGCTTAACATATAAGCATTAAGTTTACCGTCTTTATCAGTAAATTTTTGAAGAAGCCAGCTTTTCAAATCTGAGTCCAAATCTAAAAAACTCATTAAAGTTGCTGCTGTAGATGTCTTATTAACAGTACAGGTCGGAAATGCATTATAAATCTTTTCTTTAAAATTAGTCATAAAAAATCCTTTCATTTCTCTTATTTATTATAATAATTATATCACAGTTTATAGGGAAAATCAAGGAAAATTTTTACCATAAATTTTAATTGGAATATCCTTCCGCTATTTTAATGGCGGTGTAAATTGCTTACTTTTAATCATTCTCGCTTCATAATAAAGCTATATCGAATATCTTTAATATTTTTATCCACTGAATTCTCGTAAACTTCTTTCTGTCCATGAAAATGTTTAATAATCTTGTCGTAATGTTTTTCAACTGGGTTACCTTTAATCATATAAAAAGAAACATAACAACAACCATACTCTTTACGAAGTCTTTGCATTTCTTTATAAATATCTAAGCCAATAACAGGATTATTTTTATCAAAAGAGTAAAGACCAAAATCGAATAACTCTAATCCTACTCTAGAATTATCATAACAGTAAGAGAAATAACCTATTATTCTATCACCATCATAAATGGCATATTGACGATTTTTACAAAGATTGGCACCAGCACCAATATAATTAAATTCCTTCTCATCTCTGTCCGCCGTGAAATAATACATATCATCATCGTCAGCATGAGCTTTAAATAAGTCAATTAATTCTTTAGCACAAGTTCTCGCATCTATCAGCATTAAATATCAATCTCCTTTACAAACTTATTTTCATAAGTGGTATAATAAATATTTTTAAATCCATATTGCTCAATCATTGTTCTACAAATAGGACAAGGTTTAGCTAGTCTAAAGTTTCCATTCTTCATTTTGGACACAATAACCAATTCTGCTTTTTTGAAATCATTGAAACCGCGTGGTAGTTTACCAATACAATCAATTTCAGCATGGAGCTTATCATAAATATAATCTTTATTGGCATCTTTTGTCCTAACTCTATAGTAATGTTGAATAGGTGAAGTTCTTTCGCTATTGACTCCAAAACAAAGAATCTTGTTTTTATAAATAACAAATGAAACCATTTTTGTTTTATTCTGATGATACGGAATAGGCGAGTAAATATCGTCATACAGCGACGACAACTTTTTCAAAATCTTTTTATTCATTTATATCTCCTTTACGCAATAAAACCAATCAACACAAGCAAAACAACCAACAAGATAGCATAGCCAATAAATAATGGCTTATAACTATTGCGGCGAATAGATACATCTGTAAAAATATCAACAATAAATGTTCCTAACATCATTAAAATAAATAAAACGAATGCCAAAACTCCCATAGAATCACTCCTTTTCTTTTTCTATAATTATTATACTATATTTTATATTAAAATTAAAGGGGTAGCTATTCACTACCCCTTAAAGTTAAATTCTTTTATAAACCACATGAGATTCAATAATTGGCTGAACTTCATAACAATTAGTTAAAATAATTTGATTTTTATTTAAATCAAATTCTACCTCAATTCTATAGAATTTCTGATTATGTCGATAAATACGATAATAACTATTATTCCATTTGTCACTCTCAAATTTCTCAGAGTTTTCAGAATAAGTTAAAATACCATATCGTACAATCTCTTCACATAGGTCTTTATTTTCTACTTTAATTCTAATTGTTTCTTTATTCACTAGTTTTTTCCTCTCTACAAAAACGCACCTCAATCTTTAGCGGTGAAACAGGCATATCGTCCATAATTAGTGCTTTTTCATAACCATCTTCACTAGCTTCAAATAGCATATCCTCATAAACATCAGATAGAAAATCTGAAAGAGTGACTGGGCAATGACCAATTGAATTTCTTAGCTTATGTAGAAAGAACATATCTTCTGCGAAATAGTCAATTAGCATCATCGTAAAATCTTTTCGATTATATAGTTTTTCTTCTGTAATCATTGTGCCTTCATCAGCATTCCAAATTTTTACGTTAATGTGTCCGCTTACCATTATTAATCCTCCTCTCCATCTGAAACCCAACTAATTGTTACTCTAGTTCCATTATCTTCCCACATATCAAAATGAGCAGATTCATCATTATCAATCTCTTCAGGAATATACTCATCAGCATAGTAATCAAGTTCTTCCTCATAAATTTGTTCAAAAATATCTGGATCGCATTTGCGAAGAATATAGCTTTGATTTACCTCCCCCATTCCAACGATATGAACCTTTTCATTACAGTCATCAATCATATCAGCAATCATATCATTAAAATAGTAATCATCAAGGCCCTCTCTCAAATCTTCATAAAACTTTGTACTTCGTAGTCCATTTTCATAATAAGAAATAAATTTATACACAGTTAATCCTCCACAAAGCAATCCAGTTCAGTTTCATACCATTCATCTGGATTAAAAATCTCTGGACAAACATCAAACCAATCTACAAAGTAATCAATTAAAGTCATCACTTATCCTCCTTTTCAAAAATATCCTTTTCAATCTTACTCATTTCTTTTAGCGTTTCTTCCTCTAACCTCGATGCCATCGAGCCAATTTTCATTAATGAATAAATCATTGCGCCCATTCCAAGTCCTGTCGCCGCCGCAACACAAATAATAGAAATCAAAATAGCTGTAGTCATTTTATAGTTTCCTCCTTTAAGTTTCTATAAATATTATATCATAGTTTGTAGCAAAAATCAAGCTTAACTAAAAATAACGAGTAGAATATTTCCAATTGTTAAAAAGCAACAAAGAATCAATGGAAAATCCTCTGAAATATCAAATTCTCCCATATAGGATCTCGCGGCCAAAATTCCTACAGTTACGATTAGCATAAAAAAGCTAATAATTAAAATAATAATACTAAGCATATAAATTCCTCCTTAATGAGCATAAATATCTGCACAATGAAGTAAATCAAGGCACCATTCAAAAGATGGTCTGTTTAAATCATAATAATCAATAGAATCATTATGAAAAAATTGTTTCGTTTTTTTAATTTTATTTTCATCAAAATAATCCATATGGTGATAAATTAAATTACTAATAAGAACCATCGTATTGTTGTTATTACTAAATTCACTACATGATATGATATACGCCCCAACATTATGATGATTATAATAATGACAGATTCCATCCTTCTGAATTTGCGTCATTGGCTTTCCAATGTCATGAAATTTCGTAGCAATATAAATATTAGACATATAATAATCAAAAGGAAGATTATATTCGTCGCAATAATTTTTGATATATTCTGCGGATTTTAACATATGATCACCGATTGTTAATTTATGATGAGGATTACAATGACTAATATTTTGAGATTTCTTCAAAAGAAGGTCAATATCAAAAGAATAATTTCTAATGAACTCAATATAATAAAAACCCTCTTGATATGTCGGTGGCTGATAATTAAACAACATTTTCTTGATTACTTCTTCTGGTACTTTTCTATCTCTTTTGTTGTTGTTTCCTAAGCACTTTTCATATGGCGTAGCAATAACAACAGCATAAAAAACTATCGTTTTCTTTACTGCATTTTTAATTTCTTTAATTAAATTAATTCTTCTTTTTCTGTTAATATTCGTAGCATTATAATAAACATTTTGTCCATTTTTTAACGCCGCAACAGTTCTCTTAAACATTTCATTAAAAATTTCATTATTATGCTTTTGATCGTTAATATCTCCAAAAAGTTCTTCTCTTAACTTATCAGAAGATACAACTATATCATTCTCCTTTTTATTAGAATTAATAAAATAATCCTTTCCAGAACCCGGCAAACCTATCATAATATAACATTTAGGAAATTTCATATTTTTCTCCTCTCAACAATCATAAAAGCCACTATAGTCCATAAACACAACTCTATTATCTTTTACACACATATTGTGTATAGACAAATCATTAATACTGTACTTTTCAATAAAAGCACAAAACTTATCGAGATTTGACTGACTATAATTCATTTGAAGAATTGCTCTTGTAAATATGGGTAATTGAGAATTGGCATATGCAGAAAAACTACTTTTAATTGATTCCTCTTTACCTTTGACATCCGGCATTTTAAGATAAGTTCCATCTGCCTTTTCTTGTAACTCTATTTCAGGAGTAATCATTCTACTTTTAAGAAAGAACTTATCAACACCTTCTTGTTTTGCTCTTTTATAAAGACTAACTTCTTTTACGCAATAGTTGTCTACTTCATAATAATCATAGCCAGTTCCATAAAACCACCCGACAAAAGGTACTTTCAAAACACAATTATCAAGAAAGAATACAAGCTTAGAAGCTCCGTAGTTGTAGTCATAATTATAAATTTCATCAATTGGTATGCCATAGCCGTTGCAAGGAAACTCATCGTCACAATCATTGTAAAAGATTTCACCCAAAGTATCCTTTAAATTAATGATTTCTTTAATATCCGCTCTCATTTTTTTCTTTTCTCCTTTTCTTTTTCTATATTTATATTATATCATAGATAATAAAAAAAGTCAAGAAAAATTAACTTCTTGACTTTTACTAAATATTACCAAGGCATTGCCGCCCACTCTTCTACTTGTATTTCCAGAGGAAATTTTTTAAACTCATCGGATAACTGTTCTTCAGATAATATCCAGAATCCTTCTGAATAATATCCAAAAGTTGGTTCATTTAAAAAGTTGCATTTAATAATAACAATTTCATTAGCTTCTGGCGTTTTCTCTTGTGGAGTGTACCATCTTACATAACTAATTCTCATTATAATTTTCTCCTTTCGACAAAATTCGACATTTTTAGACATAAAAAGAGGGATTTAGCCCTCTCATTTTCAAAAGTTAAATCCCATTAAATAGCTTAAAAATATCGCCACTTGCAATTCTTTCAGATAATTCCTTAATTACATCTTCGTCAATATCAAGAGTAAAACTATCTGTACTATCCTTATTCTTACACTTTTCTCCACAACTACATTTACCCGTAGGCTGTGTAGAGTTGGAATTACTCTTCGATGCTTGTCCAGAACTTGTCAGCGTACAAACATAAGTCTTAGAATCACTTAATCGGTTATACCTATTAACCGCACTCTTTAGCTTTGCATAAGTCGTCTCAATGGAGTTTTCCGCCTCAATAAGCTCCTTAATTTTACTATCTTCCTTTTGCTTCTTTTCATCAGCAATAATACAATTAGCCATATCAGTAATCTCTGCATACTTCTTGTGACAAATTGGACATTCATAACTTAGTTCCATAAATAGATTCCTCCTATTAATAATCATAATCTTCATCGTAATAATAATCGTCTTTTTCTTTTTGCTTTTGCTTCCTACGTTTATATTTATCTTTATCCTCTCGCCGAGTTCTCGGATCAATACCGCCCCAATCACCTCTTTTTTCTTTATCAATCTGTTTTTTATCCCTTTTAGACATCTTATCATAGGGAACAAAATCAGTTTCTCGGCGATGATTTTTGCGACTCAATTTAACTCCTCCTTTTCTTCTTCTTTATAAATTTCTTCGAGAATTAGTTCAATGGGCATTTCCATTACATCCTCAATTTGTGTAAATAAATCAAAGCTATTAATGTTCATTTAATGAACTCCTTTCTCTCAATTTCTATAAATATTATACTATATTTAATCAGAAAAGTCAATGTTTTCGCCGCGCTTGGGATTTAGAATTGTATAAACTAAGTATTCATTAAGATGCGGAATAAAAGCTTGGAATTTTTGAACTTGTTCTCTCGTTAAATAACAAGATTCTGAAAGTTCAGAACTCCATAGATTCAACCCCTCGCAATTTTGTAGATAATAGTCGTCTTGCCGACGACGAATCACGTATACCATAATAATTCTCCTCTTCCAATGCTTTTTTCCATTCTTTTGAAGTCCATTTTGAAATTATATCATCTAGCTTATATCCATCATAAAATTTAAATAAAATTGAACGGACAAAAGGTGACTTATCTTTATGAAATAAAGAAAATTGCTTTTTATCTGGGTAGAATGTTTCTTTTATCCATTCTTGATTAGTAAAAGATTCAAGCATTATTAGATGAACATAAACAAATCTCATTTTATCTTCTAATAGGGCAAATTTTTCTTTATATTCTGGAAAGTATCCAATGACTTCATCTACTTCGCCAGCTAAAATGGTATCAATAATTCTTTTTTCAGACCAAACATTATTGTTTCTTAAATAGTGCTTTCTCAAATAAGATTCAGTTTTCATTTTTACTCGATTACCATGACGATCTTGAACAACAATTCCTTCAACATTTTCAGTTTCCATTTTCTTAACAAGTTCTTGATAATCCTTTTTTGAATTAAAATTAAACCGTTTAGGCTTTTCGATTCCAATATTTTCATAAATATCTTCTTCAAAAGTTGTTTTACTACGAGTAAAAATATGATAAAGTTTTGGTTTTTCATAATCAATAACTACTTTATTTGCCTTAGCAACTAGTTCAAAACAGTAAGTATTATAAATCTTTAGATTATTAAAATCCAATCCAGAGTTTTTCGCCGCGGCATCAAATAATACTCTAAAATTTGGATAAAGAATATCATTCAAATCGGCTTTATCAGCAGGACGACCGGAAGAAGTAGCTACTTGCCATTCGTTATTATAATAGAATACTGTAATTAAAGAACCATCAATTTTAAGGGTAGCAAAAGCTGAACGCCAATCAATTACTGCGGCATTTGGTTCTTGATAATTAAAAAACTTATAGAAAGGATATGCTACTACGTACCCATTCTCATTTAAAATTAACCCTCTCGCTTCTTGAACAATAGACAAAGATAAATCAGACTTGGTAGTCTGATATTTAAATCCATACAATGGTAGATTTTCCCATTTATAAATTTGTAAATAGTATGGTGCATTTGAGAGTTTTTCTTTCCAGTCAGTGGGATTATTATAGATAAACTTTTGAATATCTAAAATCATACTATCACTCCTTTACCAACTAATTTTCATTCCAGCAATTTCCTTTATATCTCCACGTTTATATAGAAATTCTATACCAAATTTAAGCTTTTTCAAATAAGTTTTTAAACGAACATACTGCTCTTCTGTACATTGCTCCGATAGACTATAAATAATATTAAACTCTGCTTCCTTTGCAGCATCATCAATCTTATCTATAATCCGATACAACATTCCGCCAATTTCTCTATCTAATTCTGCGTGCATGCTAACATTATGAAAATAATCAGCAGATTCAAAGTTATCTAAATTCATTCTTATTTACCTCTTTCTTAATTTCTATAATAATTATACTATATTTTATTATAATTGTAAATACCTTTATTCCTCTAAATCTGCAAAAACCTCATAATATTTTTGCTTTAAATGGTCTGGAATACGGAATAGATTTACTACCCAATTAGAGAAAAAATTTCTTGCTAAATCTTCATTTATTTCATTTAAATATAACTTAATTGTTGAAATATTTAAGCGACAGTATTCCGCTAATAGCACATCTGGCTGAAAAGTATAATTAGGGTGTAATAATACAGATGATTTTTCTGTAATTTTACCATTTTTATTAAATTTATAAGCTTTTAGAAAAATATCATTAAAAGAATAGGTATTTTCATTATATATTTCATTGTTAATAGTGTCATTTATATTAATATCATAAACAAAATAAAGATACTCTTTTTCTTTATCTAAATAATATTTTCCAATATAATCCTTTGCTTGTTCATATAGTAAGTCTACTTTATTTTTGTTTTCTTTTAGAATAATATTGTCCAATTTCTTTTGGCATTCCTCAATCTCATAGAGAAGTAAACCTTTTTCGTTCATCTTACCCTCCTTAATTAACTGGATACCAATTAAGACCTTCTGTGTTTAGTACAATATTTGACTCAGAGTTATTAATTTTATATCCTGTCATTGACTCCCCACTTTTATTTTGATTCATTAACATCATTAGCGGCAATAGATTAGACTTATCTTCGGACTTAGACATCATCATATACATAAACATTGGATTATTAAAATCCATTTTACCGCCATTCATCATCATGAACATTAACATATCATTATTATTATCCTTATTATCCATCATCATAAGCATTGGAAGATTACCAAAGGGATTAGATGAAGTTGCACTATTGCTAAAATTCTTAGTAAAATCAATAACCTTTGTATAAAAGTCAAATCCAAAGACAGACTTCTCTGGAATAATACCAACAATTTCCTTTGTTCGCGGCCGTGCTACTCGAATTTCCTTAGATTCAATAGACTGGACAATTACAAATTCACTATTATGAATAATAATATCCCCAATCTTAACATCTGACTTTGGTACAGGCATTACATAAATTGGAATATCCATAACCATTTTACTAACATTTGTAAATGTCATATCTGGATTATAGACAACATAATCATTATCTTCTGTTTGAAATGCGATGCCATTAAAAGAATACTTAATAGCGTTTGTGTCCATTTTACCGAACTTAAAATTCTTCATTAGATTATTAAACATACTCTTTCCTCCATCTTTCTTTTTATTATATTCATTCCAGCTAACCTTTTCTGTGGCTTGTACAAGATCAGTATATGACGTACCACAATTATGAACAATTAGGCATGGCGGCGTAGATTCTACTGACGTTAATATTGTTTTTCCATCTGGTAATACAATTTTTACTGGTTTTTCTTTTTCCGGCGCTTGCTCAAGAGAATTATTCTGTTTTTCTTCCTTAAAATAATTCGCTTCTATATATTTCCAGTTACATGCTTCTATTTTATAGTCTCCTGATATATATGAAATTTGATTTCCTTCTGCATTTTTAAAAAACTTAATATCATCAAGGACTTCATTAATATTATTATATCTTGTATGTTTTTCGAATCCACGGTCTATTAAATAATAATTTTCATAATATTGGACAAATTTGTCATGCTCTAATAATACAGACAACTCATCATAAAAGAAATAATCAATTTTCACGTCCATATCTGCTCGTGATGGAAGAAATTCTCTATTAAGAATTAAATAGGTATATAGAATGTCGTCAGTATAATATGATTTTCTTATTACAAAATTTCCAATTTTTAAAATATCTTTATCAAAATTTTCAACATTTGTATAAAAATATGTTACTGAAGGTGTTTTATATTCTATACCACTCCAGCACAATGCTTTAATCTTACATATCATTTTTCTTAATCACCTCTTCTAAGTATTCCTCAACTTCAACCCAATTTTCATTCAAAATCTGACAAACCTTTGTAGCATCTTCTTTCTTCTTATAAACCGGATAGGTATACCCTTCTCTACCTCTTAAAGTTGCTCCATTAACACTACAAAACTTTAAATATTCAACATAACTATATCCTAATGTTCTCGCCGCAACAACATGAAGAGAACCGTGATAACAAAAATTTGGCAACTTTTCAACTAAGCTAGTATCAAAATAAACAGAATAAATGTTTGGCTCACAAGTTTCTTCAACATAGAATCTATACATTAGAAATACTCCTTTTGAAATTTCTTTAGCTCGTTCCATTCTTCTTCTGTTAATCTACAAGCATCACAGAAGTCTTCCATAATGCCTTTCATAAGAGCACGACAACCTCGTGGCGGCGTAGAAAATTCAATTTTAGTTTCTTTTTGACTTTTATAATTCGGAATGATATATTTAGATACAGTTGAAGGAGAGATACCTAAAATTTCAGCAACTCTCTTCTTGACACCATACTCAATATATAGTTCATTTATCTGGACTTTCATTTCTTCAGTAATTCTCTTTGCCATTTAGATATTCTCTCCTTTCATTTACTATAATAATTATACTATAGCTTATAATAAAAATCAAGCATTTTTTAATTCTTCTTTTAGTGAATTTGTAACTAGCTTTTCAAGAATGGAATCCATCTTTTCTGTAGTTTGTTTATTTTCACTTAAATCTAAACCACCTTCATTAATAATAATGTCTTTCATGCTCTTAATATATTTCATTGCTCCATCTGCCAATATTTTTACTTTATCAATACTATAAACTCTTTCATAGGTCTTAATAGAAATTAAATATTTTCTGTCTTCATAAGAAGGAGTAAGAATCCCCTTATATGCTCTTCTGCCCATTAGAAATTCAAAATAGTCACAAATAAAATATTGTAGCCGAAGTAAGTGATGAAGTTGCTTGCTATCATAACCATACTTTTCAATTTTTTCTTTATTAGATGGATACTTATGAAATAGAGCATGGTATTTTTCACAAGCCATTCCATAAATACACATTACATTGTTTAACGGTCGCCATCTCGCAATTTCTTCTCTCATCTCTCTTAAATCATAAAAAAGATTATCATTCCACAAACAATAATCTGTAAATAAGATTTCAAGGAAATTAATGTTTTGTTTCTTCCAACAATTAAACATATTCTGAGGATTTTTAACGTCACAAAGTCCAAAAGGCAATTCAATTGTAGTAGAAACTTGTTTGCCTTTAATAAAATCTTTAATTGTTGGCGCTACAATAGCTTTAAAATCGTAATCAGATTCAGCAGTATTTAGATGATAATTATCACTACCATATAGTCCAATATAGAGCGGTTTATACCCTCTTTTTTCTAATTCGCTTTCAGTATATCTTATATTTTCAAAAGCTTGATCGACTCTAGTCATTAATAAATCTCCTTTATATCATTAAAAAAAATTCTGGTTTTATTATCAATAGTTTTATCAACATGATAGTGCCCTAAATAATGGCAATCATATTGAAAGGTATTTAAGATTTGACTTAATCTTACATCTGAAATAGTAGGTTTAAATCCCAATGAAGCACAAACATTCACGCCACCAGTATGAGTTAAGAGATAGTCAACTTTATCATTGTATCTTTTTAAATTAAATTTTGCATTTTGAATATCTTCTTCTGTAATTTGCTCCTCTGGCCACCATGAAATACCTTCTTTTCTTAGACTTTTATCTTGTGAATCTGCTCCGTTAATTACTAAGCAAGTTTTTCCATTTAAATTATAAATTTCGCCGCTAATAGCATAGAATAATGAATCAGTAATCTTATAGACATGGCCGCCACAAAATTCTACAATTGGAAATTCTTTAATTAATGAAAATGCTTCGTGATTCCCATCTGTAGTATACTCATAACCAAGATTATTTTTTGGATAAAATTTATCGAGAATCCAATTTACATCATCAATAGTAATCTCTGTTCTTTCGTCAAGAGCATTAAAATCAATCATATCTTAAATCTCCTTTTTTATTTACTATAATAATTATACTATAATTTATAACCAAAATCAACAAAAGCGATAGTACTAACTAATACTATCGCTTTCTTTTATCTATTTATTATGCCCACTGGAACTGTGGTAGAGAAAGAATCTCAACCATAGCTGAATAAGCATCCTTTTCAATTAAAGTTTGCAGATGACTAAATGTCACCGCAGACTGACCGCTAATAAAAGCTACATTGGGATTGTATTTAGTAGATAGAAAGGTATCTCCTCCTCTACTCTCAACATTCCAGAGAATCAACTTTGGCATAACTAAGCCAGCTTCTTTAAACTTTTGTTCCCACTTATCAGCAATAGAAAAACTATCATCTTTATAAGAATCAATTTCCATATCACTGATAACAATGAGTGCCTTGGGAACATCATTAGTCTTTACTGCAACCTTATAAATTGCTTCAAAACCTGCATCAAGATTAGTAGAATAACCAATTCCCGTCTGTGTCATTTTCTTTACAATATCACTAATCTTCTGACCATCTTCAATGGTAATAAAGCTAGGACAAGAAGAAAAAGACATATACATATTATGATATGTACCTTGATTATGCTGAGCAAAATAAATACCAAGTCCAATAGAAGTAGAAATAGGACGACAATTATCACCGAACATAGAGCCGCTAACATCACACATGCATACTACTTCTTCATTATTTTTTAAATAATTTGGAAGAGCTTTCCATTGTTCGTTAAGAAGTTCATTGTCATATCCTGTATCAGTCCAGTCATATAAGTTGTTAAAAATAGGTCGAACAATATCATATGGAAATAACGTTGCAGCATTAATTTTCTTTTCTCCGCTGATAACAGACTCCCGATATTCAAACCACTTTTCTCCGCAATTCTTTGAAAAGGCGTTCATATACCGGTTCATTGCTACAGAAGGAACGGTTTCAAAGTCAATTAAATCCCATTTCTTAGCAGACATTAACTTTTCAGTAATATTTAAATAACTACGAAGTCCAGATAGAGTTTTACGATAGTCCTTTTCAGAAATACCTGCAAAACGACAAAACTTCTTAGCCATTTTAACAGTTTCTTTTGAAGAAGTATTAACCGACGGCATCCACTTTGCAATAAGAGATACTGGTTTCTTTTCAACAAAAGAATTAATATCTTCTGTTATCTGCTTTAAACAATAAATCATCATCTTATCTTCGCAAGGAGTATCGAAAAGACAGAATAGATCGTCCCATCTACCATTATTAACAATAGTAGTAAAATTTCGATTAACTTTCTGTGGATCAAGCTTGGCGAGAGTCTTTAGCAGAATCTTACCAACACGTCTTTCGCCGCAACCATCTTCACGAATGTTACGAGAATAAAGAACAAGATTATCTGCTAATTCCTTATCCTCATCTCTTGCCGCCTTATACATTTCAATAATTTTATCTTCTGGAACAGAGCGTAGGCCGCCAATTGTTGCAAATAAATTCAGTAAATCAGAACCGGTAGATGAAAAACACTTTCCACCGTTCTCTGTTGCGGTCTGACTTGCTGCTACCTTAAAAGCTTCTGAAAAATTCATAACAAATCCTCCTTGACATTATATGATAGTATGTATGTTGCTGAAAATGCCAATAAACAAGACAGTTTAAATATCCCATAAATTCATCATGAAAAATTGGCTGTAACTGTCTTAATCGCAATTAGTTAAAACAGAGAATACCTCGTGAAGGTTTGCGATTTTAAATTCTCCATTTTATTAGGAGCATTTCTCTCTCCTAAAGGGAATTTCAACCTATAGCCGTTCATTTAAATTTAATCGCGTCTTTGCACGGGCGGCTGTGATATTATAGACGCTTTAATATCACCCATAAAATCTAAACAGATTGCACAACCTACACCATTTTGCTCGTCAGCTAAAATGGATTTTTAAATTTCTTTTATTTTATTATTTTGCGCTGCTGTGTGAAAGAGAACACCCGCAGGTCAGTAACAAAGACTGAAAATCTTCTTTTTAACTTTATGGGTAAGGTTGAAGAGGAGTACCGACCAAATAAACAAGACAGTTTAAAAATAACCATTATTCAATACTTTCAAAAAAAATTAGCTGGAACTGTCTTCATTTATAATACCTATCAAATTATGATGATAGGCTCTATTCTTTTTAATATTCAAGACAACGGGAGGTGATAGGGTAAATAACCGTTTATACAACAATAAAGATACCAAGATAATCGCTGTAGTTGTCTTTCTAAACAAGACGATACTATTTATAAATCTCATAAATCGGTGAGCAATAAAAAAAATAATTGCTGAATTCGTCTTTTAAAGATTACTCTGTATCTGGATAAAGATTCTTCTTAATTCGCCGCCACTTATTAATTAGCTTAATGTTCTGCATTTCCTTTACCATTAGCTTCTTAATTCGTAGATTGATTTCTTCGAGTGTGTAACGCTTTTCCATAATTTTTAATCTCCTTTTCATTTACTATAAATATTATATCATAAATTATAATTAAAATCAATAATTAAGATTCCTCAACAACCTCAATTCCGTATTCCTTAGCACAAAGAACCTCAATACAGCAACCTCGTGCAGTTTCATATCCCTTTAGACAATAGATAATGTCTGCTTCGGATAGCTTACAAATTGATTGTCCAAGCCACCAAAGAGCAGGCAACTTCGTTTGCGGTGCATCTTCAAAGTAAGAATCAATGATATTAACTTCTTCATCATACTTATTTAGTACAAACTTTTTAATATCCTTAATCGCTGCGAAACGATTAGCTTTGATTTCGTCTGATGTAAGGCCACGCATTGGTTGTGAAATAAAAACATTCTTCATTTAATTTACTCCTTTTAAATTAAAAAATTTTCTTAATGGTGGCGAAGACAGAGATCGAATCTGCACGCTTATTTAGCAATGAATTTTAAGTTCATCATGTCTACCATTTCCATCACTTCGCCAAATTTCCAATTTATTAAAAATTGGAAAAGTTTTTAAACTTATTGGGGGCAGATTCACGAGTCCAACGTGAAGCTCTAGGTAATGAGCCTAGTGAGTTAGCATTACTCCAATCTGCTATATAAGAGATATTCCTATCTCTTCAAAGATCATCATACATAGGAGCATACCGTCTAACATGATTATGAATAACAGTGCCAATTTGTTTTTCATTACCATCTATTTCTTTTAGATAAATATAAGTTTTATCTGTAGTAATAGCCCCTCTACCCTTGGGAGAAGTAAAATTCTTTGCAATTTTTTCAAGATAAGGAATATCAAGAGTATTTAATTCCATTCGTCCCTTTCCACTAATTAAAATAAATACTGGCATATTATTTTTAAATAATGGATTAGAATTAGCTAATGAATCATGCCATTTAACAATATATTCTTCATGCTGAGAAGTTACAATTAAATGAGTTTTAACTAGCATTTTCTTATCTCCTTCCGATTTACTATAAATATTATATCATAGATTATACAAAGAAGCAAGAACTTTGAATCTTTTAAATTCAATTTCTTTTTCAGGCGAGGTTTTTAAATTCCAATTCGTTAATGTCTTGTCTTGCATTGAATCAATCTGTTGTTTATTCGCGCCGGCACTAATAAGTTTAGAACATAGAGTAATAACTTCTTCTTTGGTTACTTGAACTTCATTAAGAGAATCACTATATTCATACTTATTAACTGTTTCTCCCTGTGGAACTGATTTTGGTTTAAATACTCCATCGGCAGTCATCTTTCTACTGCATTCATTAACGCATTTCACCGCACCTTCCTTAGTTAAATATTCTCGATGACAAATACAACACTTAAACATTTTTCTTTCTCCTTCTTTCTAAATATTGGCGCGCTTTGTTGGATTTGAACCAACGGCTTATTGCTTAGAAGGCAATTACTCTATCCAACTGAGTTAAAAGCGCATTTGGAGCAGGTAAAGGTAATCGAAACCTCATCTTCTGGTTGGAAACCAAATATTCTGCCATTAAACTATACCTGCATTTAAGTAGATAAGACTACTTATGGTGCCCCACCACGGTTATGCTCCGAGGTCTACTGCTTAAAAGGCAGTTGTTCTACTATTGAACTAGTGAGACAGAAAGAGTTCACAATTAAAAACTTTTGAACTTCTTTGTGAATAAGTTTTAAGCAAACTTATGGTAGCGTAGTCGAGTACTGACCTCGCGTCTTCCTCTTATAAGGGGGATGCACTAACCATTGTGCTACTACGCTATAAAGAGAATTAATCTCTTTTTATATTCTATCTATATTAGCCAGCATTATCTGTTTCCGAAGCAAACCACGAGGAGGTTTAGATAATATTGCTTCTTAGGGCGGCAGGATTCGGACCCGCGGAATGGTGGATTTAGAGTCCACTGCCTTACCACTTGGCTACGCCCCAATTTTTATATTTACTCCTTTCAAGTAAATAAATTTTTATAGAATCTATTAATTATTAATTATAATTGTTGTTCTACCCTTAACTACATAAATATCTTGCTCATAACTTGGCTCGTCTTTTGGTCTTACAAGGATCGAAAATCTGTCTCCATAACGATCAATATTTGTAAAATATGTAACACCAAGCTGAGTAATTGCTACTACTCTTTCAATCTTATAATCCTTGGTATTTCCCTTATCATCCATTTCTCTTACTGTAACTGTCATATTAATCTCCTTTCAAGACGATTTTTATTCTTACCGCAGAGCAATATTGCTGCAATCGTCTTTCTTAAACAATATTTACGAGGAATCTAAATAGGAGATAGATTCCTCTTTAATTATATCATATTTTAAGAATAAAGTCAATTATTCTCCTTCATTTTCCCCAACAAGTTTTTCCCAACATTCTTGACAAAGCGTTGCTTCTTCTTCGGTTGTCTTAAAAACCTTAGAGCATTCACTACAAACTCTCTCTACTTCTTGTTCCATTATAATCACTCCTTTTTAATCGTTCAAATCAGATTCAATTGTATCTACATAGTCAAGCTGATTATCATAACCATTCCGAATATTCTCTACACGAACTCTAGTTCCATAGAAACGATAATCACCATTTTCATCGACCATTCTTACAATATCATTTTGCTTAGGAACTCTCGCTCCTTTTACCAAATTAAAATCATAAGTCTTACCACGGAATACCTTATTCTTATCTTTGAATCTAATTGAAATAATCATTTAAATCGTCCTTTCTCTTTTGATTCTATAAATATTATATCATAGATTTTAAATAAAGTCAACTTTTAAATTAATCTTCAAGCTGATAAGCCCACGCCTTATCCTTCGTTCTTAGAATATAAATTACACCAAGCTGAAATTTTTCCGGCTCTTTATTAACAATTTCAATCTTATGGTCAATACCATTCTCTCTATCAGCTTGGATATCTTCCATAAATTCCTTGCCGCGAAGCCATACGTGATGACTATTACTTTGCTTTAATTCCTCTCCTTCCTTTTTAAAATATGTAATTTTCATTAGAAACTTACTCTTAACTGGTCTTTCATCGTTCATTTTATTCACTCCTTTTCTTTGATTCTATAAATATTATATCATAGGCTAAAAACAAAGTCAATTTTTTAGATTCATCTATCGCCGCGAAACTTTTAATCCATAGAATCATTTTACTATAATTAGTATATAATAATCTAAAAGAAAAGTCAAATAAAAAGAAAAGAGGAGCTATTGCCCCTCTTAACAATTGTTAAACAGTAACAGTTGTTTCAGTCATATCATTAACATCTGCAACAGTTAGGTCTTCAGTTAGCTCAGTAAGCTTTGTCTTTATAGCATTAAGTTCTTTTTCAAGCATAGTTTCAATAGTTGTTCCATACTCAGTAGTAGACTTTTCCGCATCTAAATAGCAACCAAAATTATATTGCTTGCAACCAATTGAAATAAGAATTGGCTTATTTTTATTCTTTAACGCATCAAGCATTGCACGAATAGTTGCACTCTTCTTTGCTAACTTAGCAATCTGTGCTTCCACAGAAGATTTTGGAGGACAGACTGGACCCGGCCATTCACCCGGATAAGGTGGAGGTGGCGGAGGACAATCTGGTCTTGGAGGCCAAGGCCAATAAGGTGGACAAGCATAGCCACCATCTGGGTTAGTCGTAGTTGTATCTTGACAACCACAGTTGCAATTTTTGGAATCTGCCATATTAGCACCTCCTTCTGGTTTTTTATAAAGATCACCATTCTTCACTACACATCGCCGTTAGGCATAGGATCACCTCCTATAAAGAAAGGTAGAGAACAAAAATCCTCTACCTATAAAGTAAATATTTAGTTAATATCTCTTAAATAAATTCAATCTTATTCATGAATAGAAACATTATCATCTTCCGCCGTATCAATAAAATCTTGAAATTTAAAATAAGCATCAGCATTCGTTTCAATCCAAGTATCATCATTCCATTCTGAAGCCGCGAGTAGCAAGCCCAAATAAGATTTTCCATTCACTCTATAGCTTCTATCTCTTGTAGTAATGTAAACATCTTCTGGAATAGTTTTTGAAATTTCAAGAAAATCATCAATTCCTTGTTTACCCATAAGTACAATTTTGTTAAACATTTAATCTCCTCCATTTATTATTTCAATATATGTCCATAGTAATATTATAATAGTAAAAATTATAATTAACTTTATTTCTTTTTCTTTTTTCTGCCACAACTAAATTTTTCTGGACAATATCCCAATCGTTCACATCTAGGAGCAAAAATTCCCATATCAACAATTTGTTTCCATTCATCTGAATAGATAGATAATCCTTCTTTAAGCTTTTTCATAAATTGTCTATATTCCCAAAATGCTCTACTACACTCTCGGACTTCTGCCATATCTACTAGCGCTCTCAAATTTGTTCTATATACAAGTTTAGTTTCCATTCCAAGTGGCAGTATCATTGAAGCATCTTCTTTTGGGATTCCAAAATTACCTACCATAGTTTGGTAAACAATATTAATATAATTCATAACTTCTAAATAATTTGTTTTTGCGCCAGTATGATTTTCAATAGACTTTGGTATAATAAAATTAAATCCTTCTTTATCTACATATCTAGTAGAATCTTGAAGAACAGTTGGCGCACCACCTAAATGTCTCATAAATTCTCTTGCAAATTTAATGCTGAAGCCTTCAATTGTTAAAAATACTTGCGGATATTCCATTACGCGACCATGTCCACTATTAATACACTCAATTGCTCTTTTGATATTTTTCTCTGGAGAAGTTGTATCTGCATTCCAACATGTGCCTGCTTCGTATCCCATTAAATAAAGTGGATTTGTAGTAGTTTCAGATTGAATATAAACTCTTTGCTGCATTTCACTGCCTCCTTTCTTTTCTATTTTAATATATTATATCATAATTAGTAAAAAAAGTCAATAAAAAAGACAGGATTTTACTCCTGTCCTTATCTTTAACAATAGTTCCTTATGCTTTATTTTTCGATTCTCTCTTTGTTTCCTCAATAATCGAGTTGCCAATTCAATTATCTATCTTTATGGCATAAGTTTTTTAACTTATACATTTGAATTTGAGTGTTACCAATTACATGCAATATCAATTTGAGTTGGATTGCTCGCTGCAAAGCCACCTGTGTCTACAACTATCCCTGTTCCCAGTGAAGTTTCAACTAATGTACCTTTAGGACGAGTATTTAAATCCGCAGCAACCATAATATAGTTTCCGAAATATTTAACATTTCTACTATCTGTCCAAACTGGATATTCACTCTCAGAATATCCCAATCCTCTCATAATAGAAACGCATCCACCCATATTTAAATTATAATAAGTTTCTTTTCCACTTGGTCCATAATGAACACCTTTCCCCGCAGTAAGACAACCATTAGATGATGTCTTAGGGGAAGCATTCTGAACTTCTGGAACATATTGACTTGATTCATCAATACTATATTCATTAGAATAAGATTCTACTTGTTCAACTTCAACTGATTCAGTATAAACAGTATCAATAATAACATCTGGCTTACATACCTGACATGCCCTTCCTTCCTTTACATAATTTCCATCTACTCTTTCCATTGATTCATCTACATAGGTGCAGTTGCTTCTGTGGATTCTTTTAGAATCTGGATTGAATACTAAGTATTCAAGAGTAGTAGTTGTTTCTGTCGTTTTCTCTGTTGTCGTTGTATTTGTCGTTGTAATAGAAGTAGTTGCTGTAGCCACTTGGGTACTCCCAGTTGCTACGGTCACTGGTGTTACTATCATAGTTGTAGAAGTTGCCACCGAAATAGTAGATACCTTATCTACTTTACTACATCCACACATTAGACAAATAAGTCCTAGGAACATTACTGCTCCAATAATTAATTTTTTCATTTAAAATTCCTCCTTAATTCGGCTTGCGCCTGTTAAAGCGGAACTATTGTTATTTAAAATCCTTTAATCTCTCAAAAATTTTTGGTAATTCTTCAAGTTTAATGGGGCCATAATCCCAAAACTTTGCTCCTATATTAAGAATATTATCTTGAATAACAGTATCCATATAATTTTCCCTTACACAAATATATTCATGAGATTTTGGATTTTTAAGCTTTTCTTCAAGTGGAAAATACACTTTATGACTATGCCCCTCGTCATCTTTAAAGGTGTAAGTACATGAGCAATTCCACACTTTGTCAATTCCGTATTTATGCCATCGACTTTTTTCAAAAAAATTATTATAAGAATGCTGGACAATATAGATTTTTCCTTTTAATTGATTAATAATGCCGCGAATAGTGCTTCCTGTGCCGCGAGCAAAATTTCCAAAAACAAGAACCTTATCATCATCAGAAACTATAGAGTTCCACTTATTAATTAAAGCAGTGTTATATCTTTCTAGTGAAGCTTCGTTTCCAGCATTATTAACATTATTAAAGGAAATATCTGAGATTATATAAATGCTCATAGATATCCCTCCATAAATATTATGTAATGAAATTAATATTTAATTATAAGAAAAGAAACTTACAATTAATTCATTGTTATTATTTAAAGTATACATATAGCCGCGAACTTTAAATACTTCTTTTGGAAAGAATAAAAAATGAATATTATCATTCTCTTCAATTAAATCTTTAATCTCATCTTTATCTATTTTATCATAATCTTCGATAGAAGTCAATATATCAAAAGCCAAATCAAAACACTGAAATTTATCAATCAGTACAAGTCCCTGCCCATATTTAATAATGGGTACAGTTCCATTGGCTAATATCTTAACATCTTGTAATTTAATTCCGTTTGATTCAGCATCCTTTAATACTAATGCAAGTAAAGCGTTAAATTGTGGTTTCTCTAGTCTAAATTTTCTAACATAATAGTATTCAAGAAAATCCCTTAGAACACTTGAAATAACTACAGTTTGTTCATTATCTTCATAAATAGTTAAATCCTCCATAGCACCACCTTAGAATTTTATAAGTTGCTTTTTAACTTGATCGGCTATCATATTTTGAGTTGTCTTTACAGTTTGTGCAGTACCAGCACCACGTCTACGTTTAGCTATAGATGGACAGATATAAAGATTATTTTCTGCTCTTGTTACGGCAACATAACTAATTCTATTCTCTTCGTCATTATATGTTCTCATACCAACAACAACAACATTAGGAAATTCTAATCCTTTTGCAGCATGAATAGTTAGAACCTTTACTTTATTTTCGCTGAGTAGCCCTTCCATTTCAACTAAATCCAAATCTCCTCTTTTAAAAGTTAAGTTTGGAATACCTTGTTTATCAAGGCGCCGCTGTGCTTCTTCTAATTCTGCATTAGTTCTACATAAAATTGCCCATTTTCCATAATTATCTGTCCAAAGAATTTCATCTACAACTTCATTAAAACTAATATCATCATCAATGTAACCAGCTATTGTTTTCGCTGCAACGGCCTTTGGCCCAACATTCTCAAATCTTTGAACGAATCTTTCTGCATATTTAATAATATTTGGAGGACAACGAAAGTTCTTTGTTAAATAATATTTCTTAAAAGATGGATCGTTATAAAAACGATAAAAAATTTCTGGATTAGAACCTCTAAACGAATAAATAAGCTGTCTAAAATCTCCCACCAAAAAGAAATTATCGTAATGAATTTTTTCTAAAACCTGCAAATCTAGGTCACAAGTATCTTGACATTCGTCCATTAATAAATATTTAACATGTGGATACATTCGTTCTGGAATTGTGGCCGCACGAGAAAGAATTTTGTCAAATTGCATATTTGCTAGATAGTTACTTGTATCAATGCCACAACCAATACAAATTTGATTAGTATAAGAATGGATAGTTCCAATAAACATTCCATAACAAATATCTCCTAACCTCTTTTTCATTTCTTCCGCGGCATTGTTAGTAAAAGTTAATGCTACAATTTCTTCTGGCTTTGCTTTCTTTTCTACAATAATACGCCGTATTCTTTCTGTTAAAACTCTTGTCTTACCCATACCCGCGCCAGAAACACAAATAATATAGGGATCATCGGCATAAATAACTTTTTCTTGTTGCTTAGTGAATTTCATTAAACCATTCTCCTTTTTCTTTTGCTTCTACAGCCATCTTATCTACCAATTCGTTATATGAATTTCCAGAATGACCTTTAACCTTAATAAAAGTTACATCATCATCAAGTAGTTCCCAAATTTTCTTAATAATTGGTAGATTCTCAATTGGTTCATGTTTCTTTCCTCTTGTCCATCCATTCTTTTCCCAGCTATAAATCCAGCCATTTTCTTTTAACATATTAACACAATAAGCTGAGTCACTATAAATTTCAATTTCTTCGTTTGGATAATTGTTATTCCAATAAGACAGTGCTAGGTAGATTGCATGGAGTTCGCAATAATTGTTTGTTGTATTTTTAAAACCCCGTTTATATTCTGCAATAATTTTATTTTCATCATTAATACATACCATCGCCGCGCCGCCATTACAACGAATCCATTCATTGTTAATTTTTTTCATTGTACTTGCGCCATCTGTGTAAAATTTTAGCATTTTCAATCTCCTTTGATTATGATTCTTCTACTAAAGTTGCAAAACGATATAGTGATATGTGCCCTTTAAGAATACAAAATAATGTTCTTTCATCATATTTTAAATCTGTAACCTTTTGTTGTCTGAAAAAAGAATGGCCAGAATAATTTTCTTCTTTTCCAAGTCCAATTCCAACAAGCGCGTTCTCAGTTGTATAAGAATTTATATATTCTTCCCAACTACAATCAAATTTTGCAACTCTAGCCTGTTGTAAATGAATGTCTTGCATCTCATAGAAATTAGTTTCAACATTTTGTTCTATTACTGTTATCATAAGTAATTAACCTCCCAAATACCTTCATCATTTTTTAAATATATTCTATCTCTTTCAATATCATCCTTAAAAATAGACATAATCCATTCATATGCTTTCATTTTATTTTCTTTTCCATAAATCCAACCACTATTAATTGATGTTCCCCAGTCACCAAATCTTCCGACAAGCAACATCCATATAACATGTTCCTCCGTATCCCATTTATGTTTCCAATGAAAACTTTCATCTATCTTTGCGCTTTTCTTTATTTCTTCCGCTAAATTTAGTATTTCTGCCCCATATCCATTATACCAACAAATACAACTGATAGCATTTTCAACACTCTTATAAACACTACATTCGCTCATCAATTCTACCTCCAATCTTTTTTATTAATTTAATTATACCATAGCCAAAAAGAAAAGTCAAGGAAAAATACCTTGACTTAACTTTAATTATTGACAATCCCAACTAATATTTGAACAATTAATAAATGTTCTTGTTGTTTTTTCTTTTTCTTCTTCTGTAGTATCTGGATAAGCAGTCGCGGCTTCATAGTTATATCTATAAGAAGCAGTTACTAGTTTAGAACTACTTGTTTTAATTCTTGGAGCGTAGTTTCCGTCTGAACCTTGCTCTGGCGGCAAATAAAGTAATTGAGTAAAACTAATTTTATCTGGCTCAACTTGCTTCTATAAATATTTAACATCTCTTAAATTACTGCAATTGCCAAACGCTTCATTTCCAACAGACTATAGCTAACTACAGTTTAAAAAACTAATTTTCTTTAAGCCAGCAGAATTCTAAAAAGCATAGTTGCCAATTTTCTTTAAACTTGCCGGCATATGAGAAAATCCATCAGAAGTAGCATTAATATTGAGCAAATTCAAGTTACTCATATTTGCAAAAGCATAATCTCCAATTTCTTCAAGTACAGAAGTTTCTAACTCTACTGTTCCAGAAATCAAAGACCCATAGAAGCAATAATCTCCAATTTCTTTAATATTTGTAGATAAAACAATTTTATTTGCGTTTATAATATCTGCAAAATGTTCAAGTTTCGTCATTGTATTTGAAGTAATGATAGCATCAATATCACCATCTCTAAATACGTAATTAACGCCGCTTGAAGTATCAGGAGATTTAATTGTTTCAATAGAGCAATCATTACCAATTGAAATATAATAGCTGCCTTCTTTATAAATTGAATCATCTGTAAATATCTTTTGATTTGCTGTAGTTTCTCCGTTATAGTGAAATGATACTGCCTTTGAACCAGAAGTAATAACATAAGCAAGTCTTGCGCTATCACTTACAAATAAATAAAGTTTATTTGCTATTGCTTTATAAAAACCATTAGATAATTGTAATTGATATTTACCAGTGTCGCCGTCATGACGTTGGAATCCAATTATATCCGCTGTACCGCCTAAGTAAACTTTATAACAAGTTTTTCCATTTATTTCGATTGTATCATTATCATACTACATTCCATCTTGTTTTTCAATATATACATAAATACCATTTGAATCTTTTGAATAATATTTTGTACTTTTATCTACTGTTTCACCTAGCGCTTCAAGGTAATTATAAGCATAGTTGTTTAACGCATCTACATTTAGTGCTTCTCGATAAGACTTATTTAAATTACAGATTAAAACAAAAGAATCAGACGCAGTTCCTTGTGGAAATGAACCCGCATTACCAGAAGGTTTAACTGGAATTTTTTCACGAACATTTATTAAAATTGAGTCTGTTAATGAATCTAAGGTGGTTACTTTCAAAGTAAAAGTTTTACCCGATTCTGATTCTGTAAAAGTATGCTTGTAACTCATTTAATCAACCGCCTGTATACTATGTCCAGTTAATGCCTAATCCAGTATTAGTTCTAATTTTTTTCTAATCCTAAATTTCTTTTTGTCTTTTAGAAGCTGAAATAATACAATAATTATGATTTGTTATACCAGTTGTAGCATATGTCAAAAAATCTAACTAAACAGAGAAGCTATCCTTTTGGGCATTCCAGTTATCTCTGTTTATATCTTCTATATCCATTTTTCCTATTAATGCTTGAATAGATGCTTTATCAAAAGGAATATAATCTCCTGTTGAATTTATAAGACCATACGAAGAAAAAATTTCTATAGGTCTTACTTTTCCATAAGTTCCTGAACCATATCTCCATAAAGGAGGCCCTTGACAGCGCCAATATGAGCCGTATTTTTTATTTGTTACTTCCTTATAATAATATTCTGGAGTTAATTGTCCAAAATTAATATTTTTTACTTCATCATCATATCCTAAAGCTGGTATTGTATAACCGCGTCTATCGTTGACTGATGCATTCCAATTTACACCAGTCAACGTACCCAAAAATCCATCTACCAAAAAATCTTCTTTATCAGTATGTCTTGTTATACAACTAGCTTTATTTTTATAGCCAAATTTATCATACCATTCTTTATCACTAGGTTCTTCTTCTCCCATTACACTATTTTCTGGGGCATTAAATTTAATAATCTAATTTATTAATGTAGATTCAAAATCTGATAAATTTGAAAAAGGATTAAAGAATGTTAAGCTAAAAGAGGTATTATGAGGAAAGCAATCTGTTTGTCCTTGTGAGCCATTTAATGCACCTAATACTCCTTCTGCACACGAAAAAGATCTCATATTTGAGTAGTTGATTCTAATTTGAATTCTTCCTCCAGTTCTATCCCCAGAAGAAACAGTAATCCAATAATTATTTAAACTTTTAGGAATATAAGGCTATATATACTCGATTCTTACGCCACCTTGTTTTTGCATACCTTTTAAATTGCCTATTGCAGCTATTGCCTAAACATATAGTTGCTTTTTCTCCTCTTCGTTTTCTGCGCTGTTAAAATAATTTTCGAGAGAAGGATCTTTATCTAATAAATCCTATATTTTTTTATCTCCTATATATTTATCTTCTTCTTTCAAAGAACATCTTTTTAAACATTTCTAATTATCATCATCTTCACTTGCAAGTAAGATATCTCCGCCACCAATGATAAAACCTTCTTTAGGGACAATTGATGAGGTAAGTGCCCAGTGAATATTTCCTCCTTTAAGATGCCCATCATAGCCATCCATTACATTTGTTATAATAGAGGTATAATGAGAATCATCAAATTGTATTCTCATTTCCTTTTTATAATGGTCAGCTTCTAGATATGCCCACGGAATAGAAGTTCCCATAGCTGATTTTATAAAATTATTACTAACAAAAGCTTCGTATGCCAAACTATCCGATTTAGATAGTTGTGCCTAAACAGCATTTTCATAATTCTTTAACCAAGGTGTATCAATACTCGCTTCTAAAGTGTCACCTAGTCCTAAATCGCTTGGCAGTAATTTTAGTATTCTTAATAAAGCTAGTACAAAATTATTGAAGCTTTCATTATTCTCATTTTTTAAAAATTTTGTATACAAATTAATTAAATTATCATAATCTTCGTTCTTAGCCTGTCCAATATTCTCTTCTTTTATTCTTTCTAAAAAAAACTTTGCCGCGGCAAGATTAGTTACTGAATTATCATATACATCGTCAGTCGTAGTTGACATTTTATTTAAGAATTCATAAATAACTGCTGGTATCGTCCAGATTACAGAAACATTTTCGCCAACATTCGGATCTTTTGTTCTATAGCTATTATTTGCGCTAGTTGAAAAATTAACTAAAGTTTTTAAGAAGTTCCTAGTCATATCTTTTTTAGAAACTCTGGAAGCCGTTATACTGGTATAATCATCTGGTATCAAATCCCAAGTACAAATTTTAGACGTACCTAATTCATTAATAGCTAAATCTCTAAGTACAAAATTAAATCCCATAATATTAGAAAGAATTTCTGTTACAGGTTTTTTATTATTACCATCTCTTTCAATTTCAATTAAACCAATTTTTTGATCAGAAGTATCAATTGGTTCATTAAAAACAGGATTGCTGTATATTCCGTTTTCTTCAGTCATTGTATCCATTATTGTTCTATTAATATGAATATAAGCTTGATTAGATACTATCTTTTTGGCATACCAATAAGGGCCATAAAATTCTTTTTTAGAAAAAACATATGGACTAGCCAAATCATATGCAATTGCATGGTCTATATCTTCAGTTTCCTTGTGATAAATAATAACACACCCTATCTTATAACCAACGTCTTTTCCATAACATTCTTCTGCAAGTTTTTTATAAGGGCCATTCTCATTGTTCATCCAAACACAACATTCAGCTATCTAATCCTTTTTTCTCTTTAAATTCTATGTCAACTCTCCTACTTCCCACTCATATGAATTATCATTATTCTTTTTTGCTCTTATAGGATAGAAGGATATGGAATCAATAGTAATAAGTTCGTTAGAATTTTCATCTTCACCTAACATACGTCTAAATTCCTTGCCTTTATCTGTATAATTTGGATATATATTTAAATCAATTCTTACTTTTGTCTTTTGAGTTGCCTCTACTATTTTATTTATTCTATCATTAGTTTCAGATACTTTTTCTCCTAAACCATGTAAAGCTTCCCAAATTCTATATACATTATCCCATAACTATGCGATTTCTTTTAATATTCCCTTAATTAGTTCGTTTAGAGGACTATCTGGACTTAATAAATATTCACTGATTAGCCCAATAGTTTGAGCAATAACCCAGAAATTTCTATTTAAATCCTCAATTTCAACTCTTCTTAAATACTTAGGCATTAACAGTCTTATATACTTTTCTGTATTTATCCCATCAGCTTTATTCTAAGTATGAGTATATTGCATCTATTTTTTATTCTTCAAAACAGATTCAATTTTATCATCACCACGAACACTTTCATATGTTTGGCTATCAATATTTAAATCTGGTTTTACATAAGGCTCTTTAGAAAAATCAAAACCTGCATCAGAATTTATAGTATCCCCAATATCTCTTTGTCTGTCATCTGGATCGCTAGGGATTCGTTCTATCCAACTGTTCCATAAATTTCTTACACTTTTATTCCAATAATGGTGTTGTTCTGTGTCATTAAACCAAACATCAAACGAAAAAGAGGAAGGATAATCAATGTCTGGATCTAATCCTATCGTACTATTTAATTCAGACTCTTTTAAACTTTTTTCTAATTTTCTAAGAAAATCTTCAACATTCCATGTAGTACTATCTGCCACTATTATTCACCTCCGCCGCTATTCTCCTTTTCATATTTAAATCTATTATATAATTCTTTAAACGAATCCCATCCGTACATAGAAACAAAAGAAACGATAAAGCTACCTACTGCTCCATAAATTCCATTAATTACACTTGCTCCACCAAAAAGTAAAACGAAACCAATAGTTAAAATTAAAGAAATAATCATAACTAAAAGTTTAGTTGGAAACTTTTTAGGTAGTAAATTCTTTAAAACTTCTGTAATTAATGAAACAATAAAGGCTAGGCCGCCAACGATTCCTAATGATGTTCCAATTGAAATACCTAAAATAGACTCTATCATTATAATCCCTCCTATATAAAAAGTGCTACTCATCGTAGCACTCTTCTATTAAACTTTAACAACTCTAATTTGAATTTTATCAATTGTTTTGTTAAATATTCCTGCATAATCTGATGTTCCAGTAACCCAAGGTAGATAAGCTGAAGTACCTAGATAAGAAACTCTATACTGGACTTCATAGCCACTTACTCCTTCAAGCTTTAATTGAATAGCATCAATAGCTCTATTTCTAATTCCGGCACAACCGTTATTCCAATCTCTTGTATTATAACCAGTAACCCAACCTAGCCATCTACCGCTATGAGTATGGACACGATATTTAAGTGTTCCCCTACTAGTCTTCGCGGCAAGACCAGAAATACTTCTATTTTCCACACCAGCATAATCAGAATCATTAACTACCGCAGGATACCATTTATTAGCATATACGCAATAAGTAATATTAGGTGCAGTGGTTGGTTTTGAAGCACCTCCATTGGTATAGACTGCATTACCATTATTATCAAAAACAGTATAGCCAGACTTGCAAGCCTTCTTTGCATTTTCTAGGTTAGAATATGCCCCAATTTGAGATTTTGAATCTGCCCAAGTTTTTCTTATCCGATACATTTGAGTAGAGGTTGGAGTAGATGGAACTTTAGAACCGTTTAATTGAGAAAGATAAGTTGTTACTTTTGATTTGAATTGTGCCCAATGAGGGAGAATATATGCTGGACACATCTTGTAGCTATTATGTGCTGTATTTAAATAATCATTTGTTCCCTTTTTTCCATCTCTGACATTAAGCCAGTGAGTGTGTGTTGTTAATCCTTCCTCAACACTAAGCCCATATTTATGAAGAAGCCATGCTGCTAGCTTTGCACAATTATCTTCTGACTTTTTACTAACTGAATCTGTAGAGTTTCTCATAATACACTCAATAGCAATAGTTTTTCTGTTGCCGGGGCCATTTCCGTCAGCAGCATGGAATCCACTGAGGGTTAGTGGAAGATTTTGCCATGCACACTTATCATCTACATAATAGTGAACACGAACAGTCTTCATGTTACCGTTTCGACTTGCCCTAGTGTATTGTTCAGCAGGTGTAGTATTGGATGCTACATCAATCCAATCGGTATTATGAATAGTTATAGCAATTGGTTTTGCTGGTAGATTAGCCGTTGGCATCATAATATTATTTGGATTGTGTTTTGTTAATAAATATTCATTAACTTTAACTCCATTTATAGTTGTTGTTTTATCTGGATTTAATGGCATTATTATCAACCTCCTTAATTTAAGTTATTAATCAATGCTTCTGCAATCCTTGTCTATTCGTCTGTTAAATTCTCATCTTTTGTAATTTCTTTAATTGCCCCTAAAATTATTTTAACCTTATTTTCACTCTTAGCTTTAAAGTAGTAACTACATGTCGCCGCGCCAAGTTCTGTGAAAATAGCAGGTACTAAATAAATTAAAGGCTCAATTGTTTCTAAATTAATCATCTAATAAGTAGAAAAACCAACAATAAAGATTGTTAGAATTGTGATAATTAAAAGGAACAATTTTGATGTTTCAATTCTTTTCATTTCTTTCGCCTCCAAAGAAAAGTATAATGAGGCTTTTCTTCGTCAAATAATTTGTATCGTAGCCAATCATCTATAATGATTATTACAGTACTTAGCAATATCCATATAAAAGTAAAGGGTAGACAAATCTACCCCATTACATTTAAGGGTAAATTGGAGTAATCCCATATACCCATATTAAATTGAATATTTGCTATAAGTCCCGTAATAAATTCTATCCCAGTTATTATGCCGCCGCCTATAATTGATTGAATTTCTATTGGAGTTTCCCATTTGAAAACTTCATTTAGCATACCAACCATTAAAAATGCAAGACCACCAATGATAAACATTAGCCAATGGCTGTAGCCGCGATAGAGCATTTCAATACTAATATATGTCGCGCCACCAAACAGAAATAGAAATAAATACTTAAAGAACTTTTTTAGCATTTTATCAACCCGCAGTAATTGATTTTAGTACTGATTTGTATTCATCTTTTAATTCAATTCCATAATAAACAGCTTTTATTTCATCTTCTGTTTCTAAAGCTAAAATTTGATGCTTCAATAGGTTAAAATAAGTTGTATGATAAATAACCCATTTAGTTGCACTTTGAACTAATCCGCACATTTCTTCTGGTGTAAATACTCTACAAATCTCTCCATCCGCATGGTATGGAACTGATGCTCCAGATTGTGCAAGAGAATATAATGAAGTTAAGTTAATTTGGTCTGTAGTATTTAAACGATAGTGCTTTTCATTGTAATCAATACCATTAGTAATTGTAGTCTGACTAGTCGCTGACATTTCAGCAATTTTTCTTTCTTTTAGTTTTTCTAGTGCATCAATTTCTAAACTATTATCTTGTAAAGCATTGATGTTATCTCTAATTTCCATTCTATTAGATAATAATTTTGAAAAATCATATGGAAGAACGGAGCCTAGCATAAAGCTTTCAGTACATTTAAGAATTTGGTAGTCGGAATTATCCAATTGCTTTTTAAGAGTATCAATTTTTTCTCGTAAGACTTTATTCTCCTCGTTTACTTTTGCTTGATTTAGAAGAATATCAAAATTTTCATTGATGTATTCATTAGCATTATCTTTCGCCGCGATAACCAATTCATATTCATTATAAGTATAAGTATTATTTTTTTCTTCAATATTATCTCTTAACAGTACTTTATAATAATAATTACTAACTTTGTTAAGAGAATATTTTTCAACTGCTTCAATTGATTGTTTAATCACTCATATCCCTCCTTAAAAGTTAATATAATCTATTTTAATTAAATTAAAGTTACTGTTATCAGCTTTTTTAAAGCCTTCAATATACATGTAGTAGTCACCTACAACTGGCGAAGTATCAATTGCAGTGACATCTTTTTGAGAACTAAAGCCGGCATAAGCAAGAGTAATTGTTTTCACATAATCTTGTGCGGCGATTTTTTCTGTTAATTGGGTTAAAATATCATTTCTAGTATTACCAGTAGCAGTAAGAAAATGAATATTTAAAGTCTAATTCATCCAACTAGAAATATTACAATTAAATGTTAATAGGAAATCACCTGCAATAACATCAATTGGTTCTATAAATAAAATACTAGTATTTTTTTCTTGTTCTGACCAATTGGTCATATAAATACCATATTTTTCACTTTCTCCACCTATAAAATTATTTTGAGAAGCAACGCCTCCCCAATGAGTAACTATATCATTAAGAGTCATCCAATCTAAATCTCCATCTTTAATATAGCACTTATTACCCCAATTATTAAGAGTATCTTGTTGAGAAGTTGAAGTAGTGGTGTCTAGAATCGTTCCTTTTCTTACAGAACCTCCACTGCCTTCAAAAGTACCAGTAACACCAAAAATTTCTACGCCTTTTTTAATATTTTCGGGAAGTAGATTAGGACTTCCTTTAAGAATTTGATTACCGCTTAAATATTTTCCAAGTGGAATTGAAATATCTTCAATTGTTGGAATATATTCTTGTTCAGCTAAAGATTCTATAGCACCAGTAATCTTTTCTCCTTTTGCATATGCAGTTTTGCTTAGAAGAATATCCGATGAAGTTGCAGTTGCATCTGAGGTATTTAAGGGATCGGAAATAACTCTAATTTGTGAAATTTTCTTAGTTCCTTGATATACTGACATTTATTTCACCACCTTTTTTAACTAGTATAAGGAGTATTCAAAATATACACTGAAGAAGCGTATTCGATAATATCGCCACTTGCGAAATTTGAACCATCAATTTTTTCAAATGTGATTTTATTTGCATTCTGCACACAGTATACAAGAGATTTTGTTCCAGTGGAACTAATATATACTTGAATAGATGTTACATCATTCCGCGGCGCGAAAATCTCACTATACTGAGAGTTAATTGTGGCAGAAAAGCTTGAAAGTGCAGAATCGCTAACTGTAATACTTGCCCCGACACTAGCAATGCTACTGGCGACAATTACTCCATAGCCTGTCGAAATCACACCTACGCTATTTGAAGGAAGAGTAAATATTAATCCGAACTCTGTGGAATTTTCTTCAACAGAAACAGCTGCGGCGCTATTTGGAATGTAATCTGTATAATTTTTACTATCCAGTATTGTGCGCTCGCCTTCCCATGTATTCGTACCAAGTTGATTGTTCCACACCAAATTGTTATTTCTCTTCGCCTCGTGTCGCAAATACATTCCAAAGTGTCTTCCTGCGTTATCCCCATTTCTATGCCTGATCGAGATTATGCTCGATGTTTTTGAGTTTGCATCTTTATATGAACCAAGAAACGACCGAGTGCGTGGGAGATACTCCTGTATTGTATTAGAACCAATTGATAACTCACCGCACGCCAACAATGTGTTATTTCCACTCTCGGATATTACCCTACCTATATCAACTAGAATCTCTGCTTTATTTGTCAGCATGTCAATATTTCCAGTCATTACGCCACCAGTTTTTGGCAGCCAGCTTGACTCATCTAAACTGTCTAGCTTAGCCTTATCTTCTGCACTCATAAGACCAGCAGTAGTAGTAGACGCATTATTGTATGTCGTATCTTTCGCGCTGATGGTAGTATCATTAATTGTGATATTTGCGCCAGCAGTTAGTTTGTCTTGCTTACCGGAAATGTCCTAATGTTCCTATAATGCACTGTTTGCTTTGTCTAAACTAGACTAAACGGTAGTATTTAAATCATCTTTAGGTATTCCATTAGCAGGCTTAACATAAAATTTATTCTTTATTTTATTCCAAAGGGTTTCTATGGTGTGCAGGGTAAATAATTTGCTATCCACTTCACACTAAAATATCATTTAATTCAGCGTCGGTTACTTCTACAGGTCTATCAACTAAATCACTATAATTCCCAGTAAAAGCAACAGTCTTTAGATCTTCTAAATATTTAGCAATTTTTCCTAATATTACACCTAAGCTATCACCAGATTGAATAGGTTCTCTTGTTTCTGCTTTTGTAAACTGAACGATTGTATCTTCAAGATTATCATTTGTAATAATATAAGTCCAATCATCTTTCTTGTCTGCAAGTGCTTCATACTCTTCTTTAGTTCCATACCACACTTTAAAAACATTTTCGTTATTATAACCAAGACTTCCATTGATATCGTTTAACTTATCTAAAACATCTTTATTTTCATGAGTATGGCTATCACCATTTTTGCCATTATAAACAGTAAAAGTAGAGCTAGTATTATCTGAATAAGTAATAGTATAAGTATCTATCGCTCCTGCAAGTCCAGCAATATCTCCACCAGTGCTTGAAGTAAATTCAATTGAATTAATTCCTCTTCCGGCGCTACCAACTAAAGTACTAATTGGAATTAAATTATTCCATTCTTCTGTTCCGGCTGTTCTCCATTGAATATATGTTTCAGAAGTACCTAATTCAATATTCTTTCCATCAACACCCGGAGGGCCTTGCTCGCCGTTTTCTCCTTGAAGTCCCGTTTCTCCTTTATCTCCTTGGTCGCCCTTATCACCTTTAAGTGCCGCGACAGCAATTAGATTCATCCAAGCTAAATCTCCAACTACTCTCCATTGGATGTAATCTCCGTTTACAGCAATTTCAATTGACTTTCCGACTTCACCTTGTTCACCTTTTTCACCTTTTGCCCCATCAATGCCGTCATTAATTTCAAAAGTATGCTCGCCAGTAGAATCTGTAATAGTAACAGTTGTAACTTTATCTATCTTAGAAGTAGAAACCACTGGACTAAAGCCAGACTCACCTTGTACACCTTGTAGACCTTGCTTGCCCTGTGGGCCTTGTGGACCAATTACATTACCAATTTCATTGCTTGTACCATCACTATATGTAATAGTCATAATACCAGAATCATCAATTGTAACTGTTGAAATTCCCTTGCCTGCTGGGCCTTGAATATTACCCGCATCATCAAAGCCATTAATAGCAGTTTCTTTTAAGCTATTAGTATAAACCCATAAATGACCATTAATTAAATAACAATCTCCTATTTTCTGACCTATTGAAGGTAATTCAGAAGAATTATTTAATGAACCCTTAATATTAATTGAAGTTCCGTCTGCGCCTTTTGCATTACCGGCATCAATAGTAGAGCCAGAAGATAGGGTTAAAATTAGATGCCCATCATTATTAATTGATGCGGCAGTAATAGATACACCCTATAAGCCTTGCTCTCCTTTTAAGGATTCTACCCATTGAGTTTCAGTGCCGTCAAATCCTGTATCAAGAGCACTTTGATAAGCAGACTTACCTTCCGTTCCATTCTCTCCCTTTTCTCCTTTATCACCAGTTTCTCCTTTTAATTCTACATAAGTATATTCAGATTCACCAGCCTTTTTAATGCCTAGTTTAGTTCCGAGCCAATTAAATTCTAAAGATTCTCCATCAGCACCCTTTAAAGAGTCTAAAGAAACTAGGTTAATATAATTAAGTCCATTATCAATAGATACTTGAATATAATTAGATGAAACTCTGAAAATAGGGGTTATGCCGTCCTTACCATTTTGTCCGTCTTTTCCGTTTGTACCGCTCTCACCTTTTGCACCATCTCTACCGTTATTACCATTCTGAACAATAAAAGTAGAAGTTGAGCCATCAGTATAAAGAATTTGATAAGTATCTTTTGCTCCAGCTTCACCGGGCTTTGTTCCTGTAGAACTTAAAATCCAAGATATTTCTTGTATTCCTCTACCATCTTGTCCAGTTCCTCCGCTAGAGGAATTAGATGTTCCAATAAAAGGATTAAAACTCATTTAAATCACCTCTTTATTAATATATACAATAAAAATTCTGCTATGAGCAGCCATTCGTCATATATAATTCATTAATATTTAAATAATATTCCCCTTCATAAGGAGAAATAAAATAGCCATTAGTAGGAACTACCATGTTATTTTGATTTAATTTAAACTATGTTCCTTTTTCAGCCTCAAAACCTACAAAATGAAGTTTAAAATTTGGATTGTTATATCCTTCTTTTTGTAGTTGCTCATAAATTTTATTTACAATATTATCTGCCGGCCCAGCATCAATAGTAAATACTCTATAATTAGCAGCCATTACATTCCCTCCCTATAGTATTAAATAGTTCTTTTATTTCACCAACTTCCTTATAATTAGTATCAAATAACATTAATTTTACAATATCATTCTCCCTAAAATGACCTTGTAATAAACCTATTAAACTTTTTGCATTTATAATGAAATCTTCATTCTCTTTTGTTAAATAAATAGTTGTTTTATATTTATTTAATTCAAAATTTAAATTAGCCGCAGTTCTTGCTACTATATCTCTTTGTATATGATATATAGTAGAATATTCATTAATTTCACTTTGCATTTTCTTTCACTCCTTATTATATAGTATATAACACTTTATAAAAAATGTCAAATACTTTAGAATTAAATTTTAATTGTTGACTTTTCTTTTTGGTTTATATATAATATTATATATAGGAGGGATGAGAATGAATAATTCAATCAATTATTTACAATCAAATCTGGATTTTACAAGACAATTTTATAAGTTTCTTCTTAATAAAGAAGCTATAGAATATCAAACAAATTATTATATACAAAAAATAATGAATAATATAGTAAATCAAGTAAAAAATAATGAAAATATTGAATATATTATTCTTGATTATAATGATGATATGTTAAGCTATATTAATCTATGTATTATTAATAATTGTTTATATTTTTTAAATACTAATTATAAATTATTAATTTGGGGAAATATAAGAAAAACTAAAAAATATATATTTGATAGCAAACAATATAAAAAGATTAAAAACAGAGATTTAAAAAATTATACATCGAATAGTATTATTATCTCTAGTTTTAATCCTATTTATAAAGTCTCTGATTATTGGAAAAAATTCAGTAAATTCAAATTAGTAATTAAACCACTAGAACATATGACCTATGAGGAAATTAGAACTTGCTTATTTTTCTATGAACCAAAAGATAATATTAAATATCTTAATGACTGTAGTAAATTTTTAAATAGTAAGAATGTTGAAAAATTTAAATATAATTATAAAATAGAAAACATTTACAAAAATAACTTATCGGAAATTATAGACGCATGTTCTCATTTGTTTATCTATATTTCAAAAAATGATACAGATGATATACTAAAAGAAAAAATTAGTAAAATTAATGAAAATAAAGATATCATTATTCTCTATATTATTGATGATGATATGGAAGAAAGAGATTTGTTTAAAAATCCTATTTTCACAACCATAGAAAATCCAAGTCAAGAACCTAATAATTTTAATATATTTAAAAGGAGCGTATATGATGAAACTATTTGTAATTAATGGACACAATCAAGTTGGTAAAGACACTTTTGTTAATATGATAAGTGATATTGCCATCCAACATCAAAAAACAATAGTAAACTATTCTACTGTTGATTATGTTAAATATATTGCAGGACTGTTTGGATGGGAAGGAGAAAAAGATAACAAGAGTAGAAAAATGCTTTCTCAATTAAAAGATATGCTAACGAAATGGAGAGATATTCCATATACTAAATGTTGTCAAGAAATTAGTTATTGGACTTGTGGTAATGCCGCAGCAATGTTTATTCATTGTAGAGAGCCGGAAGAAATTAAAAGATTCGTTAAAGATTATAATGCTACAACTATTTTAGTAGAAAGAAATAATGTAGAGCAATGTCTATCTAATCACGCAGATAAAAATGTTCTTAATTATAATTATGATATTATAATCAATAATAGTCGCGGCTTGACTGAACTAAAAAAAGAAGCAAAAATCTTTTATGATACTTTTATTAAGGATTGACTTTTATTATAACCTATGATATAATATTATTGTAAATGAAAGTGAGGTAATTAAATGCAGCCTATTTGTGGTATCTATAAAATTCAAAATAAGTATGATGGAAAATGTTATATAGGTAGGTCAATAAATATTCTTGGACGTTGGCAACAACATATTGAACAGGGATATGAAACTACTGAATTAGAAGATTATTTTCACTTTGAACTTGCTCATCATACAGATTATTTTACTTTTGATATACTTGAAGTTTGCGGCGAAAGTGAACTTAATGAAAAGGAAAAATATTGGATTGACCAATTTAATTCAATCAAAGATGGCTATAATAAAGTACAAGCAGCAGTAATTAATTCTACTAATGCAAAAAAGAAAGTCTTAACTCAAAAACAAATTGTTGATAAAATTAACTCCCTAATTGGCAAACCTTTGACTAAGAGTGACAAGGCCGCATTGGTAGATTTCTTTGATTTGAGAGATACAAATGGAAGGCAGCGTAAGTGGCCTTCTATTAAAAAGATGATTATTAATAATGGACTTTCTGTTATTGAAACAAAAAGAAAAGATAAAAATGGACAGTTAATTAATTGTTCAATTATTTCTATTGATTGGAAGTAAAGGAGATTTGATAAATGATTATTGGAATTGATATTGATGGAACAATTAATAATCTTGGAGAAACAGTATTAAAAATTTATAATAGAGATAGCGGCGACAATCTACAAATGAAAGATATTAAAAAATATCATATTGAAAACTATGTTAAGCCGCAATATAAAGATAATTTTTATAAATATTTCTCATCTGGAGAAGTATGGCGGCAAATTGAATTTATTCCGAGATGCAAAGAATTTATCTCTAAATTATTTAATGATGGACATACTATTTATTTTATTACAAAAACAGAGCCACGAAATTTCTTTAAAAAAGCTAGCTGGTTAGAGCGTAATTTTCCATATCTTGATATTCGAAAATGTTTTTTCAATTGTCCCAATAAGAAATTAATGAATATTGATGTTATGATTGATGACCACTTAGATAATCTAGGTGGTGCTCAAAAGTTTAAAATTATTTTTGATTACCCTTATAACAGAGATTTTGCCTTAAAAGATATGACTTATTTCCGTTGCTATAATTGGGAAGAAATCTATGGTGTTATTAATATGCTTAGTGGAAAAGCTTGATTTTTCTTTTTGATTATAGTATAATTAAAGAAGACAAAGAAAGAGGTATTTAAATGGAAATTATTATTGATAAATATGATTTTTGGAATATGGAAGCTGCGAAATACTATTCTTTTCCAAAGAAATTTTCTGTAGCTGAAAAGAAAGAAAAAGCTAAATATATGTGTACTTGCGGTGAATACTATGGCAGCATTAAGGTTGATGGAGCATGGAATATGCTTATTAAAGATATGGAAGGCAATTTCCATTTAAGAAGTCGAACAGAATCAGTCAATGGCGGTTTTACGGATAAGGCAGAATGGATTCCGCAGATTACTAAGGAATTATCTTATCTTCCAAATGGAACAGTCTTGTTAGGAGAAATTTATTTGCCGAATAATGAAGGTAGTCGCAAAATTACATCAATTCTCAATTGCTTAAAAGACAAGTGCCTAGAACGGCAGAAGAAAAATCCATTACATTACTATGTTTTTGATATTATTGCTTATAATGGAGAATCTTGGTTAAAAAAACCCTTTAAAGAGAGAATTAATCAAAAGATTATTCACTATGGAGAATATTGTTCTGAAGCTGTTTATTACTCTGGTGAAGCGCTTTGGGATTTATATGGTTCTGTTATTGCCGCGGGACGGGAAGGCATTGTTATCACACATCAAGACTATCCTTATTGCCCCGGAAAGAGAACAGCATGGAAAACTCTTAAACTAAAGAAGGAACTTCAAGATACTATTGACGCTTATGTAACCGGTAATTATCGTAAACCAACAATGGAATATAAAGGAAAAACAGCGCTTGAAGAATGGAATTATTGGGTTAATACTAAAACTGGAGAGCGATTTACTTCTAATCAATTTAATTCTTATCTTAATGGAGAACCAGTGATGCCGGTTACAAAAATTTATGCTATGGGCTGGGCTTCCGCAATTGAATTTGCAGTCAAGAAAAATGGAGAAGAATATTCTATTGGTTATATTTCTGGTATTCAAGATAGATTAAAAGAAGAAATTATTACAAAGCCCGAAGAATGGCGTGGAAAAGTTGCTGAATTAAATGCAATGGAAATTCAAGATGTTGATAACACTGGACATTACACTTTGCGGCATGGCGTAATTGTAAAATGGAGAGATGATAAAACAGAAGATGATTGTGATTTCTCTCAAATTAAGTAAGACTAAAAAACTATAAAATTTTTATTAAATTAATACATTATTTTGATAGGAGATAGAAGCGATTCTATCTCTTTTTATTTTATCTAAAGAGGTGAATAGTTAATGTATGATTGTAAGAATTTTATGACACCTATTAAATCTGATAAGCCATTACCACCAGATAAAAGTATTCGTGTTAGATGCTTTACTTGTTCCAAATTTCCTGTATGTTCAATACGTTCTGACTATCTTAAAACGGCGCAATTAATTGAAAATATAGTAGGGAAGCCAAAAGACGATTATGAAATAAATTGCTGCGCTCCATATCTTCCTCATTTTGATGGTACTCTAGTTGAGAAACCAGAAGAATATCTACCAACAGAAATTACAAGCGAAAAAGATACAAAAGCAACACTGTTTAAATTAAAATATATAGATTCAAATAATTTTAATTTCGTTTATTTTGTTGATCCTTACTATATTATTTTCTCAGCAAAATATAATGAAGAAACAAAAGTATTTAATATATCTGATGGGGTAGAGCCATATTATGGTGCAATCTTTAAAATAAATAGTAAACACAATGATGATATTCAATTGGGTTTAGCAACTCTTAAAGAAGATTTAGAAGCAAAAGAGCCAGAAGAAAAAGATGTTATTAACGTCACCGCTTTTTCCGCTGAATTAAATTGTCAATTTTACGAATGGGAACACGGTCTATCATATGAAGACGGATTGAGAAGAATGGTTGCACAATATCCAGATGGTATTAAATTAGATGATAATACTTATTATTATTTAGCTACATATCATATTGAACCTAAAAAAACTCCATGCTATCATCCGAATAACGGAAAGGTAGGTTTTATACCAATGCCGTATCCAGTATTTATACCACCTAAAAAATGTTGTAAACCGCCAACAAGGGATGAGGTTAATGAGTTCTAAAGGAGAAAAGAAAATAGAAAGAATTTTATCTATTAATGGTTTTTCTTATAAAAAAGAGATTAGTTTTAATAATTTAAGAGGATTTAAGCAACCTTTAAGATTTGATTTTGCTGTTTATAGAAATAATAAATTTCTTTTTCTTTTAGAGGTAGATGGTCAATAGCATTTTGAATATATTCCATATTTCCATAAAACAAAAGCAGGTTTTAGAAAAGAAATTATTATGGACGAAAAAAAGAATTCTTTTTGCCTTTTAAATAAAATACCTTTAATTAGAATACCTTATTGGGCATTAGAAGAATTAACGATAAGAGATATATTGACTAATAAGGATTTTATAGTAAAATCAAAACATCATTATTCCTACTTCAATAATGGAGGTGGAAACAAATGACAGAAATAATTTCATTATTATTAACTATTAGTGGAGTTTGCGGCGCGATAGTAACAATAATTGGTTGCGCAACTTTATTAGCGAAAAAACCAAAAAAATGGATTTAGAATTTAATAAAAGAAACAGAACTTGATTCTCAAAAGGAGATTAAAAATTTATTAAAGAATATTGATTCAAAAATTGCAGATAATAAAGATGGAACTTTAGCAAGTTTAAGACATTCTATTACAGACATATATGAAACTTATGAAGATAAATAGGAAATGCCGCTCCATATAAAAAAGGATTTATGTTCTTTATATGAAAATTATATTAAGCTTGGTGGCAATAGTTATGTTGTTGAGCTATTTGATATAATGCACAATTGGAAAATAAAATAAAATTAAGGTCAAGAGATTAATTCTCTTGACTTTTTTATCTATTTATATTATAATATAAGTATGAATAAATAGAAGGAGGTAATTAAATGATTACTGTTATGAAACGCGGCGAGAGTGAAGGCTTCAATTCTAATCGTATTAGAAATGCTATTATTCAAGCAGCGAATCAAATTTCTTATCCAAATTTTGATTTGATTGATTCTTTAACTAATAAAATCTGTAGATTAATTATGGATAAAAGTAGAGATAATCGGATTGAAGTTAAAGAAATTGAAAATATTGTAATGAGCGTTCTTTATAGTGATGCGCCGGATATTGCTAGAGAATATTCGAGTTATAAGATGGATAAAGAAAGAATGGCTAAAAATCCTACTGAAATTGAAAAAGTTCTTTATTCTTTAGAAGGAGTAAAAGAAGAAAATGCAAATAAAGATACTACATTAACACATATTAAAAATTCTTATTTAGCTGAAATTCCAAGTAAAGAAGCGATGAGAGGAGCATTACCAAAAGCAGCATTAGAGGCTCATGATCGTGGTGTAGTATATTTTCACGATATGGCTTATTCATTTAGAAGCATGGAAAATTGTCGTTTACTCAATCTAGATGAATTATTATAGAATGGCTTTGAACTAGGTGGCCGCTGGATTGAGAAACCAAAAAGCTTTTTAACTGCTTGTACTATCACTACACAAATTCTAAGCCATGTAACAGGTAATTCATATGGTGGTTGTACTATTGATCTATTACATTTAGCTAAGTTCGTTGACATAAGTAGAAAGAAAATTGAAAAAGAAGTAGAGAATGAAATTAATCTAGTGTTAAATGAAATTTCCGACACTTATAAGTTTAATTATGAAAAAGTGAAAACTGAAATTGTAAAAAAGCGTTTACAAAAAGAAATTGAACAAGGTATGCAATGCTTTGACTACCAAAATTCAACATTGTGTAGTTCTGTCGGGCAAGCAGTATTTTTGACTGTTTCTGTATATTTAAATGAAGATTCTAATTATACTAATGATTTAATTTTAATTTTTAAAGAGATGTTAAAGCAAAGAATTAATGGAGTAAAGGATAAGAGTGGTGTCAGAGTAAATCCTAATTTTCCAAAAATCCTTTATTTCTTAGATGAGGATACTATGAAAGGCGGAAAATACTATGACATAACTAAATTATGTGCAGAATGTTCTGCTAAGAGATTAGTTCCAGATTATATGAGTGTAAAAAAACATATGGAATTAAAAGGTATTTGTACTCCAAGCATGGGTTGCCGTGCGTTGCTTTCTCCTTGGATAAATCCAAAAACCGGAAAATTGCAAGTATGGGGCCGAGGTAATTGTGGAGTACAATCTTTAAATTTGCCTTATATTGCAATGGAGAATAATAAAGGACATTCAGAAGAAATCTTATTTAAAAACTTAGATCACTATTTAAATATTGCTTATCAAGACATGTTATGGAGAATTAATCATGTAGCAAAAATTAAAGCTGGTTCTTGTCCTCTTCTTTGGGTTTATGGTGGAATGGCTAGACTGAATCCAGAAGACAGTCTTGAGAAATTGGTATATGGTGGCTTTTATACTTGTACACTGGGATATAGTGGCTTATATGAATGTGTAAAGTACATCACTAATAAAAACCATTGGGAAGAAGGTGAAGGGAAGGAATTAGCTAATAGGATTTTAAACTATTTAAATGAAAAAAATAAAGAATTTGGAGATAAAATAAATGTAAGTATTGCTTTATATGGAACTCCTGCAGAAGCACTTACAGATAAATTTGCAAAAGCTTGTTTAAGAGATTTTGGACAAGTTGGAGACGGAACCCAAAGGACTTATTTAACTAACAGTTACCATATTCCTGTATTTCAGAAAATTAATGCTTTTAGTAAACTATCTAACGAAGCACAATTTAGTGATAAAACGCAAGGGGGCAGTATCTCCTATATAGAAGTCCCCAATCTTTCTAACAATATTGGTGCTATGCTTGAATTGATAGAACATATTGGTAATAATTGTCTATATGCTGAAATAAATAGTGAAGTCTCTCAATGTGAAAATCCGGATTGTCTATTTTCTGGATATGATTTTAAAAAAATTGTAAAAAATGGAGAAATTAGATGGCAATGCCCCAAGTGTGGAGAAATGGAGCGGGTTCGGACAAACTATCGTGTATGTGGCTATTTGTCTACACTAAATCATCTGACTGAGGGCAGGGCAATGGACGTATTTGATAGAGTAAAACATTTAAATTAACGGAGGATATATGGACGAAGAACTTATTGATAAAATTAGAGAATATTATCTTGAACAGAATCATACTCAAGTAGAGACATTAAAATATTTTGATATTTCTAAATATAAATTGACAAAAATCATAAAAGAAAATAATTTATATAAAAGTAGCGAGTCTAAAAAGCAAAAATGCAAACAGGGCGCAAAAAGAACTAAAGAAGAACAAGAAAGAATTAATGAAAAAAGAAAGCAGACGTGTTTAGAAAGATATGGAGTTGAATATAGTTGGCAGGCAAAAGAAGTCAAGGATAAAATAGGCGACACATTAGAGAGGAGATACGGAACAAGAAATTTAAGGGAAATTGATGAAGTAAACGAAAGAAGAAAGCAAACGTGCCTAGAGAGATATGGTGGAGAAACTCCTTTTCATAGTCAAGCGATTCAAGAAAAAGTAACGGACACATTGTGTGAACATTATGGACGTAGAAGTAGTACAACTCAATTGTCTGAAAAAGCAATAGAAGTTTTTAGTAGTGAGAAAAATTTTCGAGATTTTCTTTTAAATATCCCAGAAGAAAAAAGAACCTTATATGAGATTGAAAAAAGATTAGGATATAGTGGCTCTTTATTCTATAAATATTATCATAAATATCATTTAGAAACTATTCCTTATAAATCTAGCAATCATTCAAGATATGAAGATGAGATATGTGATTTATTAAAAACAATGAATATAGATTTTGAAAAAGGAAATAGAAAAATTTTGCAAGGGCAAGAAATAGATATTTATTTACCAAGTTATAAAATTGGAATTGAATTTAATGGAAACTATTGGCATGATGATGAACATCGTCCTAAAAACTATCATCAAGAAAAAAGTTTGAAAGCAAAAGAAAAAGAAATTTTTATTTATCATATTTGGGAAGATGAATGGAAAAATAAAGATAAAAGGGAAATTATTATTAGCCAATTAAAAAATTTAACAAATCAATCTAATAGAATTTATGCTAGAAATACAGAAATACGCCAAATTACAGCAAAAGACTGTCATATTTTTCTTGATGAAAATCATTTACAAGGCTTTCGAGCAGCGTCTTTTTATTATGGTTTATATTATAAAGGAGAATTAGTTAGCTGTATGACATTTGGATGTAATTTTTTGGGCCGATCAAATGTAATGGAGCTTTTACGCTTTTGTAATAAAAAAAATATGACTGTAATTGGTGGAGCAAGTAAGCTTTTTAAGAAATTTTTAAAAGATAATCCAGAGATTAATGAAGTTATTTCTTATTGTAATATCTCAAAAGGAAAGGGAAATTTATACTATAATCTGGGAATGTCTTTTGTTAAAATTACAAAACCAAATTATCGTTGGGTTAATTTAAAAACAAATGAATCTATTAGTCGATATGCGACACAAATGAAAGATGAAGATATAATAATGAAAAATGAGGGATATTTAAAGAATTATGATTGTGGTAATTATGAGTTCATTTGGAAAAAATAATTATACACCAAATGCAGGACGTTCATCTGACATTTATAATCGAGTAAAGCACTTAAATTAATAACTTATAAAGGAGAGATCTATTGACTTCTCCTTTTCTTTATGATATAATAAGTAAAGAAAATTAAAAGGAGGAGAAAGAAATGAATTATGCTGATATTATATACTATGATACTGGGAATTCTCATGGTATCTCTACTACCTTATTCGTTAGTGGATGTGATATGAACTGTCCTAAATGTCATAATCCACAAGCACAAGATTATAATTTCGGGAGACCGTTTACTGAAAAAGAAGAGAAAGAGATTCTTGAATCTTTAAAAAATCCTTATATTGATTATTTTGTTTTAAGCGGCGGTCAACCATCAGCGGATAAAAATAAAGAAGTTTGTTTACAATTGTGTAAGAAGATTAAAGATGAAGTGCCGCGAATAAAGATTATTCTATATACTGGTCATAAAGTGTTGGATATTGACTATAGGTTTTATAATTATTGTGATTATATTATTGATGGAGAGTATAATCAAAGTAATGTTACTCCAACTCTTGATTTGAGAGGTAGCACAAACCAAAACTGTTGGGAAGTCGAAAGGACAGCTTTAAGAGATAAAAGTAAAGAAGATAAAGATATGGCATATAGCGCGGCATTTTTAATTAAAAGAGATAATTATTTTAAAACTTTTGATGAATCTTCTACAAATAAAGAGAATCCTATATTTTATTTGGTTGTTATGGATGAAATAGAGGTTACTTCATTGGATGATGTGCAAAATATAAAATCATTTAATGAGCCACCGAAGAAAAACGACTATAAGACAAAAGAAGAATACTATAAAAATATAAAAGATTATAAAATATATTTAGAATATTTGAAAGAAATTGGAGATTTTGGTGAATGTAAAAGATTAAAAATCTTAGAGAATCGAGGTGATTTTCATTAAGGGTGCGATAATAGGTGATATTATAGGTTCTATTTATGAATTTGATAATTATAAAGGAGATATAGATAGTTTAGAACTTTTTACTCCTTATAATTCCTTTACGGATGATACAATAACAACATTAGGAATATGTAAAGCTTAGCTAGAAAAGAAGTATCCTACTGTAGTTGATTATGCTAGAAATTTATGGACTTTTTGTAGAAAATATCCAGACTTATCTTATGGAGCATCTTTTAATAAATGGTTACAATAGAATCCACCAAAGCCATACAATTCTTATGGAAACGGTGCGGCGATGAGAATATCTTCTATTCCATACTTTTATAAAGATAACTCTAAAAAAGCTATTGATTAGACTTATTTAGCAACGTGGATTTCTCACAATCATTAGGAAAGCTATAATGCTGCAATGAGTGTAGTTAGTACTATTTGGCTAATAATCAATAATAAGATTAATATTACTGAAATTAAAGACCGAATAGAATTTGTATATGGTGATTTACCACCAATCCAAAAAATTCAATTTAACGAAACTTGTCAAGAAACTATACCCATATGTTATTCTATACTTCTAAATAGTTCAAGCTTTGAGGATGCAATGCGTAAGTCTATTTATGTTGGCGGCGATACTGATACTATATGCGCAATTGTAGGTAGTATGGCAGAACCTTTATTTGGGATTCCAAAAGAAATTGAAGATAAAATATGGGATTATTTAGATAATGATATGAAAGAGATTATTAGAAGATTTGAACAGGTGATAAGTTAAAATGATTCTTAATGTAATTTTTGTAATAGAAATACTAATATTTTTAATAAGTTTGCTTTGTGAAATATGCGCACCATCTGTTGTGATTAGTGAAGAAGATGAATAAAGGAGGGATGTTTTTGGTTTATGTTGGAGGAAAGAAAAAACTAAGTAAATTTATCTGTCCAATTCTTTAGAAAGAGTTGGATAAAGGTGCTTATGAAGCATATGTCGAACCTTTTGGTGGAGGCGGTAATATCATAGAAAATATAAAATTTAATAATAGAATTTTTTGTGATATTAACCGCTATTTAATTGCCTTTTATCGAGCATTAGTATCAGGGTGGAAAATGCCAGAACCAAATAGTTTTGGGCCAGAACATTATAACGATGTTAAAAAATCCTTTAAATTAAAGGATGAAAAATATCCAGATTACTACTATGGCTATATGATGTTTGTACCTAGTTATAAAGGTAAAATGTGGGGAAGTTTTGCAAAAGATGGCAGTAGATTATACCAAAAAGAACAGTATATATCTGTAATTGAACAATTACCTAAAATTAAAGACTGTATTTTTATTTGTAATTCTTATCAAAATTTGAAGTTAGAAAATAGCTTAATTTATTGTGATATTCCTTATAAGAATAGTAAAAAACAATATTATGGTGAAATTTTTGACTATGGTGAATTTTATGATTGGTGTAGAGAAATGAGTAAATATAATAAGATTTATATTAGCGAAACTCAAATGCCAGAAGATTTCCAGATAGTTTGGGAGAAACCATATAAGAGAACTTTAGCTAATCAAACTAAAGGAATTGAAACTATTGAGAAATTATTTACGATTTAAAGGAGGAGTAAAATGTTAAATTTATATGACTTATTAAAAGTATCATTAATTGATGCGACGAAAAAAGAATAAAAAAATATGTGTACAAGTTCTTGGCGAGTTAGAAAAAGATATTTTAGATTCTTTAGAAAGAAAGAGCGTGAAAGTATCTATAGTAAAAGGCTGTATAGACTATTTATATGAAAACGGTGGTAAAATAAGACTATATTTTATTCCTAAAGGGCAAGAAGCGTATATGTCTATTAACATGGTTAGCGATTTTGATGAAATATATTTACCGCTATCAAGTCAATTTCATAAGACAGTTATAGCTATAAAAGGTGTCACAGAAATAGAGTCTTATTTTTATAATGATTATACTACTAATGAAATTAATCAAATTTTATCAAACCTTTCATTAGATGACGAAAGAAAGCTTTACAACGAACTAAGAGGAAGTATTGAAAAACGACTTGATGAAATTAGAGAAGAGTTAAGATATACGTAATAAGATAAGTCAAGGTTAAAATAGCCTTGACTTTTTCTATTAAGGATGATATAATTAATATATAAAATAAAAGGAGGGAATTAAATGCAAGATAATTACGGCGTTGAAAATATATCTCATCTTGAAACACGAGAAGCAATGAGAAGTCGAATTGAAATGTACTTAGGTAGTAATACCACGGATGGTATATATCAAGCTTTTAAAGAAATAATTAATAATTCTATTGATGAAGCCATTGCTGGATATGGTGATAAAATACTTATTAGAGTTAATGAAGAATCAAATTCAGTTGAAATTAGAGATTTTGGGCGCGGAGTTCCATTTGGAATTGTAGATGGAAAGAATATTTTAGTTGCCATCTACACAGAAGCACATACCGGTGGAAAATTTGACAAAGGAGCATATAAAAATAGCAGCGGCTTAAACGGAATTGGAGGTACAGCAGTATGTATGTCCTCAAAAATGTTTAAAGTAACATCAATTAGAAATAATATTTTTGCGGAAGCTTGTTTTGAAGAAGGTAATTTACTTTCATATAAAGAAGATAAGTGTGAAGTAGATACACCAAATGGAACTTTAGTGGCTTTTATTCCAGATAAAGAAGTATTTAAAAATATGGAAGAAAGTTTTTCTTTTGACAAAATTTGTGCAGAAGTTAAAAATATTGCTTATTTAAATAAAGGAATTCATTTTATTGTAGAAAAATATCAAGGAGAGTCCGTAGAATATTATTCTAATGAAGGCATTGCAGATTTTATTAAGGAGAAATCAAAAAAACCCTTAATGAAAAAACCTATTATTTGTTCCGCTAATGATGAAACAGATGAATTAGAAATTGCTTTTATGTGGACTGGTGGAACTGACTCATCCTATGTCTTTGTAAATGGGTTATATGTCCCAGAAGGCGGTTCTCCAATTACTGGTGCAAAAACAGCTTTGACGAATTCAATGAAAAAATTAAGCGGAAAGAATTTTGATTCAGAATTGATTCGTAAAGGATTAGTTTATGCAATTAATTGTAAAGTAACGAATCCGTCATTTGCTAATCAAACAAAAACTAAAATCAATAATCTTAATTTAAGGACTTTAGCTTCACAGGCTTTTAAAAAAGGATTAGAAGAGTTTTCTCATAGTCAAGATTTTAAGACTATCGTTGATATGCTAACTAAAATTCAACGAGCAGAAAAAGCGGCAGATAAAGCAAGGGAAGCGATACTTAACCAAAATAGAGAAATTGACAAAGAAACAAAAAAGAAAATTATTTTAGCCGAAAAATTAGTTGATTGTAGGAAACATGATAAAGACTCTATGCTTTTCTTGGTGGAAGGAAAGAGTGCTAAGGGCGCGATTGTTAAAGCGAGAAATTCTAATACTACTGCTGTTTTTGATTTAAGAGGAAAAATGATTAATGCATTAAAAAATCAAGAAGAAAAAGTTGCAAGTAATGAAGAGGTAAAACAGTTACATATAGCTTTTGGTTGTGGAATTGGAGAAAAATTTAATATTAATAAGTTACGTTATGGAAAAATTGTTTTAGTAGCAGATATGGATAAAGATGGCTTTGCTATTAATTGTCTTATTTTAACTTTTATTTATAGATTTTATCCGGAACTTATTAGGCAAGGTAAAGTATATTGGGGCGTAACTCCGCTATTTAAAGTTGAAACAAGAGGAAATAGATATTACGCATATAACGAAGAAGAATTGTCAAAGTTACCCAAAGGTGATGTAGTAAGACTAAAAGGTCTTGGGGAATCAACGCCTATTGATTTTAAAGAAACTATTTGTTCTGATAATCCTAGATTGGTTCAGTTTACAATGAACGACGCTGTCGCCGCAGATAAATATTTTGATATTTTATTAGGTGACAATATTACCGAAAGAAAAAAATATGTCTTTGAAAATGTAGATTTTGAAAATTTAGAGGATTAAGGAGGTTAATAATGCCAGAAATACAATATTATAGTTCTAGTTGGGAAGTGTCTGATGCGTTACAAGGTTTTTATACTCCATATGCTTCCTACGTAATTCAAACTAGAGCATTACCAGATGCAAGAGATGGTTTAAAGACGGGTGCGCGTTTTATCTTATATTCTCAATACAAGGATAAACTAACTATTAAGAATAAACGTAGAAAAGCTGTTGCTACTGTTAGCGCGGCGATGAGATTCTCGCCACATGGAGATGCTTCAATTTTAGGAACAGCAGTAAGACTATCACAAGATTTTTCTATGAGATATCCTGTTATTGAAGTTCAAGGTAATAATGGTTCTTATTTAGCAGGGGATGATTACTCTCAGGCTCGTTATTTAGAGATGCGAGGTAATGATATTGCATATGAAATGACTTATCTCCTAGAAAAGAATACTGTAGATAAATGGAAAATGAATTATACTAATGAAGAAAAATATCCCACTTATTTACCTAGTAAGTTTCCTTTTGCTTTAGTAAATGGAAGTTTTGGCATTGGAGTTGCATGTGCAAGTTCCGTACCGCCGCATAATTTAATAGATGTTTGCAATGCTGCGATAACTTTAATTAATAAACCAAACGCAAGTTTTGAAGAAATATATTGCCCAATTGATTTTCCTAGTGGTGGTACTATTATAAATGAGGACGCTGTAAAAGAAAGCTTAAAGAATGGAAGAGGAAAAGCGGCCTTAATAAGGGCTTCTATCGAATACAATTCAGATGAAAATGAATTAATTGTATATGAAATGCCATATATGACATTTACTGGAAATGTTGTTTCTACAATTAGTAAAATAATTGAAGATGGTACTTTAACAGGTGTATCTTCTGTAATTGATGGTACTGATTTTGATGGGCCAAAGATTTTTATTAAATTAAATAAAGGTGCAAATGCAAATAAAATTGTTAAACTTTTATATAAGCATACCTCTCTTCAGAATAGTTATTCAATAAATATGAATATGTTGGAAAATGGAGTAAAACCTAAGTTGTATACTTGGAAAGAACAATTAGAAACATATTTATACCAATTAAAAGATATTGTTGTAAAATCTTATCAATTTGATTTAAAAAAACTGTTAGATAGACTCCATATTTTAGAAGGTCTTATTATTGCTTTTAATAATATAGAAAACGTAGTTAAAGATATTCGTAGTTCCACAGATTCTTCTATTGCAAAGAATAAGTTAATGAATAATTATAATCTTAGTGAAATTCAATCGGATGCTATATTAAAAATGAAGCTTTCAAATTTAACACATCTTGAAATTGAAAAGCTCGAAAATGAAAAGAATGAAAAAATTGAGAAGTCTAATGAAATTAAAGAGATTTTATCTTCTGAAGAAAAAATTAAACAAGAAATGATAAAGGATATTTCAAATATCTCTAAAAAATACGGAGATACAAGAAAGACAAAGAATATTAATCTTGATTTTTCTTCTGAAGAAGAAGATGCTGAACCTATTGAAGAGAAAGAATTATTAATCTATTATACAAATCACAACAATATCTATACTCAGGAATCTACTACTCTTATAACTACTCGCCGTGGGAGAAAGGGTTCAAAAGTTAAACTAGGTAAAAATGAAGTTATTGTTCAAACTATTAATGATAATAATTTAAGTGAATTACTAGCCTTTACTAATACAGGAAAAATGTATTCTACCTATACTAGTGAATTGCCAATTAATGCTAAAATTAATTGTAGTCAGCTATTTGAATTAGAAGATAACGAGTATATTACTACTTTAACAACAATGGAGAGAAAAGAAAAAGCTAAATACTTGATTTTTGTCACTAAAAATGGTATAATTAAGAAAACAAAAACTTCTGAATATCAGAAGAAAAGAGGCAAGTCTTTAAAAGCTATTAATCTTAAAGATGACGATGAAGTTTTAAATGTTTATCCTATTGATAATGAAAAAGTAGGTTTTTTGACTTCTGATGGTAATTGTATTATAATTGAAACAGAAAATATTTCTCCAATTGGACGCGCCGCGGCAGGAATTAAAGGAATTAAACTCAATGATGGCGCGCAAGTAATTGATTCACAAATTATTGAAAATCAAGATAAGTTTTTAATTGCAGTATCTAAAAAAGGCTATATTAAGAAAATGAATTTATCTGATATTGGTGTTGCTACTCGCGGCACCAAAGGCAAAAAGATTCAAAAGCTTGATGATGACGATATGACAGTTAAAATGTTGACTATCAATACAGATCGTGGTATAATTATTAATACAAAAGGAAGAGTAATTAAAATTAATTCTTCTGAAATCTCTCTTTTAAGTAGAGATGCGGCTGGAACAAAATCAATGAATCTGGAAGAAAATGAACAAATCCAAGATATGTTGATTAGTTGACTTTAATTATAATCTATGATATAATACTTATAGATTCAAAGGAGGAATGGTTTTGAGTTTAGAAAAGAAACGAGAAATTATTGTTAAGAATAAAAGTCCGGCTTTAGCCGCGATAAATGGTTATTTAGATAAAATGTATTATCTTACAGATGAAATAACTGAAAAGAAAAAAGATATTAAAGATGAAAAAGATAAAAAATTTATTTTATCTTTAATTGACGAAGAAAAGATTTATGAAAGGGTAAGACGAAAATTAATAGATGATGAAGAGTTATCATTAATGGAAATTAATTATATTCGTTTAGCTTTTCTTTATTCAAAAGGCTGCTTAGAAGAGCAAATTAAGAGTGTTCAAAAAGCAATCGAATTAATAAATGAAATAGACTCAGCGATTCTTAAAAAGTAAAGATGTTGACTATATTTCAAAAATATGATATAATAAATAAGTAATAAATAGCAAAGACCTGCTATTTAAATATATTTTAATTTTAAATTTTTACAGGAGTGATTTTATTATGACAGATAACGCAAAGAAGGTTCTATCTTATCTACAGGAAGCAGGTTCCGGTGCAAAGTTTACCGCTAAGGACGTTCAGGCAGCACTTGGTTTTGAAAAGGTTGGCGCAGTAGTTGGTACTGTATCTGGTCTAGCACGTAAGGGCCGCGCGGAATGGATTACCGAAACTGTTGTTGATGATGAGGGCAAGGAAAAGAAGGTTAAGTATTTTTCTCTAACTCCAGATGGCCTAGCATTTGATCCAGATGCAGCTACTGAATAATTGAATTAAATTAAATTGAAAAAAAGAAATGACTTGTTAATAACAAGTCATTTTTAATACTAAAATTAATTAAAAATTTTAACTATCGGAGGAATTTATTTATGCTAGATATTGAAAAGGTACAAAGTGTTAATGAAGTTACTGTTATTGGTGTTCTAAAGGAACTTGATGTTGAAGAAAAAGAAACAACCGATGGTAGAAAGTATATTACAGCAACTGCAAGAGTTGGTGTTGACCAAGAAATTAATGGTGTTATGACAGAGAATATTATTCCTATTCGGTCTTTTTCAATGAGAAAGAAGACAGATGGAACTGATAATAAGGCTTATGATAACATTCTCGCAATGAAGAATTTTGTTTCTGAAGCAGCTGCAGAGGATTGTGCACCAACGAGAGTTATGTTTAGCGGCAGAACTTGTAATATTAATGAGAATATTTATGTGAACCGTGCGGGCAAGCTTATTGATGGTATTTTCCAAATTGACTGCAATTTTCCTAATGAAGATAGACGGAATCTGCCAGATGAAGCAACATTCACGCTAACTGGTGTCGTTGGTTCTATTAAGCCAGAATATAAAGACGATGAAGAAACTGGTAGAATTAAGGTTAAGCTTATTGTTGTAGGTTATCGTGGTAAGGCTAATGTAATTGAACTTATTGCAGAAGCGGGCAATGCGGCTAATTTCGTAGAGCAGAATTGGCATGAACAAGATACAGTGAGCCTAACGGGCGCAATCAATATGACTTATAAAGTTGAAGAGAAGAAAGTGGAGCAGGCATTTGGCGCTCCAGTCATTGAACGTCATACTGTTTCTAAGAATGAATTAATTATTACTGGTGGCTCATTCCCACTAGATGAAGATAAGTCCTATGATTCTGGACAGGTAAAGGTAGCACTTGGTGAACGTCAAGCAAGAATTAAGGAAATTGAAGATGCGGCAAAGGCTAAAACTAAGCCAGCAGCTAAGAAGCCTTCTGCTAGTGATTTTGGCTTTTAAGCCAATTTCATTTTAAGTTAAAATTAAATTAAAATGAAAGGAGGAATCACTAAATGATCAATTTGCTTGAACTTGAACCACAAAAAATTAGTAGAGATATTCGAGGTAAATTTGCTCTTATTTACGGTGCTCCGGGTTGCGGGAAGACCACCTTAGCATCAAAATTTAAGAAAGCTTTAATTCTTTCGTTTGAGCCGGGTTCTAATGGATTAAATAATACATATGTAGTTCCTATTAAAACTTGGCGAGAATGGAAACAACTTTGTAATCAGCTAATTAGAGAAGAAGCGCTGAAGGATAAGTTCTATTCCCTAGCAATCGACACAGTTGATGAAGCTTATAAACTTTGTGAAAAGTGGCTTTGTCAAGAACATGGAGTAGAAACCATTAAAGATGTAGCTGCATTCGGTAGAACACTGCCGCTATAAAAAGTAATTTTTATAGAAAAGATAGTAAAAACGGGAAGGCTGAGATGCTAATCCGAGCGGAAGTTTATTATTAAAACAATAGACACGCGCAACGCATAAAATTATTAAACATTATAGGAGGTCGGCTCAAAGTGGGTAGGCTAAAGTATACAGAAGAAGAATTAGAGAATATTAAATATGATTATTTAGTTAATTGGGACGGCATTAGAACTCTATCAAAAAAATATAAACATTCTGACAATTCAATTAAAAAAATATTAATAGAGAATGGAGTTCAACTAAGAACTCATCAAGAATCTTGCAAAACTAGATATAAAATAAACGAAAATTTTTTTGATATTCATAATCAAAATCATAATATGGCATATATTATGGGATTAATCGCGGCAGATGGAATGATTTCGTCAAAAGATAATATGATAAAAATTGAATTAAAAAATATTGATAGAAAACTGTTAGAAGAAGTGAATAAAATACTTCAAAATGAACGAGATGTTATGGACTATTCAAGAAAAAAGAATGGTAAAATTTTAACAACATCTCAGCTTTATTTCTATAGTAAAAAAATAAAGGATGACTTATCAATTTATAATATTGTTCCTAAAAAAACATATAGCTCTAAATTTCTTTTTCCAGATAAACTTGACCAAGAATTTTTAATTTCTTATATCCGAGGATACTTTGATGGTAATGGCAGCATATATAGAACAACAGGACATTCAAGTTGGCAAATAGATACACCGTCTGAATCTGTTGCTAAAGGTATCATAGATTATTTTAAAAAATATAATATTATATTAAATTTTAATATAGAAGAAAAAACCAACATTAATTTATATAGATGCATTACCAGTAAAAAAGAAAATTTAAAAAAAATCTACGAAATGTTCTATAATGATATTTCAAAAGAAAATTTTTTATTTTTAGAACGTAAGAAAGAAAAATTTAAAAGTCTTTTATAATGATATAAAATTTCACGAGACTATCTATCCTAATGGGATAAAAAGATATGCTGAACTATTACAAAAATGAAGTAATAGAAGTATAAGATAAAAAACTTATACGATAACACAATTGGGTGGCTACAAATTACTAGACGATGAATTTATGTCTACATTTAGAAGTCTAGCCTACGCCGGTTATGGTTTAAACTTTATTTCTCATGAAACTGAGAAAGCTTATACCGACGATAATGGAAAGGAATATAATAAAATTGTTCCTGCACTTCCAAACCGTCCATTCCTACTAATTAATAAGTTTGTAGATATTATTACTTATATTCGTGATATTCCTGTTGAGGTTGGGGATACTATTGAACATAAACGTTTTATGTTCTTTAGAAGTGATGAAAGATTCCTAACAAAATCCCGCTTCAAATATATTACTCCAAGAATTGAACTTGATTATAACGAATTTGTTAAGGCTATTCAAGATGCAATTGACAAGGAAATTGAAATGAGTGGCGGCGAAGCTACTGATGCCCCTAATCCATATAATATTCGTTCTTTTGATGAATTAATGGATGAAGCTAAAGAAATGTGGATTAAGGCAGATGGAAATAGAAAAGAAACTATTCTAAAAGTTCTTGAAGAAGAATTTGGAAAACCAACTAAATTCTCTGAGATTCTCCCAGAGCAGAGAAATGAACTTGAACAGGCACTAATTAAACTAATTGATTAATTTAAAATGGGAGAGCATAAAATTGCTCTCCTTTTTTTATTTGGAGGAATTAAATGGAAAAATATATAGTTGATACAAATATACTTTTAGACTATCCACAAATTATTGATATTAAAGATGTTGAGATTATTATTCCAACTTGTGTTTTAAGAGAGTTAGATGGACTAAAAAGGAATCAGAATAATGATACGGCTTTTAACGCTCGCCGTGCCGCGGTCTGTATTTCAAGGAATATGGATAGTATTTCTTTTTATGATAGTGATAATTTAAATATCCCTGTAGATGATCAACTTCTAGTTATTGCTAAAGACAAGAACGCAACTCTTGTTACAAATGATGTTTATTTAAAAGTCAAGGCACAAATTAAAGGAATCAGTACTAAAGGATATTCGCATTCAGATGATTACGATGGTGTTAATTATTGGTATTTAAGGAATAAAGATTGCGAAGAAGAATTTACTAAAATTTATGAGAGCGGTAGCATTCCAGAACAATTAGGACTACTATACGAAAATCAATATATTATTACTAAGAATTTAGATGCACCCTGTATTAATAATAATTTTAAAGAAGACTATGAGACTTATGGAGAACTTGTTTATCGTGATGGTAAGCTAAGGGGAATTAAGAATTTACAAATTAAAAACAAATATATTAATTGCATTGTGCCACGAAATTCTGAACAAGCTTGTTTATTTGATATTTTAAATAACAAAAATATCACCATTGCTTATGCCGGAGGTAGGTTTGGAGCCGGCAAATCGTTTATATTAAATAATTTTGCTTTACAAGAACTAGAAAAAGGTAATATTCAAAAAATTGTTTATGTTCCAAATAATTCTTTTGTTGAAAATACAATGGACATCGGGGCGCTGCCGGGCGAATTACTAGCTAAGATAGAAGGACAAATCGGTCCCCTTATTGATTTAGTTGGTATTGATAGAGTCCAAGATATGTTACAAAATGAAGAACTAGAAATTGTTCCAATGGGTTTTATCCGTGGCCGCAGTTTCCAAAATTCTATTTTAATTATAAATGAAGCACAAAATTTAACGGAAGATCATGTTAAGCTTTTAATTGCTCGTTGCGGCGAGGGTACAAGAATCTTTTTTGATGGAGATATTAAACAGGCGGATAGTCAGCTTTTTAGAAATAAAAACGGCCTAAAGCTTCTACTTGGATTAAGAAAATCTCCTATCTATTCTAAAATGTTTGCTACTATTAAACTTACAATGACTGAAAGAAGTAAAACTGCACAATGCGCAGAATTTCTTGATGACCTTTCAAATAAAATGTAAAGAATGGCCCAGAAATGGGCCATTTTTATTGACTTTTTTGATAAAATATGGTATAATTATAGAAAATAAAAAAGAAAGGTGATTAAATGGGAAAGTTGTCACAAGATATTATTGAACAAATTCCAATCTTATATGAAGAATTGAAAACCAAGACTGCTGTAGCAAAAGAGTTGGGTATTTCAGTTAAATCGGTGACGAAATACTTATTACAAGAAAATTCAATTCCGGGGGCAAAAGAACGAAAGAAAGCGATAAAAGTTACCCCAGAAATGGAAAGCAAAATTAATCAACGCTACCAAGAATGTGGTAATATGGCACAGGTTGCGAGAGAATTTAATGTTTCGGTTGCGGCGGTTAGAAATCATTTATCGGAAGAAAGTAAAGAAAAATCCAAAAAACTTTATGATGATAGAGATGCTTTATTCTTTTATATTTATAGAAAATTTGGAGCAGAAGATGAAGAAAATCCTGTAAGCGATTGGAATCTAATTCAAATGAATAAATTTAGAGAACAAGGAATGCCTTACCGCGGCCAATTGCTAACATTAAAATATTATTATGATATTAAACATCATAAAGTAAAAGACGAATATAAAACTATTGGTATAATTCCCTATATTTGGACTGAGGCTGCGGCTTATTATAAAAAACAAGAAAAGCTTCAAGAACAAATTTCAAAAGAGATTGAAGAACAACTTGCAAGAGATAGGGTAGAAATTTCCTTTAAACCTTCTGATTATATGAAAAAGAATCGTAGGAAAAAGAAGAAAATTGATATTAAGAATTTGGAGGTAGAAAATGAATGATTCAAATTGATAGACATACTATAATCCAAGTTCTTGGCGGCCTAATGAATCATCCCGATTTGTTAAATGAAACAGATAAGTATAATTTAGCACCAGAAGATTTCCCAAACTCTCTTGATAAGTATGGTTTTTCAGCTATATATAATCTATATGCCGATGGCGCGAATAAAATTCATGCGGTTGATGTGATTAGTCTACTACAAGAAAATTTAGTAGCAAAAAATTTAATTGAAAAAGAAAATGGTATAACGTTCTTTCAAGATTGTGAAGTTAATAGTGACGAAGGAAATTTTAATTTTTATTATAATAGATTAAAAAAATTAAATTTATTAAGAGAAATTCAATTAACTGGTCGTGATACAAACGATATTTTTTGTGAAAATCCTTTAGATGATAATTATGTAGAAATTAATGAAAAATTTCAGAAAATGAGTGTCAACGATATAGTTAATGTTCTAAAAGGTGAAGTTGCCAGTTTTGAAAATAAATATTCTTATAATAATCTTGTTGAAGAAAGTTACGCTGCTGATGATATTCTTGAATTAATTGACGAATGGCGAAAAACTCCGGAAATTGGTTATCAATTGCAAGGAGATATTTTTAATACTGTTTGTCGCGGAGGTAGACGTGGGAAATTATATCTACGATCTGCGCCAAGTTCAGGAGGCAAATCTCGTCAAATGGTAGGAGATGCGTGTAATATTGCCTATCCTATTCGCTATGATAGAAATAAAGGAGAATGGATTTCTACTGGCAGTTGTGAAAAAGTTCTATATATAATGACAGAGCAAGATCCAGAAGAAATTAAAACAATGATTTTGGCTTATTTAACAGGATATAATGAAGAAATTTTTCTTTATGGTACTTATGGTGAAGAGGAAATGTCAAGAATAAAGATTGCGGCAGATATAATGGAAAAATTTAAAGATAATATGCTCTTTGCAAGAATACCAGACCCCTGTAGTTCTGTTGTTAAAAATTTGTTTAGAAAATATTCAATTCAGTTTGGTGTTAATATTTTCTTTTATGACTATATTTTCTCTTCACCAGCTATGCTTAGTGAATATAGAGATTTAGGATTGCAGGAACACGTTTGTTTAAGAATGTTTACTACTACTTTAAAAAATTTAGCAATTGAATTAGATGCTTTCATTATGACATCTACACAAACAAATTCTGAGGATGATCCTAAAGGCGGTTTTAGGGATTTTAGGAATCTAGAAGGTAGTAAAGCAATTAGAAATCTAGTTGATTTAGGCTGTATTTTTGCTAGAGTTACACCAGATGAATTACAGTTAATTTCTAAATTTATTGATAACTTTGGATTAAAACCCAATATAGTAACTGATGTTTATAAAAACCGCAGAGGTCGTTGGACAAACATTCGTATTTGGTCTTATTATGATTACGGAACTTGTAGAAAACAAGATTTATTTGTTACTTCGGCAACAATGAAGGAAAAATTAGAGGATTTTGTTATTATGGACTTTAAGAATCAAGACGAACAAGATTTTTCCGATTTACTTACATTATATAATAATGGAGAAATTAAAGAAAAAGTTTATAAAGAATATTATATGCCGGCTGACGAAACGAATGAATTAGTGTCTGATTTAGAAGATGCTTTTGGTGATAGAGAAGAACGAGAAAAATTTTATAAAGATAAGGCTTTCGGTGATTTAATATAATGAGTGAAATTACATTACAAGAATTAAATGATTCATTAACGCCAGAAAGAGTTATTCAATTAGTTTTAGCTCTTGGAGCAGATAGATATGAAGAGAAAAGTGATTACATAATTTTTCCTTCGCTCTGCCACAATTCTAACGTAGAAGATGCTAGTATGAAGCTTTATTATTATAAAGCCAATAAATTGTTTCATTGCTATAGCGGTTGTGGTGAAAGTTTTAATATTTTTGGGTTATTTGAACGTAGATATAATACATTAGGAATAGAATATAATTTTTATCAAGATATAGTTTTAAAAATTGCAGATGGCATTGTTACAAAGAAAAAAGACAACGGATTCTATTTTCCTTATGAATCTCAATATGATAAATTTAAAATACAAGTTCCTCAGATTAGTTTTCGTATTTATAATCCAAATTTTTTAAATATCTTTTCTAATTATATGCCACAAGAATGGTTAAACGAAGGAATTTCAGAAGAATCTTTACGCCTTTACAATATACGATATTGTATTTCTCAAAATAAGATTATAATTCCTCATTATAATAAAAATGGCGAATTAATTGGTATTCGTGGTCGCGCACTTAATAATGAAGATATAGAGATTGGTAAGTATATGCCAATTACAATTGAGGGGCATTGTTATGCTCATTCTTTAGGATATAATCTTTATGGTCTAAATTTAGTTAAAGATAATTTAAAAAAATATAAAACGGCAATAGTTGTTGAAGGAGAAAAAAGTTGTATGTTATATGACTCAATGTTTGGTCATGATAAAAATATTTGTGTTGCGGTTTGTGGAAGCCAGCTACATAATTATCAAGTTCAATTGCTATTGAATTGTGGTGTTGAAAAAATTATAGTAGCCTTTGATAAAGAAGGGGAAGATTGGAAAGAAAAAGAGAAATATTTTAATAAATTAAGCAAAATGTGTAGTAAATATAAAAATCTTTGTGAGATTGGATTTATTTATGATAATCAAAATTTATTAAAATTAAAAGACAGTCCTTTAGATGAGGGAAAAGAAACTTTTATAAAATTATTTAACAAGGTGGTTTATGTAAAATGAAATATGTTCGTAGAACAAGTTATGATATTAAAGATAATTTTATCCCAAATCTTTTAAAAGATAGAGGGATTATTAATGAAGATAATGAAGAAATATATTTTTATCCAACAGAAGAAGTTGAGTTAAATTCTTGTCAGCTTGACAATATTGACGCGGGAATTAAGCTTTTAGAAAAGAATTTAAATAATAAAATTTTAATTATTGTTGATTCAGATTTTGACGGTTTTTCAAGTGCGGCACTAATGTATAATTATTTAAAAGCTATTAAAAATAATATTGATATTGATTATCTTTTGCCACAAGGTAAAGAGCATGGTTTTCAAATGAAAATGGAATATTTAATGGAATCCAAGAAATGTGATTTAATCATTATTCCAGATGCTGGCAGTAGTGACCATGATGAAATGAAACAGTTAAAAAACTTCGGCTATGAAATTCTATGTTTAGATCATCATATTTTTGATTATTATGATGAGAATGCTGTTGTAATTAATAATCAAGGTGGAAATTATCCCAATCGTTCATTAAGTGGTGTAGGTGTAGTTTATAAGTTTATTGAGGCCTATGATAGTAAAATGAACTTAGAATCTAATTTAGAACAATACTTGGATTTAGTAGCTTGCGGCGAAACTGGCGATATGATGGATATGAATACCTTAGAAAACAGATATTATCTTAGAGGATTAAAACATTTTGTTAATTTTGGACTGAGAGGCCTAATTAAACAGCAAGCTTATCCTCTTTTTACTATGAAAGCAGAAGAAATTACAGAAAACTTTTTGAATAATTGTAGTCTAACTCAAATTCAAGTTGCCTTCTATATTGTTCCACTTATCAATGCTTTAATTAGAATTGGTTCTGATTCAGAAAAAGATATTCTTTTTAGAGCTTTTATTAATGGGGACGAGAAAGTACCTTCTACTAAAAGAGGTCATAAAGGAGAGTATGAAACGATTGCAGAACAGGCAGCGAGAACTTGTTCAAATGCTAGAACAAGACAAAATAAAGAAAAAGACAAAGCTATTGAATTACTAGATATTCAGATTATTGAAAATTGTTTAGATGATAATAAGATTTTAATTTTAAATGCTGATGAATTAGATACTCCAAATACTCTAACTGGACTTGTAGCAATGGGAGTTGCGGCAAAATATAAAAAGCCTGTAATGCTTGGTAGAATTAATAGCAATGGCGAATTTAAGGGGTCAATTAGAGGTAGAGGAGAATCGGAGTTAAAAGATTTTAGACAATTGTTATTAGATAGTAATTTAATGGATTATGTCCAAGGGCATTCTAACGCTGCGGGTTATTCTATTAAAGAAAAGAATATTGAAAAGCTTCTTAACTATGCGAATAATAAGTTAGAAAATATAGACTTTCATCAAGGTCTTTATGAAATAGATTTTAGTTTAAATGGAAATAGTCCAAAACTTGGACAATTGATTTTAGATATTGATAAGTATAAAGATGTTTTTGGTCAGAATAATGATGAACCAATTGTTTTGATTGAAAATGTTCCAGTTGAAAATTTGAGACTAGTAGGTGCAGATAAAACTACTATCAATTTTAAATTTAATGAAATTGAATATGTTAAATTTAAAGACCAAGAATTAGCTGATACTTTATTGAATAATAGAAATTCAACTGTTAATATTATTGGCCGCGCAACAATGCATGAATGGCTAGGAAGAAAAACTCCACAAATTCAAATTATTGATATGGAGTTTTGTGATGATAAAATGGCAGATTTTTAAGGAGGAATCATAATGGAACTATTAAAGAGGACAGAAGAATATCGTGTTGAAACAGAACAGGAAGCGGAAAATTTTATTCGAGATACGAAAGATGCCGCAAATGAAAAAGGATATGAATTAATTTCTTATAGTGCTACGCATAAAATTAAGAAAGATGACGATTATTACTTATTAAAGCTTGTTAAGTCATATATTTAAGTAAGGGAGTCAAGCGATTTTGCTTGACTTTTTTTATTATTTATGATATAATTAATATAGAAAAAAAGAAATAGAATTTTATAAATATCTAATTCTTTTAGGAGGTTTGAAAATGAATGAATTTTATGGTTCTACACACAATCATACAGATCGTAGTAATTATAGATTGCGCGATAGTACAAATTCTTTAAATGAATTATGCTGGTATGCAGCGGAATTAGGTCATAATTTTATAGCAATTACAGACCACGAAACAGTATCTACAGCAATTGATTGCCAAGACGTAGAAAAATCTATTAGAGAAAAGTATCCAAATTTTAAAATTATTAGAGGTAATGAAATTTATCTATGTAGAAATGGTTTAAATAAAGATAATTTTGTAAAAGGGGAAGATAGGTTTTATCACTGGATTCTTTTAGCTAAAGACGAAATAGGACATCAACAAATTCGAGAGATTTCTACAAGAGCATGGCTAAGAAGTTTTAAAATGGGTAGACAGATTCGTGTTCCTACGTATTATTCAGATTTAATAGATATTGTTGGTAATAACCCCGGACATGTTATTATGCAGCAATCTTGTTTAGGTGGAAAATTATCTCAATTAGAAGTTAGTTATATAAAAGAGCCAACAAAAGAAAAATGGGAATATATTAAGCAATGGGTTTTTCATATACAGAAAATTTGTGGAAAAGAGAATTTCTTTTTAGAAGTTCAACCGGCAAGAAGCCGCGATCAATTAGCGGTTTATCAAGCAACTTTAAAATTACAAGAAGAAACAAAAATTCCAGTTGTTATTTCTCTTGATGCCCACTATTTGAAAAAGGAAGATAAAGAAATTCATCACGCTTTCTTAACTGCACAAGATGGTGATCGAGAAACAGAAGAATTTTATGCTACAACTTATATGATGAGTAGAGAAGAAATTCATAGTATAATGGACAAAGCTATTGGAGAAGAAAAAGTTTCTGAATGGATGAATAATACTAAAAAGATTTATGATATGTGTGAGGATTATGATTTAACAAAGCCTACACGTATTGTTTATCTTCCAAAAACTGTTGATACTATTACGGACTTACAATTTTTAGAATATAAGGATAAGATAAAAGAGTTAGAATATTTTTATAAATCTCCACATAAGGAAAATGTTGATTTGGCCGCAGCAATAGTTACAAAGATTTTATCAGATAAAGAGCAATACGATAATAAACTTACTTACGCGGCGATAGATGATAATTTAAAAGCAGTTAGATTAGCATCTGAAAAAATGAATACTCAGTGGAGTGCATATCTGCTTAATATGAGGGATTATATAAAGATTATTTGGGAAAAAGGAAATTCTTTAGTTGGCTGTTCTCGCGGTTCCGGATTGGGCTTTATTCTTCTAAATATTCTTGATATAACACAAATTAATCCACTAAGAGAGAAAACAAAAACATATAGTTTTAGATTCTTAAATCCAGAAAGAGTTAGTCCACTAGACATTGACTGCGATATTGAAGGAGGGAAACGTCCACAAGTTTATAGAGCATTGCAGGAGGCTTATGGAGAAGATAGAGTCTCTAAGGTTTTAACTATTAGAACTGAAAAGCCAAAGTCTGCAATATTGACTGCTTGTCGCGGATTAAAGATTGATCCAGATGAAGCGAATTATTTATCTTCTTTTATTAAATCAGAAAGAGGAATAGATTTTACTCTTGAACAGACTTATTATGGTGATGAAGAAAATGGATTAAAACCAGATATGAAATTTAAAGAACTAATGGATGGAAAATATAATAATGTTTGGAAAGTTGCTCAAAAAATCAGTGGATTATGTTGCGGATGTGGCAGTCACGCCGGCGGTGTAATTTTTTATGATAGCCCAATAACTGAAACAACAGCATTAATGAAAACAGCTAATGGTGACGTTATTACTCAATATGACCTTCACAAATTAGAATCTGTATCATTGTTAAAGATAGATTTATTGTCTATCGAAGCACTTGATAGAATGAGAGCTTGCATTGATCTATTAACAAATTACAATTATTTAAATAAAAATCTTTCGTTAAGAGAGAGGTACGAATCAGCAGTAGGAGTATATAATATTGATAGAACATCACCAGAAATGTGGAAAATGGTTCATGAACATAAAATTCAAAATTTGTTCCAAATGGAACAAGATAGCGGAATTAAAGGTATTGAAGCTGTAAAACCAGAAACTGTTGACGAACTCGCTGCTTTAAACGCAGTTATTAGACTCATGCCGCCAGAAGGTAGTAAAGAAATTCCTGTAGAAAAATTTTCTAGGTTTAAAAATAATATTGAAGAATGGTATAATGAATTAAGACAATGGAAAGTTGATAAAAAATATTGGCCTGTACTAGAAAAAATTGTAGGTATTACTTATGGAATGTGCGTTCAGCAAGAACAATTTATGATGCTTGTACAACAGCCAGAATTAGGGGGTTTTAGTCTATTATGGAGCGATAAATTACGTAAATCGGTAGCTAAAAAGAACCCAAAAGCTTTTGAAACATTGGAAAAGGAATTCTTTGAAGTAACAAAAGAAAAGCAATGTGACTTTAACTTATGTAATTATGTATGGAAGGTTCTAATTGCAGCAAATAAGGGGTATGGTTTTAACGCCGCGCACACTCTAGGATATTCTATAGTAGGTTTACAAGAAATGAATTTAGCCTATAAATATCCAATCATTTTCTGGAATACGGCCAATTTAATTGTAGATTCTGGTTCTATGAATCTTGAAGATGAAATTGTTTTAGATAATATAGATAATTCTGATGAGGAAAATGATGATACAATTAAAAATTCTTCTTGTGATTATGGTAGAATCGCAACGGCTATAGGTAAAATGAAAAAAGCAGGAATTTCCTTCACATTACCAGATATTAATACTTCTGGAATTACCTACACTCCAGATGTAGAAAATAATGTTATTATTTCTGGCTTACGAGGAATTAGTAGAATTGGTAATCAATTAATTAAAGATATATGTTTAAATCGTAATTATTCTTCAATTGAAGACTTCCTAAATAAGGTTAAGGTTAATAAAGTTCAAATGATTAATTTAATAAAAGCGGGATGCTTTGATAATTTATACAAGGAATCTTCAAGAGAAGAAATTATGGAAAAATACATAGATTCTATTGCAGACAAGAAAAAAAGAATTACACTACAAAATATGCAAATGCTAATATCAAAAAATATGATTCCAGATTGTTTAAATAAACAGGTAAAGGTATTTAATTTTAACAAATATTTAAAAAAGAATAAACAAGATGGATATTATATTTTAGATAATATCTCTTTTGGATTTTATAACGATAATTATGATAGCGACAATCTTATTGATGTTGTAATTGATGAAGAAAGCAAAAGTGCTAAAATTGAACAAAAAGTATGGGATAATATTTATAAAAAAGAAATGGATTCAGTTAGAAGTTGGATGAAAGAGAATCAACAAGAAATTTTAAATAGTTTAAACAAAGAACTTTGGAATGAAACTGCTGAAAAATATACAGAAGGAAATATTTCAAAATGGGAAATGGATAGTTTAAGTTTCTATTATCATAATCATGAGTTATCTAATTTAAAAACATCTGTTTATGAAATTTCTGATTATTTTAAGTTAGACAAAGAGCCTAAAGTTGAAAGAGAATATTATACTAAAAAGAAAGATAAAATTCAACTATATAAGATTTATAGAATAGCAGGGACAGTAATTGATAAAGATAAAAAGAAAAATTCTGTAACAATATTAACAACATCTGGAGTAGTTACCGTTAAGGTATGGAAAAACCAATTTTCAGATTGGGATAAGCAACTGTCTCAACTAGGAGAAGATGGAAAAAAACACGTTCTTGAAAAATCTTGGTTCACTAGAGGAACAAAGCTTATTATTACTGGTATTCGTCGCGGTGATAGCTTCGTTCTAAAAAAATATAAAAATACAGAATGGCCATTATTTGAAAAAATTAATAAATTAAGCGAAAACGGATTTATACTTGATTCAAGTACAGAAAGAATTGAAATTGAGGAGGATTGATACTTATGGCGAGCATTGCCCTATTTGACATAGATTTTTGGTATGGTAGAAAACAATATCCTAATCTTGAATTAATGAAAGTTTTTAATTATTACTATTCTCAAAATCATATTGTTGTTTTCACAAAACCTAATCAAAGCTTAGAACGATTTAATAAAATATTCTACTTTTTTGAAAATACAAATATTCAAATTCCAAAGAATCTTTTTATTTCAAATGATAAATCACAATGCTATGGTTGTGGTTTTTATAACTCCTTTAGACCGTTGATTAATCCAATTAATGATTCGCCACCATCATTTATTCCATATGATTTAGAAGAAGATAAAATAAAAGATTTAAAGAATTATAATAAAATTAAGAGAAGTTCTTTAATAAGACTTGAAAATAAAGATTTTACTAATTTTGATTCTAGTAAAAGACACATTTATTTAGTAGACCATGATGTTCTCTATCAAAATGATATTGAATCATTTATTAAAGAATATAATAAATTTAATTTAAATTGTTATTATCCTTTAAATATCTATTCAGAAGATAAATTAGATAGGATAAATCAATATTCTCAATACTTTAAGGGAAATCGTTATAATTTACTTTTTAATTATACTAAAGAAACATTCGATAAATATGGAAGTTGTAACTATATCTTTAATTTCAACGATTTCACAACAAAAGATAATCGAATAAAATTTATTAAAAGTATTCTATATTTAAAAGCAAAAGGATTAAAACCATATTTTAACAAATTCAACAAAATTCCCGTTGAATTAGAGCCAATTTTTAAATGGTACAATTCTGGATTGCAAGAGTCGTATTACTCTTATATTTCCGATAAGCCAGAATTAATTACACAATTTAATTTAAATTTTAAAAACGATTCTGATTACAGATTGCTATTAAAACAGAATCCAAAAACTCTTAATTGTTTGACTTTTAATATATAATATGATATAATATTAATATAATAAAAGAGAGGTGAAAAGTGATGACTAAAGAGGAATTAATTAAACGAAAAATGGAAATCCTCCAAGAATGGGAGGATAATATTAATAAGTTTGTTTATAACCCAAATATAGAGAAAGAATACAAAGAAATTTGTAAGCAAATTGAACAAATGGAGGACAACGATTAATGGAAGAACAAGGAATTCTATCATTTTTTAACAAAGATGGAACAATAAAAGACAAAGACGAAGTGGTTCAACAAATTGAGGATATTTATGATGCCATTAAAGAAGAAGAGGATTTAAATAAAGAAAATTCCTATTTCTCTAAGATTACTAATCCAGAAACCTCGATTGATACTGCTAGTTCTTTAGAAACATTTGATTTTATGAATCGAACATTATTCCTAACTGAAGAAATTACAGCAGAAACAGGACCGCAATTTTTTGAGGCTATTAGATTTTTTAATAAGTGTGATGAAATAGATCAAATCCCAGTAGAAGAAAGAAATCCAATTAAAATTATTATTGATACTCCCGGTGGCGATCTATGCGCTACATTATCAATAGTTGATTCAATTAAACTTTCAAAAACTCCTGTATGGACAATTACTACTGGTTGCGGCTATAGCGGTGGATTTTTTATTGGAATTTGTGGTCATAAAAGATTTGGATTCCCTAATAGTTCATACTTATTTCATCAAGGAGCTTGTAGTTGGGCATCTGATGCTCATAAATTTCAACAACAAGCAAAATTCTATGAAAAGACTTTAGATACTCTAAAAGAAATTACATTAAAGAATACTGAAATTACAGACAGTGATTATGAAAAATATAAGAGTGGCGATTGGTGGCTAACAGCAAAAGAAGCTATGAATAAAGGTATTATCGACGAAATTTCAACAGAATTAGTTTAAGGAGGATTTTAAATATGAGTGATTTTATTGATAAGCTAAAGGAAAGCAATTCCACTAGTGCAGATATGTTTGCTCCTTTTGAGGAACTACTAAATTTACCAGATGAGGAATTTGATAAAACTTATCCATCCTTTAAGGGCGAACTTGAAAAGTTACTTACTGGTCCAGAGATTGATAAGATTATCTATGATAGTGCTAAGACCGCAGGTCATGCAGATATCGAAAAGGAAAAAGAAGCATTAGAAGAAATGCTCAAAGAAATTGCAGATGATGATTCTCTTTCTGAAAATAAAAAGGATTTATTAATTACAATTTTTAAGACTACTATTAATCGCGGTTTTGCATATATGGCTAATCCAAGAGAAAGAATTGGTGTTAAAATTCTTAAAATGAATAATGATGCGGTAATTCCAAGTTATGCTCATGATACTGATGCTGGCGCAGATGTTTATTCTTGTGAAGATATTACAATTGAAGCCGGCGAAACAAAGCTAGTTCATACTGGTTTAAAATTTGAAATTCCGTCTGGTTATGAAGTTCAAGTTAGACCAAGAAGTGGCAATTCACTAAAAACAAAGATTAGAATTGCCAACACACCCGGAACGATTGATTCAAGTTATCGCGGCGAACTTGGTGTTATTATAGATAACATTGGAACAGAACCGATTAATATTACTAAGGGCTTTAAGATTGCTCAAATTCTAATTGCTCCTACTCCTATGATGGAATTTACAGTAGTAGATAAGCTTGCTGATTCAGATCGAGGAGAGGGCGGCTATGGCTCTACAGATAAGAGTTGATTAAATGGCTCGTTTAAAATATGAAGATATTCAAAAAGAAATTCAACTAGAGGGATGGATTTTATAGTCTAAAGAGTATGTTAATTTAAAAACAGACTTAGAACTAATTTGTCCGAATGGCCATTTAAATGTTTTTTCACTTGAATAGTGGCGAAGACATAAAAGCTGTCCAATATGTGAAAATAATAAATATGCTAATGTTGATACTAAGCCTGTAAAAAAGAATGGTTATCGAGTATTAGCATTTGATTAGGCGAGTATTACAAGTGGCTGGTCTGTTTTTGATGATAAAGAACTCGTTAAATATGGAAAATGGACATCAGATGGAACTCATTCAACAGAAAGAATTTCTTTAACAAAAGGTTGGTTTGCTTCTATGATTCAAAAATGGAAACCAGATGAAGTAATTCTTGAAGATATTCAATTACAAAAGTTTGGGGAACAAGAAGCGGTAGTTACTTATAAAAAACTCGCTCATTTACAAGGTGTTTTAAAAAATTATTGTTATGAATCTGGTATACCTTACAAAGTGGTTTCTCCTTCAACATGGAGAACATTCTCGGATATAAAAGGGAAAAAGAGGCAAGATAAGAAAAAGAATGCTCAGCTGAAAGTAAAAAAACTTTATGATATTTAGGTAACGCAAGATGAAGCAGATGCAGTATTAATTGGAGCATGGGCCGCAAATGATCATGATAGAAATAAAATAATCAAGTTCTAAAAAAGGAGAGTAGTTAAATTCTACTCTCCTTTCTTTTTATACCTTATAAACGCACCAGAAGTTCTAATCTGAGCAATCAAAAGTATCGTATAATATTGAATCAATAACGCAAGTAATATGTTCTGGCATTGTAATTAAATAAGTTCCTTTTAGTTTTAGGTTCTAAAAGTCCTTTATCGTATGAATTTTCCTTCTATTTAAATAGAATCGTTCAAAATTATCTAATAAATAATTATTTAAAAACTCAATCTCGGAAAAAGTAATTCCTTCTCTTCTCGCAAACTCAGAAAGCTCACAATATGTTTCATCCCAAGAGCGATTTGTAGCTAATGAAATTGCTCTTACTGCGCAGTCTGAAACATTGCGGCCTAATGGATTTGCATTATAATATTTAAACATCTTAAATATTTTTCATCTTATTTAAATGTTTTCTAATAACTTCTTTTTCCTGAGATGTTTCTGCATAATCGGATAGTTCTTCTACAAAATTACAGATAGCACCCATAATCATTTCCATTCCTTCAACAAGTCTATCTGGATTATCTCCCTTTCTGTAACGTTCATGGTCGTAATCATAGGTGTCCATGCCGTCTCTTATTTTATCAAAATAGCGATTAATGCGAATATTCATAGGATAAGTGCCATACCGATCATCGCTCCACTTATCATCATAGTCATGATAATCTCTATCATATCGACGATCCCTATCTCTATCTCCCATATATCTACCACGACTATCTCTCGTTCTTCCAGCGCCATATTCGCCGCACTGTTCATCGTAATACTTACTTTCTTTAATATCTTTATAAATATCAATTAGTTTATAAGTAGTTTCAAGATTAGAAGAACTTAGTCCCTTATCTGCTATATTTTCTAATTCTTTCTCTACTCTTTCTAAAAGTTTGTGCACTTTTTATCACCTCTTCCTTTCAAGGAGTTGTAGTAGTTGTTTCAACTGGTAATGCAGTTGCTGCATTATTTCTGCATTGACAACAAGAAACTGGGCCTAATAATTTAAATACCCCATTTTGGATATTAGTATGAACTCTTACTGAATATCTTTTTCTTGTGCTTAGCTGACAAGCATTAACATTAGTACAATTACAATTTACCAACGGATATAACGTAGCGTCATCTCCAATTGTTATATAAGCATTTGATGTAATTGTCGTTGCTGTTGGAATTGCTTGTGCTACAATAATGCAGTATTTTTCTCCATTAGCATAACTTCCTGCTGGAATGTTAATAATTAATTGATTGTTTGCAAAGCTTACTGCTTGTGAAATTACAAGTTTGTCACATAAGCATTTTGAAGTGGGACAACTCATTGTTTATCCCCTCCTTACATGCAGCCGCAACCATAAGCATTTACAGTATTAATTCCAGCGGAAGCATATGGTGAACAAGTGATATACGCTGGCTTTGGAGGGGGTTGTAGCTGATTAACAATATTGCTAGTCTGTGATAGCTGAGAAAGTTGTAGCTGTGCAGACTGTAGTTCTGTTCTTAGATTATCAAGTTCATTCTGAGTTAGATAGTTAATAATTCTATCAGTATTCTTGTCTGCATTTGTAATTATGTCACAAGTAGACTAAGCAAGAGCATATTTTAGATTCTCTTGTCCGCGGCCTAGATCGCAGCAGCAAGAAGCCATCTGATTTTGAATTGCATTGAAACCAGTCTGATTATTGAAGTTAGACTGCATAATACTCTCGCGAGTTTCACAGCAGCAATCCTTCATATTGTAGTTAGTCTGAGCGATTGCACTCTGAACGCCATTAAAGCCAGAGCATAGAGACTGCTGAATAGTATTGCCAGTCTGGCTAATAGCATTTTGAGTTGCATTAAAGCCTTGTAGATTAGCGACAGCATTAGCATTAGCAGTCTGAGCGACAGTATTACCAAGATTAGAAATGCCAAGACTTGTAGAATAAAAACCATCACAAAGGCCATTCTGCACACCGCGAATACCATTATCTAACTGATTAAAATTAAAGGCATCAGTTACGCCCTGTTGTGTAGCTGGAGTGCAACAGTAGTTATATCCATTGCCTCCAAATAGACCATTACCACCTGTAGGAATGAACACTGTATTTACACCTCCGTCGTTGTTACCGTTTCCGTTACCATATCCTCCTCTGTTGCCGCCCCAACCGGCAAAAGCAAAGAAGAGAATTAAGATGACAATCCACCAAGCACCGTTACTACCAAAAGTACCATCAGTAGCACCGTTGCTAGTATTTTTGTTCTGTAGCGCTAAAGCGTCAGCAACACTTAGTCCATTTTCTCCCATTTTGATTCCTCCTAAATATTGTTTAATATATTTTATCGAGAATCATTATTTCAACATAGCCATAAAATTATTATATTCAGTCGTAAAGTTTTTGCCTTGCTTTTGAAATATTGATTCTGCGAGTTTAGTTAAATTTTCATTATCTCCATTTTTTGCATAACCTATTAATTCATTAATAGTTGGATCATTAATATTGTTGTTTTTTATCATTGACATAACTAATTCTTCTGGATTCCTTCCTTTTAGTAAACTAATCATTTCCATTGGATTCATCATAATTTCCATTCACCTTCTTTTTGAATTTTTCCTAATACACCTTCTATATTAGTCACTTGACTTTCTAATTTATTGAAACGACTATCATAGTTTTCAAAATATTTTAATATCTATTCATCTTGATTAGCTACTTGTTTTTGTTGCGGCTCTTGCTTTTTTATGGGTTCTGAATTACTTCCATCATAGGGAAGTATTCTATAGGCCCAAAACATTGGGTTACCATTCTACATTGTTTTTATATACATAAACCCTTCATTTAAACATAAAGCTACTGAAATTCCTGCTCCTGTGGGAACGTTAGCAACTTCAAGAGTTGAATTTATATTGTAAACATTTCCTTGTGGCTGAGGAAATAAAGGCTGTACATTTTGTGTTTGAAAAGGCATTACCGCCATCTATTGATTCTATTGATAGGGCGGCATCGTTTGATTATTTTGTGGATTTGAATTTTGTCCAAAATTATATGCCATGATTAAATCACCTCACGAATTATTTTTCTAACATATAAATAGTGGTTTCTTAGTAAAAATTGTCATATAAAAAGAAAACAGTCCGAAAATTTTCTACTTTTTAAACAAAAGTCTATTTCGGACTGTTATTAATTTTTATTAATTTTTAATAAAAGGTTCTAGTAACTCTAACTAATCTAAAGTTAAATTTAATTCTTCTAGTTCGTCTAAAGAAAGATATATATCTGGAACTTGTACTTCGCACTAATTTATTTGTTTTATTACTTCTTGACATTCATTAATCTTACCTTCTTTAATTTTAAAACCGCCTTGATTGTTTATTTTAATATTTCCATTTTCATCTTTTTCAAAAAAATCTTGACAATTTAAACTAATCTGTTCTTGATATATAATTCTTTCTTCTTCTATTGCTTTTTTAATTTTTATAAACTTATATTGTGTCCTTACGTTAAATTTTTTTGAATTTAAAACTTCAAAAATAGATGTTAATGCCAAAGCATTTTCTCTTTTTAAAAGCAATATTACCAACCTCCATTTAAGAATTTTTTAGCACTATCTCTTCTTTTATTCATTCCTTGATAAGTATAGACTTTAGAACCGCCATACATTTTTTTACAAGCCTCTATTGCACCAGAAGTTTCTAGTGGCTGCCCCGGATAAGACGAATTACCTACTCCTCTCTCTACTACTACCTAGAATAATTCACACTAATAAATTGCTTCTCCTTTTCCACTGTCTAAACCTTTTTTCTAAGCATATTCTAAATATAAACTTTTCCATTTGGGAATACTAACACAATTAAGTTCTCCTTCTCCAAAAAGATAATCAATTGTAGCAATAGCTAGCTGTTCATCCGTCGAATACGCGGTATTATTAAATATTTTGGAAATAAAAACCTAATCGTTTGTTTGGTATAGACCGCAATAACCCAGTGAATTTTTTGCTCTTGGATTTAATCCAGATTCTGTATATAAATTTCCCATAATTCCTGCAACAATCGGGGTATAATCTGTAATATTTGGTAATACTTTTTTTAGATTAACTATTATTTGATTAGCAATTGTACTACCAATTGATTCCAAACCACTAGGATATTTCAAGTCAGAAGTGGTAGCGCTTGGCTCTAAATAAGTAGCTGGTGTAGCTATAACTTCCCAACAACGGCCCACAGAATTTGAGCCTAATTGATTAGACCAAATTTTAAACGCAGCTTTCTACTCATCAGACCAAGTATCCTAATTGCCTCTTGCCTCTAATAATGTATCTTTGCCATATGCGCCGTTTTTCATATAGCAGAAGTCAAGATGTAAATGTGCTCCATCTGCCTAAGAGCCATCAACATACCCAATTATATCTCCTTGTTTAACATGATCGCCAACTGAAAAAGGAAATTTATCTATATGATAATATCTGATTACTAAACCATCATGATTGCCCTTCCAATAATCTCCTTCAACTAATATGTCACAACTAGTATAATTTGGATTTGTAATATCATGACCAGCTTTTTTAACAGTTCCATTTGTCATTGCACGAACCGGAGTACCATCTGGAACTCCAAGATCAAGCTTCCCTACTCCATGGCCTGAATAAGTTTTTGCTCCATGTATCTTTTCTCCAGTATTGGTATTATATACGTCAGCATCTAAAGGAAATAAATATTTTAATCCCAATTTTATCACCTCTATTATATTCTATCTACATCATCTTCATCAATATAGTAGCCAGAAGTTCCTACATCTCCAGTTGTGGTAGTACTTGAACCAGTAGATGTTCCAATCTGATTACTCCACGCAATAATATTATCTATAACAGACTTTAACGATGTTTTTGTACAAATCAACTCTCCAGATTCACCTTTCGCGGCATAATAAAATTCAGACCAATCGCACCATATTTGACCGTTATTTGACATTAAAATTTTTGGATTAGTAATTCTAACTTCATCTGGCATATATTGCATTCCAGAAATATTTAATTCTCTACCATAATAATCAGATACTTCTCCACCTATATATAATACACCATTTTTTAATACACTAAGAATATTATGACATTTATATGATGAATTTTCTTCACCAGCTGCGGCAATCATAAATGTTCTTTCAGCACCAGATAATATAGATGTCTGGCGTTCTGCCCATTCTTCATCTGAAAGTTCTGAGGTGTATTTCTAAGATAGGGTAGACGTTTTATCATTATAGTCTTTATTATTCTAATCAAGAGCTTTTTTATTATTAAGGAAAACTCCTATTTCAGAAGCAGAAAAATCAGTATTTATTGAACCTATAGAAACATCATCTACTATATTTCTATTACACCAATAACTTAATTCATTGCCATTTTGATATACATATAAAAGTTTTGTAACAGACTGTCCTTGTAAATCAATATAGTCTATATTCACGTATTGAATATTACTATTTGAACTAATGGTAACAGATTCGCTTTCATTTTCATATGCTAAAGTATAACTTTGAACAGGAATTAAAGATTTACCATAGCTGTTTTCTTTTGTTGAATAAGTTCCAATAAAATTATTGGTTGAATAATTATTATTCAAAACAGCACTATTTGAAAAATTAGAACTTAATGTATTAATAACATTATCGCCATTTAATAAACTTTCTATAAAATCTTTCATATTAACTGTCAAATCTCCTAGATTAACAGAATCAGAAACATTTAAAAGATTAAAATTAAATTCAATAATATTTAAAGTGCAAGTTTGATTTTGAGAATTAATAGTTGGTGTAATATAATAAATAGTATTATCATTTAAGTTACTAGTATAAGTATAATATTTACTACCATTCTCTGTAATTTCTTGCATTGTCATTTTAAAAGTTCTATTTCCGGCAATATCTACTGCCACAGGCTATTCATTGGTAATTTCATTTTTTATAGAAACTATCATGTTTGTGTACTGATTCCAGTCATATTCATACACACTTGTGGTCTTAAAAGCCATTCTATGTGAAAGAGTAATTAAAGAATTGTGAACTTGGGAAGTTCTCCCCAATGCTCCGTCATCAAGAATTTTGTTTGTAACGAACATTTCACCTGTAAGTGATAATCTTGCTGTATAATCAGATTTACTATCCTAACTATAATTAGAACGAGTTTCTGTTTTAAAAATAGGCTTTCCGCTATCATTATACAAATAGAAACCAACATTCTAATTAGTTAAAGATAATTCTTCTTTATAATTACCTGTCGTGTTTGTATCTTCGCCGCTTTTAAACTCATATCCCGCACGAAGTCTTATATTATTGTTTTCAATTAAACTTAGACCATATCTATTAAATCTAGCAAAGTCAACCAACCCATCAGTGCTTGTAGCCGGACTTCTATAAGCATTAATTCCATCTTTATCCCAAAGGAAATATATATAATCTCCATCTACTATCTAAACTTTTGACGCATCTAAATTGCCAAATTTAGCATAATCGAGATTAATGCCATTTGGGCCTACACCATAATCCCAAGTTTCGCCGCCATCCTTAGAAAAATAAACTCCTTCTCCTGTTATTTTATACTGACTTGCGGCGTTATTTATATCATTTCCTTCTGTTCCAGATTCATCTAACTTTATATTATCTTTAGGAGTATCAAGTAAAGTTAAATCTCCAATGTCTAAAGTATTCTGTAGAGTGTCTGTTTCTATATATTGCTTAGCTGAAAAATTAGAAGCTCTTTTGTAGATATTTTCATTAAAAGTCAATGATTGGACAGAGGCACTAATAGTTTGAAATAGGTCATCAAATTTTGATGTATAATTTTGAACATTAATTGTATTATTAGTTGGAATATCTAGGTCATATTCGATTCCAGAAACAATAACTTTTTCTCTATTAGGTAATCCAGTTTTTTTATTAATTCCAAAGAAATCAATATCTTCAATAAAAGTTGTATCAGCTAGATCAAAACTATAATCATCAGAATACTCAGGTAAAGCTTCTAGGTCTACTACAGAAATAGAATATGATATTTGTGGTTCGCAGGAATCATCTAATACTTGAACGCCGGCCCAATAATATTCATTATCATCTAAGTAATTACTATCTGTAAATGTACCTTCTTTAATATAAGGCTCATATTTTTTATAGAATTGTTCACTTAAATCATTTATTTTATTAAGAACTTTTGCTCTTTCTCTTTTCCAATATAAAACTTCATTATATAATTTTCTATATTTTCCTAGACTACCATTAATTTCATAAATTTTTGTATCAACTATTTCCTTTTTAAAATCATTCCAGTGAGTAAAAGGTGTTTTGTAATCTTCATCATTAAAACCTTCCATCATTAGTCGCATGAATAATTCGCCTTTGCAATATTTAGTTCTATACTTGTTATACATTTCTTTTAAGCCCGGAATCTTTTCGTTCTATAAGGAATAATCTTTAGTATAGTCTAAATTGTAAAAGGTATAAATTGTTTTTTCTGGATCGTCTAATGCTGGATTACCTACTGAAATGCAGAAATAATTTCCAGTAAAGAATAGTTGCTCTATTAAGCCCCATAGAATAGTTGATTGTTCTCTATATTTAGTTACGTAATTTTTATAAGTGTCTGATGTAGTATATTTTACTTTTGTTGTTATTTTCGTGCTAGAATTAGATGTTGTTTTTGTATAAGTTGATTTATACTAATACATTGTCTAACCTATTTTCTTCCGTTCTTCAAGTGCTGTTGTTATCCCTTCAATAGAAACAGTATTTTGTGCTTCTAATTCAGTTAATGTCTCTCCTGTCATTGTAATAATTAAATTAGAATATTTATCATATAGTTTATTATATTCTCCAATTCTAGGTAAGAAAGCAAAATCTCCTGTTTTTAGACCATAAATATCTCTTTGTAACTAGGTTTTATCCAAAGTACCTATTTTTGCATAATAAGAGAAATCTAATATATATGAATTTTTTCCAATGTTGTCAATGGCTGTTTGAATTGAGCAGACACCAGTACTTGAAGATTCACAGTCCACATTTTCGACATATAATTTAGTTGTAATAGAAGATGAATCTAATGTTCTATTAATAGAAGACAAATTCTTTTCATATCTAAAACCTAGTTTATTTGTTTTTCCTTTTTCAGTCATAAAGAAAACATGTTTTTTCATGTATCCGTTTTCATCTAAAATAATTTTTCCATTATTATCATGTTCTATATAAAAGTAAGGATAGATTTTAAAGACTTCGCTTAATTCTTGAATTAAATTAAATCTATTCGATTTTTCTTGTTGTAGAGTTCTGATTCTTCTTGGATGCTTTTCAGTTTGGAATCTATATGGACAGTAACCATTCTTTTGATAAGCGCATTCAACTGCCGGCGAACCATCATTCAATGTTCTAGCTTTACAGTCACACCAATTATTTTCATAAGTTGCTAATTCTGGACAGTAATATTTACATTGTAATAAATCAATAGTTGATGTAAGTACTTCCAAATCATCTTCTGTATAAAGAGTTGCATCATAACCGCCCTGCTCTTTATTAATATAGTCTTTTATTTTAAAGGAATCTTTATACTACCATCTTCCAGACTTTTTCTTTATTTCGTCTGTAGAATCATTTGTCCAAATAGGTGCTTTAATAGCTTCAACAAAATATTTCTATTCGCTATAGGTTTCCCCAAGTGTTACGTCATTTTCTTGTAATAAATCGCTGGAATGAATTAAATTACAATAAATTTCATTTCCAAAGTTATAATCTCCATCTACATTAAGCTTCGCAGCACTTTCTTTATCTCCGCAGAAAATGTCTATATTGCGGCCAGTATATTTATAAGTAAAATAATTATCTTTATATGACATAATTCTTGAAGTTTCTGAATCATCCTATGGGTCTCTTTCTTCTGCTCTAACTGTAGTATAGTTTTCTTGAATAAAGTCGTGTCCTCTCGTATAGGCTTCAAATAATTCTAAATTATAAAGATTCAATGCTTTTTGTTCTTGTTTAGCAGTTAAATCAATACTATATTTTTCATTTAAAATGTTTTTTAAGATAGCGGCATTATCATCAATAAAATTATTAAAATTTATTTTATTTGTCTCTTCATAAATGCCACTATCGCTATTATAAGTATAATAGACAAAATTATAATTTTTTCTTTTATTCTTATCAAGTGAAAAATATTCTGATAGAGTTACTCTTTTTTTATTTTTATCATAAATTCTTACAAGAGATAATAATATCTATCTTTGGTCATCAAAACCACCGCTAACAAAACTTTCAGAAATGCTTATTGCTTTATCTAACTGCTCTGCTAATCTATCTAAATCTATTTCAAAAGTTTTCGTTCTTATCATTGGTTTAATAACTTCTAAATTTTTAGCGCCACCATAGCTATCTTTATTCTTCATATTTAGTGTTAAATAATTTTTAACTTTATGACTGTCCTTACTTTCATTTTTAGGTGGAATTAAATTAACTTTCCAGTTACTAAAATCCTAAATATAGTTCTTACTTATAGATACAGCCGAGGCACTCCAATCTACTTCTAATGGTGAAATAGGAACTCGATAATCAGACATTGTTCCACCAGTCAAACTACCGCTGCTATCTCCACCAATACTACTACTACCCGATTTATAAACTTTGTAGTGTTGAGCATCATCTGAATTTATGCCGCCATCACTGGTTAATACATAAATACTATAATATCCAACTAAGGAAGTGGTATCAGATGTTATTGATGATAAAGCTACTCTTGCATAATTCTTAACATTGTTATTTACACCTATAAAAGAATTGGAAGCTTCATATACTGAAACAGTTTTTCCATCTTCATTTCTTTTATAATAACCTGCATTTAAAAAGAATCCTTCTGGTTCACTATAATCTTTTTTACCTATCTCACTTACATAAAGTTGCTTACTAATAGATATGTTAGAATCTATTTGTTGACTTTTACTATTTTCAAGTGTTTTTAATTTATTTAATCTTTTTAGCTGTCCTAAATCATGACAATATGCAATTCCAACCCTAGATGAATATTGAGATTCTCTAGTTGGGACTCTATAAATACACCAAAAAGTATAACTAGAATTTGTTGTTATAAATGAATTAAAACTATCCTAATCAAAGAATTTTCTCGCGGCCTAGCATATTATCTGAGGAGCAGAAGCTTGGAAACGATTATTAGACCATCCAGCAGGTGGATTAATTTCTAAAGTATGGAAATAAGTTGCTTCTCTTTTCAGGAGCAGTAAATCTTTTCTTTTATAAAAACCGTGTATTGTTTTTGTCGCTCCTTTGGTTGCAAAAACGATACACTAGTTTTGTTCAAGAACTGATTTTTCATTATTATAACCAACTCTTATAGTCTCATTTCCTGTCGCGCCATAATATCCTATTCCAACATAACCTGTCGGAATAGCACCGCTAGTATATAATCCTTGAATACCAGATTGATAATTCCTTATATCATCATTGTATAAATCTATATAACCTAAAGACATTATTCCGCCTCCTTTTATCTCTTATCTAAGTAAACTATGCCGCAAAAAACATTATTTTGAAAATATAGATAAGGAATAGTTTTATCTTCGTTGCTATTTTTTAAAAATACTCCACAACAAGCAGGATCATTTGCGTCTGTAGTATCCGTCCAATTATTATATTTACTTGTTAGATAAGAATCCTTCCAAACTAAATTATCACCACAGTTGATATCAAAATCTCCTGTTTTTTTGTCATATCCAATTAAATTTAAAAATTCTTCGTCGCAAGTAGAGGTTGTAACAGGAATTAGTTTTATTGGAATATCATCATAATAATAAGGATTTTTATTAGTCTCTAAGGTATCACAAACATTAAAAACAACTCCGTTATTTACAGATTCTTCATATTTTTCTACTTGAATACTGTTAAAAATAATTTCTAATGGGCCGGATTCAGTTTTTATTGCTATATAAGGATTCTCAATTGTTCTGTTTGCTTTAAACAATAGAAAAGCATCATCTTCTATAGAATAGTCTCCACTTTTTGTATTATTCCAAGACCATTTCTTATTATTATCCGCCGCTTTGCTTAAATTATGATACCATTTTTCCTTTAATGCCGCAGCATTAAACTATTTATCTTTTCTAGGAACAAAACATAAAGACGGTTGAAAATTAAACAGTCTTGAGAAACTTATATAATTTTTATTCTCATCATCGATGCCCTAAATTGAGTAGTTGCCATTTAAATCAATCGCACCAGCGCCAATTACTATTTTATCTAAGTCATCGTTAATTTTTTGATTAAACTCTTTATCATAAACAATATATTCATCTATCCAAGACAATATAATTGAATTAGTAAGTTGTTCTGTAGTATCTGCCTAATAACTAGAAACAAAGTTATCTGAAAGTTGATAAGAATTTAAATGCCAATAAAGATAGAATTTTAAGAATTTTACATCGCTATATGTATAGGAGTATTCTCCATTGTCATTTTTTGTTGGCTTAATAGCTATAGACGAAATTTTCTAATAGTTTTTTATTTTATTATTTTTATCATAAATAGATATTAATCCTGCTAATTTCCCGTTATTCCATTTCTCAAAATTAACTTGCTCTTCATTATTAACAACTAAATTATTTTTAGTCCATATCATTACATTTTCGCCGCCAAATAGAATGCCATTTATTAAAGAATCTATTGCCTTAATTTTTTCGCCGCGAACAGTGTCTCCACTTGAAGGATAGCGCTTAATTATTTCATAAAATAGAGTTATCTCATTTTGATCGCTTGCACTTAAATTAATTCCAATAGTCTTTAATTTTTCAGAACATTTCTGAGCGTTTTCTTCTGAAAAGCAATCAAAAAGTTTTTTATAATCGTACATCATCTACTTATATTCTTTCGCTGCAGTGTTCGCTTCTTGTTCAGTGGCTAAATTGTCTATCTTATCTAAATTTCTATAAGATATAGTTGCTCCTGTAATCTTAATATCTCCAGTTTTAATTCTAATTGCATAAATTTTATCTTTTTCTATCTTTTTTTCTTGGCTAATAATACCAAAATTTAAAGCATAATCTGTAGAAGTAGTTCCTTCTTTAGAGAAATCTATAGTTTTATTTATACAAGGACTTAGTAATTCTAAGTAATAATCACTTATAGATTCATCATCTATATTTCCATCTAAATCATAATTGTCTATTGAAACTTCTTTCGTTTCTGTTAAAGAAGTAGTTTTCTAAATAGTTGATTTTACAGAAACAGTTAATAAAGTTGATGCTGAACCAGTACCAGTATCTTTATCATTGTTTTTATTCTAAACTTTAGTTTCCCAACCATTTGTACTTGTAATTTTAGTACCATTTTCGACTAGATTTCTTGATAAGGTAGGTAAAATCTGACGAGTATCAGTTTTTGAACATACTCGATAATCTTCTCCATTTTTAATTTTCTTTGTGAGTTCTACTTCTGAATACAAATCTTCATCTGTGCAATATTCGTTAGCTTTGTTATTGTAAACTGTTACAAACATATCTGCATTTTTATTATATTCTGTTCTATTTGTTACAGAAATTTTTCTAGCCTAAGTAACTTCTAAATCTTTTATAGCGTCTAAATAGCCATCATAATAAACTGGATACCAATTAAAATTATCAATTGTTGAAGAGGAAGGTGTTACGCCGTAAGTATAAGCAATTTTATTATCACTATCTTCTTTTATATTATATTTTCCAGATTTTTTTAATGCAGATGATAAAGGTTGCTTCCAATATAAATATCCCTTTTTAGAATAATCTTTTTTAGATAAATTTTCTTTTAATAAATTATTCCATTCTTCAATAGGAATTATATAATGGTATTCATTATTTGCAAGAACTCCACCTTCGTCAATATTATATTTATCGCCTTCTTTTAAAAAGATAAATTGAATAAAACCGCTAGGATTTTCAGATATAGGTTGTAAAGCATATCCCCTATCTACGCCGCCATAATATCCATATAGCGCCGGCTCTTCAACTGCTTTATATGAATCCTCATAGACAGTTCCTAGAATCATAGATAAGTCTGTTATAGGAACATAAATATAATCGCCTTCTAAACTAACCATTTTTTTTGAGTCTAAGAGTTTTTTACCATTATCTTTATAGTAATTATCCCAAAATAATTGGCGTTCTCTTGCTAAATCGTCCCCTAACTCAATTATTCTTTTTTCATTAGTATAAATATTTTCAATAGTTAAAAGTTTTTCAACGAAATCTTTCTTGTTGGAAATTTTTTCCCATTCTAATTCTTCTTTATCTAATATCTTTTTTAAATAATCCTTCGGTCGCCCATTGTCATCTAATAAAAGAGTATAATCTACTTTTAAATCAATAGGATAACCAATAATTTTTCCGCCAAATTGTTCAAGAGGAATTCTATAAAATCGTTGTTCTTTAAATTCTGTAAAATCGCCAATATTATGTTCTGGAGTATAATTCCAGACACTATCATCTAAGATTTCCTCCGTAAAATCTCCCACTTCTGCAACACTATTATTTAACTCATCAGCAAATTCTATTTCATAGCCTGTTCTGGAAAGTTCATTAATAAAGCTATCTTCACACTCATAGTTATACATAATAGCTTTATATTTCTTTTCTTCCGTAATCTTTTTAATCTAAAATTCATACCATTCTTCACGATATTTTAATTTTAACTTAGTTTCATTTAGAAGATAGTCAACAAATTCATTATGAACAAATTCTCCTTTTTCGTTATCATAGAATTTAGAAGGCATTTGGAATGTCAATGTATTTGTACCTTTAATTTCTCTTTTTAATTTTATCCCAGTCGCGCGGCCCTCATAGGTCATATCATTCGCGCCAATAATCATTCCTTTTTTCTCAATCTGCTTTCCAGAAGAATCAAGTTCTTCCGTCCACACACTTAATTCATATTCTTTTTTAAGAATACTCATTTCCTTTTATCACCTCTCTTAATAGAACAATGGTGTATATTTAATCTAGGCTTTATTAAGTATATCAGCGTAGCCCCAATATAATGGCGGAAAATGTTCCCATAAATAGTTACAAGCATACCACCACCATTCTTCGATTTTACCTGTACACCCCATTTTATTCCATGTTTCAACTTTTGCTGCGGCTCTCCAAAAAGCATGAATAGTTTTTAGCAATCCGTATTCAAGATTTTGTTCTCTAGTTTTATAAAGTTCAAAAGCAAAATTATCATTACCTTCAGCCATAGAAATCTGAGAGTCAAAAATATGGCGAAAATTAAGTAGTTCAATATAGTCAGTCGTTGTATCTGATTCGTCTAATTTTCCAATCTAAATTAAATAACTTTTCGCCGCCATTTCATAAACTTTATTGAAAACACTTTGAATATTCTTTTGTTTGCCTTTTTCACCACCATAGCCCCAATCAAAAGGACGAGCGTCTAACCAGCGTTTTCCTCCCCAATTATCTTCATCACAAACAGGAGTTACCTCAATCATAGACCAACCGGGTGGTATCTTAAACCAATGTCCTTGTTTAATATTTTCATTGTAAATATTCTTTGTTGGCTTATAATTATAAAAATTAGATAATGTTTCCTTTTTAGAGATATTAAACTCTGGATTATTTACATTATACAACATTCTTTTGTCTGTGTCAAGATATAGAGTCGGTTTTGTTATATTATCAGTCGAAATTTCAAAATAATCTTCTGTTAGATATTGCGGCATTATATTTAAATTAAAGTCAAATTGACCATAATATAAATCTTTATTTTTACGAATATATTCTGGTGGATTATGAATATAATCATAAATAAAATCATCAAGAGTATAGTCAGTATTATCTTTAAAAACTTTTAATTTTCCATACTAATTAAGAATAGCTTCCTTTAGTGTTTTCCAATATAATTCATTTTTTTCTTCATCAGTTATACATAAACTATAAAGTTCATCATATCTATCAGCTAATTTTATTCCATCTTCAAAATCAAGCATTGGCGCACCATTATCATCTGTTAAAAGAGAAGACTGCCAATAAAATAATTTAATAAAATGTCCTAATTTTTCTTTAGGAATAGGCTCTACGATATAAGCATGTTTGGGATGATGGTTTCCAATAGGAATATATTTATAAGTATATGAGCCATCATTTTCATTTAATTCTAATTTTAATTTTTTAAAGTATCTTTTACCATACTTAAAATCTTTATTTTCTTTAGTCTCACAAGTTTTTAGACCAGTCCAATCTACTGCTTCTGGTATTGTTAATCTTTGAACATTAAAACGTCTAACTTGGAAGTGATTACCACGGGACATCCAAAATGTTCTTTCATTATTATCCAATTTAACTTCAAAATCAACAGGTAAATCACCGGGATTGTAAACTAAAAGTCTACTGCCAATTAAGGCATTTGATTGGTTAAAACCAGTATCCATATTATAATAATCAAGTTTACTGTATTGCGGCATATAGATTAACTCTTGGTCATAGTCTAAAGTTGGTGTTGTTAAAAGTTTTGCTGTATTTTGCCATAAAGGAATATTATTCCAATATCTTCTAACATCTATAATACTTTTTTCGCCATCTGGAGTATTAAAATATAATTCTCCTGCTTGAACTTGTTGGATTGTTGGATAACCACCTTTCCAAGGCGTTCCCATATTATTTTCAACATTATAATAATCTTTTGTATATTTATTATAGATAATTTGTTTTTTCTTTTCATATGGATTTTCAAAAATGGCTGATTCTTTTATTACTTTTTCTGGCGGAGTTTTTAAATAGTAGTCTGCCGCCCTAACAATATATTTATTAAAGCAATAAGCATAGGGGAAATAACAAATAAAATTAAGTGTTCCTTCTCCTTTATAAACTCTTTCTCCTGTATCTTTATCTCTAAAGCAAATATAATTAAATTCTGGTTTAGATTTTAATTTTGCTTTATATGTTTTATATGGTAATTCATCAAATACTAAGTCTTGCGGCTTATCAGTAGAAAAGATTTGACTAATTTTTCTAAAATCTTTTTCACTAATTGAATCAAAAGCTACATTACAATCTATTTCTCGATCCTTATAAAGTTGACCAAAATAATATGTTCCATCGCCACCGGGAACTTCTTCTGTATAGTCAGTAGGTTCTGGTAAAAGATTTTTAGTATATCTATCACTAGAACTTACAACAACTAAATGAAGGTCTTTGGTGTAGTAATTTCCAAACCTAAAATCGGTATAATCCATTTTATCACACTCCTTTATATAAAGTAAAAAGGAAGAGGTTTTAAACTCTTCCTTTTCGTTTTAACTCAAAGTCTTAAAACTCCTATAAAATAGGTACTTAATGACTTAAAAAGTTATAATGTTTTATTTTCTTAGGATAACTGAATTACCAGTTTTATTATATGCGTCAAGAATATTCTGCTTAACTCTTTCTGTTGCTTGATCTACGTCGTAATCACTTGAAATTGAATCTACATTTACAGTTACTTCAATATTTGGAGAAACAACATTAGAAGAAGATTCATAAGTTGATTTTGATGGAGTAGAGAAATTAGAAAGTAGAATATTCATTATATCCATCATTTGACGAATATTTTCAGTATCTGTTGCAGATAGAAATGCTTCTGGTTTGGTTTTTGTTCCATCTACCCATGCTGGACCGGTGTAGTCAACAAGGCCACCAGTGGCGTACCTCTTTTTTAACATAGATGGGCTAGTCCAGCCTGTATTTACAAATTCTTCAAATCCTTTAGTAGAAGATATTGGGATTGCTTTTTCGGAAACATTTCCAAAAATATCAGATGCAAGATACTCAACATAAATATTTGCTGACTTATCTCTCTTTTTTATTTTATCTATATCTTGTGGATTAGATAATAAATATTTACTTCCATTCGTGTTTATAACTAAACTATATGTTCTACCTCCAGTTTCTGGTAAGTTTGGAATATATGGAGCTGTTTTTACGTTAGAAAGAAGAGTTTCTTTTTTCTTGGAATTATTAGCATATTTAGTTTTTTCCATATCCGCAGCCTGTCTAGTTTCGGCTTGTGTTTGATTAGCTTTTTTCTATTCCTCATCTACGGTTACTGTTGTGCCAAAAAAATCTGTAATGAGAGTTCCTAATTTTGCAAAATTATCTAAATTTTCATTAGTTAGACTGCTTAATAAATTCTTAGCTGAATCAACTAAATTATTAAATTTCGGATCTAAATCCTCTAAAGATAAATTAGCTAAATCTAATGCTTCTTTAGTCTTGGTAACTTCATCTTTTGCATCAGAAACTTCTCTCTGTGCATCTCTTACCGCTTGTTTAGCATCTTCAATTCCGTCTTTTGCATTTGCTACTGCGTCCTGTGCATCTGATAGAGCCTATTGAGCATCTAATTGAGCATCAGAAATTTCTTTCTAAACCTTAGCAGAATCTCTTTCAATTGCTCCAGTTGCACCCTCAGAAGTAGTTGTAATAATATTTAATACCTCATTGGCCGTAGTTTGTGTTGCATTTTGAATTTCTTGCGTTTGAGAAGCTAAATAACTAACTAAAACTTTACTCTAATCTTCCCAATCAGCCATCTGAACGGCTTGTTTATCTATTGACATATCCTAGAAATCTGGATCATTGGCTGCCATCCAACCAATATAATCTTCTGAGGTTGTAAAAGTTTTTAATATCTCATTAGCTTGTTTAGACCAATTTGTATCGTCGATAATAGCTTCTTTTAGTTCTATTTCAGTATCTCTAAGTTCCTATTGAGTCTCTTGTAAAGACTTCATGTTATCAATAACGTTATCAACAGCATCGTCTAATAAATTCTATTGATCATCTTTAATTTCTTCCTCTAATGATAATGCTTCTTTCCTATTTGCGCCAGATGTATCCCTCTACATTAGAGATAGTTTTTTCTATTTCTAAGCTAAATCTTCATAATCATTTTCCATATCGCGAAGCTTTCTTTGCTTATCAATAGCATCCTGTAAAGCATCTAAGTAATCATCATCTGCTTCTTTTAATTGACTATACTTATCTTTCTAAGTATTAACCTCTTCTTCTGCTTGTTTTTTTAAAACATCAGCAACATTATCTTCAAGAGATACATAATTCTTATACAAATCCCTTAATTTGTCTTGATATTCTTTCCGAGTATCATAGATTTCTTTCTCACCATCTGCGACTGCATCTACATATTCATTAACTTTTTGAATTTGTTCTCCAATAAAGTCTTTTTCTGCATCTGGCATTTTTGCATCTTCTAAAAAGCTAATATCTGGTGCTAATTTTCCAAAATCATCAATAGTAAAGTATTGACTATATTTCTCTTGCAAGAATTTAGTTCCTTCATCTGCTAATTTCTAATTTAATTGATTTCTTGCTTCTGTTGTCGCAATAGTATCATGAATAGCAGAAGCATAATCGTTCCATGCTTGTGCAGATTCTCCAACAACAGTAGAATTTTCAATTAATTCAGCATTCTTTTCTAATAATTTATTTAAACTTTCTAATTGCTGCTCATAATTATATAAATCATCTAAATTAGAATCGTAGAATTTACTACCATTATATGCCGCATCTAAATCTTCTTGTGCCTTCTTTTCATCTCTTAGAGCCTTAGCCAAATCAGTATGAGATTTCTTTTCATCTCTAATTGCCTTATTTAAGTTTCTTTTTGCTTTTGCTAAATTATCTACTGCTTTATCGTAGTCTTTTTGAGCTTCTTTTGCGTCTCCAAACATATCCTATAGACCTTGTTTTGTCAACGCAGCTTCAGCAGTAACATATTTTTCACTATTATCTATAACATCTTGTAGATGTTCTCTATATTCATCAGCATCTTTTGCACCAGAATCAAGAAAATCTTTTAATACAGCAGGATCAAGACCTAGACTTTCAATCATATCTTGGTTTTTACCAATATAATCAGCAGAAGTTAATCCAGAGTCCTTAAATTTCGTAAGAATAGGATTATACATTGCTGCGCCTTTTTTATCAAAAGCCGCGGCATAAGCTGGCATTTGAGCAATTTGAGAAATTTGGTTTTCTAAGCTTTTTAGTGCGTCTTGTGCCATTTTTTTGGGAATGTCTTTAGTATCTAATTGTAATTCTCCATTTTTATCAAAACTAATACTATCAAATGCGCCCTACATTAAAGCTATCATAGAATCAGTATCCATACTATCTGATGCCCACTTTTCCATAGCTTCAGTTAAGTCTTTATTTGAAGTAATATTGGCTTGAATTGATTCTGCATATTGATCAAATGCAGTTTTTAATGCATTTATATTTGAAAGAGAATGAATAATTGCATTTGTGCCATTTTGAATATATTCGCTATAAAGATTAGCAGCGTCGTTAGCAGACAGACCTACTTCTTTTAGCTTATCTACAAAAGCAGATTTATTAGCTAATAATGCGGAGAACCCTTGTGTGAAGTCTATTTGACTTAATACCTCTGCAATTTTAGATTGTTGTTCTCCGGTAAATTTGCTTAACGAAGTTTGAATAGCCTATGCAACTTTCTCTTGTTCTGGGGGGGTTAAATTCATAGACTATAAAGTATTAACAAGACTTTCTTTTGCACCTTTAGACCAATTTTCATAATCTTTGTCGTTTGGGAAAACTGATTGAAGTGTCCTATTTAATTTTTCATTCTATTTTGTTGGTGAATTTTCATTATCTTTTTCAAACTTTTCATAACCTTTTATTGTTTCTTCTGTTCCTTCAACTTTTTTCATTCTTTCTATAATATTATTTAAAGTTTTTGTATATTCATCTAAAGTTAATTGATCTGCTTTACTTTGTAAATCTTCATACTCTTTAGTTAAATTTTGATATTGTTCATTTTTAGATAATTTTTTTATTTTTTCATTTGTATCTTGTAACTCCTACCATTGATCAGCATATGCCGCCAATGCATCAGCTATCGTAGCAAAAGCAGTATTATCTCCAGATTTAATTTTTTTATACCACTATTCATCAGCACCAACATAATTTAAGACATTCCGTATTTCTTGGGGTAACTCTGACCAGTCCTATCTCTGGTATCCACTTTTTTCAGGATTATCTAAACTTTCTAAATTAAAACCATATATATCTTCTAAATCTTTATTATCTTTAAATACCTATTTTGCATACTCCCAACCATTCCAATCTTCCTCATTTTCTTTAAAATTTTCTTCAATATCAAAATCAATCTTTTTAAAGCTGGAGGTATCAAAGCCTTCTGCAATTATGTTAGCAGTCTAAGTAGTAATCTAAAAATCTTCACTTGACATGTTCTAAAATAAGTTACTAACAGTATCTTTATAAGCATCTTGTATTTGTTTATCAAAGTTTTCAAAATTTAAATTGGCGATAGCATCAGACATTTTCTAAATTTGTTCTGTACTTGTTCCTACTACATCATATAAATCCTAAAAAGAATTAATAGAATCATCATTAAAGATCTCCTTCATTTTAGACAAAATCTAAGTTTGCTATTCCTCAACTAATGATTCTCCTTCTGTTACAACCTACTTAATAAAGTCTTCTTCACTATTTTTCCAAAAGCCAGCATATCCACTATAAAGTTCTGTTAAATTAGATTTTCCATTACCATATGCCTAGTCTATAAAAGTACTTGGGCCTTGTCCACTTAATGCTTCGCTAAGATTACTTAAATTAGCAACAATTCTATCCGATGTACTCTATGCTAAAGACCAATTATTAGCATTGGCAAGACCACTACCAACAATTTTATTTATATTTTCTTCTCTTTCTTTTTCATACTAATTTTTTAACGCTTCGATGGCATTAGTATTAATTACAATAGCCTTTGTGTTTTCATCATAAGATGAAACAACACTAGGATAATTCTCATTTAAATCATCAATTGCGTTATCTAACTTTTCTTGATTTTCATCAGTTAAAAAAGCATTTCCATAATATTTATTATAAGTATCTATATCTTCCTGTAATTTTTTAGCACTAGAAACATTTGATTTAGTATCTTTAACAGCTTCGCTTTGTTCTGATGTTAATTCATTATTTGTATCCTTTACTTTTTGAAGCCTTTCGAGTTCTGCTTTTTCTGTTTCTTTAATTTGTTTTATTTCATTTTCTCTCATTTTATAGAGAGCTACACCAACCACAGCAATAGCAGCAACAGCAATACCTACTGGACCTGTTAATGCTCCAATAATTTCTGGTGCAAAAGCCGCAATAATTTCTGGGATTATAGATATTCCTACGCTTATAATAGTTGATGTAAGAGTAGTTGTTAAATCTTGTCCTGTTAATATAGAAGTAAATAAAGTTGTAATTGCTGGAGCAATTGAATTAGCAAGACCAGCTTTCATCGCATTACCAAACCTACTACCGCTAACGTTTCTAGAATCTCCCCCATTATTGGGTTCATTCGGAGTATCTGGTACATCTGGTGTTGGATTTCCACTAGCAGAAGCCTTTACTGAATTATACCATAAAGTTGCGGCCTATTGAATAGTGGATTTAAATCCTGTGCCTGCTTGGTCAACCTTTCCTTCAAAAGTATTTGCATTATTTACATTTCTACCTGTTTTATTTTTCCATTCTTTAGAGACATTAACAAAAGCATTTCTATAACTATCAATGATTCCTTTGGCTCCAGATTTACCAATTGTTAAACCAATTGTTGCTAGAGCAGTAAAATCTACTGCTTTTAAATCTGATAACTTATTAGCTAAATTAGTTACTAAATCTACCGCTTTTTTTAAAAAATCACTTTTTAAGAAACTCTATCTTAAAGATTCCCAAGCAGTTTTTAGTGAATTTACTTTATATTCTAATGTATCTGTATATTTTGCAAATTGTTCGTCTGATTTACCTGCGGAATTCTATGCAGTTTCTACTAATTCCATAGTTCTATCATAGTTTTCCATTAAAGCGATAAATCGGCTTTGCTGTCTACTACCGGCCGCTATAGTTGCGATATAGCGCTATGAATTACGATCTAAAGTATTCCATTTAGAACTTAATTCCAAAAATACGTCATCCAAATCTCTAAACTATCCACTAGCATCTTTAATTGAAATACCAACAGATTTTAGAGCAGTATCTACTTTGTTATAATCTAAATCATCAAATTCTGAATCAACTGTTCCGGCCACGTTTTCTTTTAATTCGGTAAAGCGAGCTATGATTGTCTTCATTGCCGTACCAATATTTTCCACATATGTTCGGATAGGTCGTTAATCTATCCCGCCACTAAGGCTGCTGCAAGTTTCCCTGCAATGTCAGACTATATCTTCTTCTCTAAGAGAAGTGCATTACTTCGACCCCACTTGGTGGTCTAACGGAGCTAATCCCGATAGTCGTTGAACCTGTTTCCATCATAAAAATGGGACTCGGCTGCGAATTGCCCAATCCATTGCTTTTTTACTGTATCGAGGTAATTATTCTCGCCGCCGCATTATTACTAATACGGTTTAGTAGCAAAGGCTCTAAGGGGTTTCTCGTCAATTCAATGCATTTCACATAATAATTACTTATTATGCGCCCTCAAAATTGTTAATGAATATTTTTTATTCATAACTGTTTTTTGTTTTCTATTAATTGCTTGTCTCAAAAGTCTTGGATTAATATCTGTATATATTTTTGTTAAAATATTAATTTCATCATAATTAAAATATAAACTAATTATATCATTAGAAATAATATATTCAGTATCTCTTAATTTTTCAAATTTATCATCTTTTTCAGTATTTATTATTGGATTTAAAATTAACTATTCTTTTATAGGTTGTTTACCATCTTGTTCTGTCAAAAAGAAGTGATTAGCGCGAATTTTTTCCCATTGAACGTTGACTTCTTTTCCATCTTCTATATAAAAGCCATTAAAAGAAAAAATTTGATTTTTATTCGAAGCTTTTTTATATAAATTGTTTAATTCTGTTTTTACCTCCTCAATTTTTATATATTTAGTTTTATAATTTGTTTTATTTTTATAATTTAAAATCCAATTAAAAGCATCATTTGAAATCGGATAATCTTCATACCAAAATATACAATTTTTATGAGTTAATCGTTGTCCAGAAATAACATTAAAAATGCAGCCTCTTGAAAAACCATGATCTTTACAAAATTGCGTTACATTATTAAATATTTTAGTAATATTATTCTTTAAATCATAACAAATAATATTCTTTAAATTAACTCCCTTTAAATTATTTTTATTATAATAATCTGATTGTTCACTATTAGAAGTTGCTAAATTCATATTATAAAAATATTGATTAGGAATTTTATAATATTCTAAATAATATTTTTCTAGCCAAGATAGTTCTTCTCCATTTTTAGCAGAAGCAAGATAATGTAATGAAAAATTATCTCTACCAAATTCTTTAAAAGCCTTTTGTAATTCAATTCCACTACCTTTATAAGTAGGCCAATAAAAAAGTTGTCTAGAAGTAACTTTTCCTATGTACATCATTCCATTAATTTCATTTCTTACATAATAAATATATCCATAATCCATTTTTATTCCTCCGAATTCTATTTTATTTTTGAACTTTTGTTCACATATAAAGTAAAATTCAAAGTAAAATCTCTAACATTTTGAGACTTTTCTTGAGTCAATTATTTAAATTTTAATAGAAGGAGCTTCTTGCGTCGTTTCACCTACCTACCGTCTCTTTCAAGATACTTTAACACTAATTTAATAGTCGGAGTAGACTATACCATTATCCTCAATAGGATACTGCTTGGTAGTCGTTGAGGGCGCTAAACTCTAAATATTTCTCATATTTTCTATCGAGATAAATGGTAGCATTTTTATACATAAAATATAAGAAAAATCAAGTTTATTCCCTGCGGATTGTCCAATCCTTTAACTTTTTACCATACCTTAATAATTAGTTAAGCCATTATATAATAATTTGGTATTAAAGGCTCTTAGGAGTTCCCCGCATATTCGCAGTTCAATATAATATTACTATTATAAGGGACTAAAATTAATCATTTGTGTCAAGAATGCTGATGTTGTCTCAAAGGCCATACCAGCACTCGAAGCAATTGACGCTGTTTTACTCATAGCATAAGCAATACCATTTACATCTGCTGCCGCTTTTGCTGCAAGTTCACTATATACATCGGTAATATGACTACCCTAATCCATTTCCATGTGAAAGCCGCGTAGAGCCGCTGTCATTTGCTCTGTTGCAGTTTCAAAATCTGCACCAGCTAGAGTAGCAAGTTTCATTGTTGATTCAGTTAATTTTAGGGATTCTGTAGTGTCTAAACCTTGTTGATAGAATAACGCACTAGACTTAATTACATCTTCTGTAGATTGTCCTAATTTCTAGGCCATTTCAGAATACTAATCATAACTAGACCACATTTCTTTTACTGAGTAGTCAGTAACCATTGCAATTGATGCAAAAGCCTAGTCGAGATTCTTTGTATCTTCCCATGTCTAGTTAATAACTTTTCTTAACCCACCAAAAATTGCTCCAATAGATAAATAAGTTGTTAAAGTATCTTTAAATCTATCAAAGGAATTAATTAAGTTATCTGTCTCTTGTTTTTCAGCTTTAGCATCATCTATGTAATCCTAATCTTGTTCTCTTTGTAAATCTCCTGTTGAAATTAAATCACTATTAGCATCATTTAGAGCCTTTCTTTTTGAAGTTAATTCTTGTGTAGATTTAGCAACTCGTTCTGTCCATTTTGCAGTATCTTCATTAATTACTTCTTGTTCAGCATTAATATCATGAACGCTCTTGTCAACAACACGTCTTGCATTTTTTATGGATTCTCGCTGTTCCACAACAGTTTGTTTATCCGCTAAATCAGCTTGAATATCTTTTTCACTAGATTCTTTTAATTTTTCTATAGCATTATTAGCAGATGTCTCCATTGCAGTAATTAATTCCATAAGTTTTGAATCTGCTGCATCCCATTGAGCTAAAACTTTACTAATATCTTTCTCAATTTGTTTTCCTGCTTCAATAGAGTTTTGTGCTGCATCTATCTATTCTTGTATTTTTGCATTTTCAGCATTTACAGCAAGCATTCTTTCTTTTTCTTGTTTCTATTCTTCTAAATTAGATTTTGCCTAAGCTACAGTAGCAGTTTTACCATAACCAAGTTCTGCCATTCTTCTGTTAGTAGCAGTTTTTATTTTAGAATCTCTTATTACTACACTTTTTCTTGCATTTTCTAATTCGCTTTGAGAAATAGCTACACCTTGTTTTAAAGAAGATATTTTTTGTTTTGTACTTGATTTTCTTCTATCACCTTTTGATAATCCACTTTCAAAAGATTGTAGTTTTGCTAAAGCTTCTTCATAAGCTTTTTTCGCTGCAACAACTTCATCTGAACTTTCAACTAAAGTTTGTGTTATTTCTTTTGTTACTTGCGGCTATAGTTTTTGATATTCTATGGCTTTTTTTAGTTGATTCTCGGCTGCGGCAATTCGTTTATCTTGTTCTCCTAATTTTCCTTCGCTATATTTACTTCCTTTCTATTGATTAAGGCTTTCAATTTGTTTTTGATAAGCTTCTCTCTCTTTCCTTATTTCTTCTAACTGTCTTTTTAAGTCTTCTGGACTGTTATAAGACTATTGATATTTATCTAACCTAGCTTTTGTGGTAGAATAATCATTTTTTTGCTTAATAGTACCATACGTGTCAACTCGTTCCTCTAAAGTAGAAGACTAAATCTGGCCTATATCATCTGCTAATTGCTTCTGTTTTTGTTTGATTTTCTTATCAATTTCATTATATTTTTCATCTAAATTTTTTAAATAAGCATCTGCTTGCTAATTAAAAGCTTCTTCATTAAGAGCAGATTCAATAAGATTATTTTTTTCTATAGAATTTATCTTTTTACCCAATTCATCCGAAACTTCTGACTTGAAATTAGATATTTTAGATTGTAATTCTTTTAATCTTACTTCTAGTGCATTTCCTTCTTGTTTTAATGACTCAGATATTCCTAAGTCAAATTTGAAATTATCTGAGTTAATCATTCGGCTAGTGGTGGCACTAAATGTTGATAATATTTTGTAGAAATTATTCATTGCTGTCTAAGCATCTTTAAGTGAAGCATCTGTCCCTAAAGATTTGGACATTGCTTGCTAGTAAACCTTTGAAGCTTGAACAAGTTTATCATATTCTTTTTCTACTGCTTTATAAGATGATAAGTCTAAGCCTTTTTTTAATTCAGCATTCATTTTTTCTGCTTTATTAATGACATCAGTAATATTAAGTTTAGCAACAATACTTTCTACATGAGTATTTTTTGTGTTACTCATTTATTTTATTTCACCTCTTTAAAATAAATTATATCCAACTAAATTTATTTTTAATCCATTCATTTTTACTGCCATATTTCCATTTATAGTTTTTATAATTTTATAATTCTATTTATAATTTCCAGAATCTTTTATTATTTCTTTAGCTTGATTTAAATTTTTATAATAAAAGCGTATAGTTCTACTAAAGTCGCTAGTATAAGAGAACATATCATTTTTTTCTTTCAACTATTTCTAAACTAATTCATATATAACTGACGTAGGAAAAATAATGTTATTTAATTGGAAAAAGTAGTTTTTAAAACTTGAATTAGGACTATCTTGTATTCTTAAAAAAGATGCAATATTTTGTAAAGTAAAATCTTTTAATATTTTTTCTGCATTAAAATTTCTAAATTGATTTTGTAAAAATCCTTGATTCTCAATTGCCCAACGCATAATTTTAATTTCTTTATCTGAATAATATTTATTAATATATCTACTATTTAAATCTAACCATTCATCTGCTTTATATAAAGTTAAAGTATCCGTATTTGAAAGATAATGTTTTACATTTACACCATACTTTTTATTGACTTTAATATCAGACGCACTCTATCCATAACTTTTTCCTTTAATATATGAATATGCAGTTCCGGTCATCTTACCATCAAAAGATAGCGCCGCGGATAATTCTCCCAAAAGCCCCGAAACATATGCATTAGAATTGGCCGCCTTTCCGATGACACTTTTTGATTTATTTAAAAATTTTTTTAAACTATTATTAACAAAAATTTGTGATTTTTTTAAAAATAAATTTGCATCATCTTTAGAATTTAAATTTAAAATACCTAAACTTTTTAAATCATACTAAGTAGTTCCTTTTAAATTTGATATTGCCTAAGAGAAAACAGCTATTAAACTATCCTATATTTTTTTATTATTAATATTCTTAATATTCTTCTAACTTTGATATAAAACATTTTCACCACTCTAATCCGCTAATACTACTAAAAATGGTGCTTTATTTGCTTCTTTTCTTAAAATTAAATTCTTATTTAATAGTAATCTTAATTCATTTCTTAAATTCTTTGAAAATGTGTCTGCTCTAATTGGTTTTTTCTAAACCTATTCCTTGGCATTAGTATATGTTTTTAAATCCGTAAAAGATATCTACGAAATTATCTATGGCATTATACTAGAAAATTCATTTGCTATTGAATCAAGCATAGCCTAATCAATATTTGATGCAAGATTATTTTGTTCAAGTAATCTTGAACGGCTAAAAATTTCACTCATCTCACCAGCTAATTCATTATAAAATTCTACACTTCTTATTAATATAGAAAAACACGTTCGCTCATTCGCCTCTTTTATAGAGTTCTTATCTTCTATATTTAAGAAATATTTAGTCCAAAACTTAACTTTTTCAGAAGCATTATATCCTTTATATTTATTTTTATCTTCCGTTTCTAATAAGGATTCTTCATCTTTCTCTGATTCATCTTTCTTCTTATTTAATTCTTCATTAATTATTGTTTTTATATATCGCTTATCGTTTTTTTTCTTTAAAAGATAGCTATTTACTTCATTATATTCTGACAATATATCCTGCTAAATTTCCTAATATTTTCTTTTTTCCTCTTTATCATCTGGTAAATCTTGTAAATAAAAATATCTATATTCAAATTTTTTCCTTTTAATTCCTGAAACACCATTTGCCCAAGGAGACTTAACTAAATTAGCCATGCTCTCACCTCCATAAATAAAATAAAGCGATATTTCATTCTTGAAACACCGCTTAAATATAATCTCCTGTCAATTCTTTATCCAAAAAAGTTATCTAACAAACCTATTGCTTTTCTCTTCGAATATTCTCATCCGGATAGCCAGTAAAATAAAAATCACTAGCAATAGCTTCGTCACAATTTTTACCAAGCCGTAACGACAAACTTGATGATAACTTAATTTTCGGTATCTCCAATATTGCAGTCGAGACTTCTCCACTTTTTTCATCTTTTACACTCATTTTTCCGTTTAGTCTTAAAAATCCATTAAATAATCTATTTCCAACTTGAATTGTTTTTATTTCGCTATCATAATTAAAAGTATAATCTACCATTACAGAATGATAATTCTATCTAAAGAAAATTCTATTCTAGTAAATTTCAAATTCATGAATTCTTAATCCCGTGTCACCATCGTAACAAAAAATATATTTTTCTTTACTTGGTGGTAGTGGCTTTAACATTAATTCTGGTCGCCGTCCCATTGGTAGTGGTTCATTACAAGGATTACCTTGAATGCCCATTTTATCAATACAATGATTGGGACAATACTTTAAATCAATATAGCAATAATCCTCATCATCAATTGTTTTTAAAATTTCTGTATAATTAATTGATTTATTTTTCTAAGATTCAATGTTTGAATTACTCAAAATAGACCAACCAACAGGAGATAAAACACCATGAGTTATACCAAAATTAATTTCTTTGTCTACTTCCCAATTAATTAGCGCCGGATTATGATAGCCACCTTTCGCAGATACATTAATTTTATTTTCGGTAATCTACGCAAGCTCAGCAGTCTTAAAAACTAGAATAGCTTCATTCATATCATATTTTTTTCCAGCAATATCAACTGGATTATTTAATCGAATGGTTACATCGTATAATTCTTTTACTCCAATATTACGATAATCTAGCATCTACTCACCTCCTTTAAATTCTAGTATTAAAGTAATAAATATAATAAAATCTATAATAAAATAAGGCAGCCGTGAACGACCACCTTATTAAGCTTATTAATAAATTTCACTATTGTCAACATTAATAGATTCAAGCATTTCAATATTTGTAGGAGTATAAGTGTATTTAGAATGCTGCGGAACAATTCTAGTACCGCCCTCATATTTATCCTCTTCTACATCTATTTGTCTAAATTCCATCATAATATCATTAGGTGGAGTTAATACATCAATACTCATAGAAAATGTCGTTGGATCACCTTCTGCTTCAAGTGTGACATTAGTATCACTAGAAACATTTGCTTTAAATATTGTAAATTGATAACGTTGGTCTTTTCCAGTCTTTTGCTCTCTAATATAGGTTTCTCCAACAATTTTATAATTATCTGGGAAAGTATCTGCATCTATTACTAGAGTTTTACCTAGAATACCATCATCTTCATCTTCCTTGTATTTAACAGTTCTAGTCCATTTATAATAAACTGTTCCAATTTTAATCTTGAAAATATCAGTTTGTTTATCATAAACTCTTACTTTTACCTTAATATGTTGAATAGTCATTTGGTTTTTTGAAATATCAGTTGAATCTAAAATATCAAATCTAACGCCAATATCCTATCCACCATTATTTATAGATTCCATAGTAAGAATTTCATAATCATCATAGTTGCTTAATTCTTGACGAATTTTTTTATCTAATTCTTCACAATGCTATAACTCCCAAAAATCTTTCCAGAAATCTTTTAAATTTAATCCCAAATTATTAAGTCTGTTTTGATATTCTTGATTAGTTTCTCCTTTTAGTCTTTGCGGAATTTTACTTAAAACATGAGTTGGTAAATTTGAAAAATACCAAACTTTATTTAACATAATCTCTATAATTTTATCTTCTTTTACAGTTCCTATAAAGCCATTATTCACAGGTAATAGAGGTAACATCGTTTTTGCATCATAAAAAATAGTGTAAGAAGAAGTTCTATCATCAGCATAATATCTAAATAGGTTTTCTCTCTATTTTTGAGCGCTAATAGCTAAACCATTTCTATCTTTTACAATGCATTTTTCCATTCTGTCAATAACTTCCAAATCATGAATATCTGTTTTAATATATCCAATTTTATCAAGAGTATCAATTTGTGTCATAATCTTTTGAATAACTTCTGTCGGCATTCCACCATTATATTCTCCGTTGGTATCAGAAATTTCTTGCTTGCGTTTAAAATACTTCTTTACCAGAGTAATTCTATTTTCTTCAATGCTTTTCCTATCCTGTGATACTGCATCAGAAGGATAGATATATTTTGTACTATTATCATTTCCACTACCAGAATCTAGTTCGATTAATTCCGCCGCCTTAAATACCACTTCCCATTCTCCGTCAGTCATTGCGGGAGAAGGATAAGCTTTAATAGAATAATGCAAAAGACCATATTTATTAGCCAAATTACATTTAACAATTGCACTTGTATAATCAGACAATTTAGATTCCAATATTCCTCCCCATATCATGCTCATACTCGCAGGAGAAAATAAAGCATCTTCTAAATTTAAAACTATATCTTTACCAAAATTCCAAGTAATAAGTTTTTTATTACCATAACCGCCTCGTGCATCAACTTTTTCTGCGGTCTTTTCAATTGTAGATACCTTTAAAGTATCTAAATATAAAACAGGAGTATAAAATACCTCATCGCCAATTTCGTTAATACTATAAAATACGACATCAGCAACTTCTTTTATACCATATTTTTGAAACAGGTTCATTTTCTCACCTCTCTATTAATTCAACACTATATTGAGAATCTGGAAGATTTTTTATTGTAGTAGTTCCATTCTCTTGATAAATCTTTCCATTTTCTTTATATTCAGCAGGATTTGAAATAACCCCATTAGTATATTTTCTTAATTTATATTGTTTATTATTTGTAGTACTCTATCTTACAACTAATTTACTTTTATCACTATTCGCGACTAAAGCAGATTCAATATATTCTCCAACTTCATAGTAATCATTAGAAGCAGGAGAAATTATCTTAATACTTGATTTTTTCAAATCTTCTATATACTCTTTTTGATAAGTAATCGTATCGTTAATCAGACCCAATAGTAGGGTCTTCTGTCACCACCTCAGCTTTAGGAGTTACATTAGTACTACCGCTAACATATCCATCATATTTAGCCTCCTCAACGCTATACTGAGTTAGTTTCATCATAACACCATCTTCTCTACGAAGAACTTTGAGCGTCATGTTAAATGTGGTAGGGTCTCCATCTGCTTGTAATGTTAAATTATTTTCAGCGCCCATTTTACATAGCGGAATTTCGAATTGATATCTATGATCTTTACCAGTTTTTCTACTACGGGAAAATGTTTCTCCTACAAGTCTATAAGTTCCGGGAAAATGAACTGCATCAACAATAATCTGATGACCAAGAGAAGTGTTTTCAATTGCCCTTGATCTTGTCCATTTATAATAAATTTCATGCTGTTTAATTACTCTTAATTCGCCGGTAATAGTCTAGCCATTACGGCGAG